CTTTATCTATAAATTCACAAGCTGATAAAATATCCATTGTAGATGTTGTTTTTGTATTTTTAATCGTATTCACAAGATCTTCCAATTTTATAACATTTTGACAAAGACCAGATAAATCTTTTTCAAAATTTGACTCTACATAGTTTATTAAATTTTGACCACCTGCATTAAATATGTCATTGATATATTCTTTTGTACTTCCAGTTTTTGGTACTATAACACTAGTCCCAGTAGCAAGCGCCTCTAATGGACTTAGACTAAACCCTTCTGCATGGTATGGAGCAATTAATATATCACATGCATTGTATAGATCATTTAATGTATCAAATGATACTGTACGCTCTGTAAAAATGATGTAATTCAACAGATTATCAAGACCTTCTTGTGTAAAATTACCAGATTCAATTAGTTCTTTAAAATATATTTCTAAAAACATTTTAGAATTGTATAATTCACCTGTTCCCTTTAACATTAATTTATATTTAGTTTCTCCTTCGTTAATAAGCGTGTACAATGCTTTTAATATTAACATTATACCTTTATTTTTAGTCATGCTTCCAGAACTAAATAATAGTACATCCGTATCCTTTACAGAATACAGACCTCTTATAGCATTTCTTCTAGTTTTTTTTGGATAAAATAAACTTGTATCTACACCATGAGTAATAATGTGATTGCGTTTTGACTCACTTTCAGAGTCTAAAAATTCTTTCATCCCCATACTAGACCAAACACTTGGACAATGAAAATAAATTGGGGCAAATATATTTCCGCTTTCATCTTTATTTGTTCCATCAAATTGTTTTAAAAATACTTTTATATAATTATTGTATTGATCAACTTGTAAATCATTTGGCTTTGCAAACCCAAAATAAGTATGATCTATTTTAGCAAATTCACTTGTATAAAATACAATTTTAGGAATACTTTTGTTAAGTTGTATTACATCAATATTGTAAGGATATGTAATAGAATACATAATATCAACTTCTTGTCCAGTATATACTTCTAAATTTTCTAGAATTTCATTATACTCTTTTGAATACATAAGATTTTTCTTCCAATTAGGATTAAAATACGGCTGTTCTTCAGTATAAATCTTAATAGCATTTTTTTTAATTTTGCCATTTGGACCATAATTAAGATATAAATGAATAATTTGGAATGCAGACACTATTCCATAGCTATGTACAAGGTCTTTCCAAGATTGAAATAAAACTCTTATTGGTTGGTCTTCTTTTTTAGTTTTAGTAATTTGTAATTCCATACAGTATAATGTTATTATTATTTTTATTTTTAAACCAACTTTTGAAAAAGTTGTAACAAAACTGGTTACCACCAAAAAAATAAGGTAATTTTTCGGTAATTTTTAATTTTTGGGTAAGCCTTTTCTTAAAAGGCTAAATGATTTTAAATTGGCAGGCCCAGCTTTTAATAATATTTTTTAATATTTTGACCTTTCCATTTGTTTTTAAACATTCTTCAAATTCCTTTAAACTTTTAGACTCCATAGTAGATTGTATTTCTAATGCTAATTTACATGCTTCATGTAATAATTCAGCAATTATAACAAAATCAGTATCTTTAAAATTTCTAGTTGTTAATGCAGCAGTTCCAATTCTAACTCCACCAGGATTCATAGCAGAAGTATCACCATGAACAGAATTTTTATTAAGAGTTATATTCAAGTAATCACAAATTTTCTCCATTTTACTTCCAGTTAATTTTAATGGACGCAGGTCCCATAATAATAAATGATTATCAGTTCCTCCAGTAGCAATTGTATATCCATAACTAGCAAGTTCACTACATAGCACTTTAGAATTACATTTAACATTTTTAATATACTCCTTAAATGCTGATGTATCAGCTTCCTTTAAACATACAGCAATTGCTGCAATTGTATTATTATGAGGACCACCTTGATTAGATGGGAAAACTGCAAAATCAACTGCGTTGGAGAATTCTTTTTTTGAAAATATTAATCCAGCTCTTGGTCCTCGTAATGTTTTATGAGTTGTAGTTGTAACTATATCACAATATTCAAATGGATTATTAGCTTCATGTGTAGCAACTAAACCAGATATATGTGCTATATCAGCCATTAAATATGCATTGCAACTTTTTGCTATAACAGCGAGGCGTTGGTAGTCCCAGTCTCTTGGATATGCAGATGCGCCGCATATAAGTAATTTAGGTTTTACTTCAAGACACTGTTCTGCGAGTACATTGTAATCTATAACACCTGTAATTGGGTCTATTTTATATGAATGACTATTAAAATATATAGCTGAAGAACTTATCTTTTTAATTGTTCCACCAGTTTTAACTTGATAACCATGTGTAAGATGCCCGCCGGATGGGAGATCGAGGCCCATTATAGTATCACCTGGTTTCAGTAGTGCTGTATATACAGAAAAATTAGCAGTAGAGCCCGAATAACTTTGAACATTTACAGACCAGTCTTTTTTTTTTAATCTAAATAGTTTAAGAGCACGATCTTTGCATAAATTTTCAATATCATCAATAAATTCATTTCCACCATAATATCTTTTACCAGGTTGACCTTCAGAATATTTATTTGTAAGTATACTTCCATTAGCTTCCATTATGGCAGCACTTGTAAAATTCTCACTTGCTATAAGTTCAAGAGAATAGTTCTGACGGTCTCTTTCTTTTTGAATAAGATTATAAATTTCATGGTCATTAATGCTTAATGAAGTCATTTAAGATATACTTTTAAAAAAATTATATTTTTTAAACTAATTTACAATTGTTTTAATTAAATTTAAAATATTTGCTTATATTAAATATGACAACTCGTGTAAGAAAAACTAAAGCAGTTAATATGGAAGAATATCTTAGAAAACACTCTCCTCTTAAAAAAGGTCTCGTAGTTAAAGATGAAGATCGCCCAATTGAAAATTATTCAAAAATTATGGATCGTTTATATTTAGGCAACTATTTAGCAGCTAAAGATCCAGAATTTTTTAAAAAGAAAAATATTAAAGCAGTTTTAAATTGTACAAAAGATATTCCAAATAAATTTAGAGTAGACGAATCCATTGAATATATGCGCATACCAGTTGATGACTCTTTAAAAGATGTTGATATAGTTAAAATGTATAACTTTTTACCAGCTGCAATTGAATTTATTCATAAACATATCGTAACACAAAAACACCCCATATTTATTCACTGCCACGCTGGTAGACAGAGATCTGCAATTTGTGTACTAGCATATTTAACCATAAAATGCGGTATGTCTCAGAAAGAAGCAATGGACCTAATGCTCAAAAAACGTCCAGAAGTGTTCCATTTTGGACTTTCTTATAATTTCCAAAAATCATTTGAAAAACTTTATAAACAAATGGTTAAGAAATAATTGCATTTAGTACCACCCAGTATTATTAATATCTGATTGTTTTGGCCAGTTTTCTTTAAATTTGTTTACATAATAATTATGTAAATCTAGATCACACTCTTGTACTTTAAATGCACATGTCATTAAAATACTAAATGGGAAATCATTGTTAGTAGTAACTGTATGATTATTTCCCATAGGAATAAATACAGCATCACCTGCATTTAATTTAAATAATTCATCTTCAACTAATATTTCTCTATTACCGTCTAATACAATTAATAATTGATCATATGGGTCAAAATGTTTAGGGAATGACCAAGGTGTCATACTAACTCTTAATTTTTTATAAACAATATTTGGATTGTTTTGTTTTATAATTGTTTTAACTTGATATTTTTTATTGTCTTTAATTTCAAACTTTTTATTAAATAAATCTTTCCATGTACTCTTAATTTCGTTAGATGAATAAAAACTATCCAAGTCGTATTCTGATACAACTATATCTTTAGGAAACTCTTTTATTATTTGTTGTGGAGTCAGCGTGTCTCTTGTATAATTTCTATATATTTTAGGTACTTTTTTAATTTTTATACATTTAAAATAAAATAATCCAAGTACAATTACAAGTACAAGTACAAGTGTAATTAATATGTACATTACTATTACAATTACAAAATATTTTAATTAAATAAATTAATTAAAAAATTACACATATGCACAAAATTAAGGAGGTGGTAGTGTAAAATACAATACCCCTGTAACAGCTGCTATACCTGCTGCTATTATTAATACTAATTCTATCTGAGCAATGTACATATACAAGAATACTATTACAAGAGATACTAGTCCGTAATAATAAGTTTGCCAGTCTTTTGTATAGGTAATGGTATAAGTTTGTCAATTGATTCTGATATATAGTAAAAGGCCATATACCCTGCATTATTAATAATAAATTTACCTGCATTGTACAAAAAATCTGCTATTAACAAAATAGTTTAAATACAAAAAAATAAAAAGCTACAAAGACAATGAAAATATTTGTTTTACTAGCTAAAATGAAATATGAAGACATAATGTGCATAGGTGTTTTTTCATCGTTACATTTAGCCAGGAAAGTACAAGTTGAATATGATGTTAAAGTAATTTATATTGAAGAATATCTTATAAATAGTGAAGAATGTATACGTACACATGACTTTTATGTAGATCTAAACTCTGGTACAGATTCTGACACCGATTCTGATACTTGAGATGTAACTAAATTCTATCACAACAGAACTTGTTAGAACAACTGACAATGTATTTTTGTCAGGAGGCGAATTGCTCCAAGATTTTTTAATTACATTTATTTTATTAATATAATTAAGCAATGATTTATTTGATGGGCGACTTTCTCGGCAGAGCCTCGTCGTTGGGGTAATTACATTAAAGAATTCCCTCCAAAATATTACAGATTCAGATAAATCTATTAAATTACATTCTCCTTTTTGAAATTCATTTAGAAATAGTCGTACTAACACTTTATTATTAGCGTAAAGATCTTTCATAATATCAGACATTACGTACATGCCATTTATACAATCAGGATTCCATTTATTTAATACTGGAACAATATTTGTTCTAATTTTACCACGTTGACATACGTCAGTTGTACTATCATATAAATTAGGAATGTTGTATTTGCGTGCGTAACTACGAATTTCAGCTTTACTTGTATTAATCAAAGGTCTAAATACGTGTACACAGTTAATTGTACCATGTAACTCCATCCCTAGTAAATTTTCCCATTTACTTTGTGCTGTTATATTTGTAAGAATATTTTCAAATGTATCATCTTTATTGTGTCCTAGTACAACTTGAAATTCGTTAAATCCAGATAATTTAGCAGCTGTGGCATATGAATTAAATCTTATGTTTTTTGTATATTTTTCGTAGATGTCACGTAAACCATGTATTACTGCCTGCTTTCTAGTAAATTCGGTTATATGACGTGTATATAATTTTACTCCAATTTTATTACACCACCAATTAACAAATTCAGCTTCAAAATAACTTGTATCTCTATTACAATAATTTATATGAACTGCTATAATATTTACATTCACATTAGTCTGCTTTCGTAGTAGATTTAGTGCAACCATTGAATCCACGCCGCCAGATAAACTTACTACAAGGTTTCGTATCCCCACCTTAATTGAAGCTTTAGTTTGATATCTTTCATCGTCGTACCTCTCATCGATGGGTTCAACCTCTTCTAAAATTGTTATAAAATTATCTAAATTAACATTGCTTACTGGTGCTCCTGTAATTAATGGTTCATTTACTTCATGACTTCGTCGTAGGGGGGTATGACCCCCTAATTGAGTGTAACTAGCTCTTAAAAATTTTTTTAATAATGTATTTTGTACTCCATTCTTACTAAAATTATAATGAGGAGACATTACACTCATTCTATTCCATGCTAATTGTATTAGTTTCAAGATACCATTTCGATCTTTAAAATGACGAATTGGTAATACTGCAAACACCCATTCATTATTTGATAACTTACTAATTGAATTTATATTGTCAGATACAACGGCGAGTGCCTTTTGTAAAAAGTATTCTACGACGTGAGAACTTGCTTCATTACGATACACGTGACGTGGTAATTGATCATATATTAAAATTTGAGTCACAAAATCAAGGCCTTCATTAGAGGTGTCTAATAAATATCCCCATTTTTCTGTAATATATTTATCAAAAATTGGATTTTTTGAAAACCAATTCTTTTCACTAACAAACCACTCTGATTTAAAATCCATTGCCATCATTTAAGGATTTTAAATTTAATTCAATTTATTTTTAGACACTCGCAGACTTTACTTTTGGAGGACGTGCCTTACTAACTCTTTTTTTGGGACCGCCAGTCTGATGGGATGAGCTCCTCAATTTACTTTTTGACTTTTTGTCTTTTGTATTTGAAAAAAAATATTTATTAGCCCATGAACTGAACCAATAACAATGTAATCCTAATGCAGCTAAACTACAATAAAAGAGTAACGAGTGCCGTCTAAATAACCATGTTAAAAAAATATGATACGCTATTCTTGTTGAAAAAAATGTAGCTCCAAATACATCGTCATTCCTTAAACTTGGATCAAAAGAACCAATTGCTAATAAAAAGGTCGGAGCCTCTGATAACATATGTAGTAAGTACAATGGGAATACACCAAAATAAAGTGATACTATATTAACTATAATATAAATAGAATGATGGAAATATCCAGATAAACTCTTCATATGATTATGATATTCTTTGTTACCAATATATACATCCATAATTAAATATGCTGTAAAGTACAATACAATTATTTTACCAAAACTTACACCTCCATTTGAATCTAATACATTGTAAAATGATTCTTCATTGAAATTATTACTAAAACAATGATAGTTGTAATATACGCCAATTAATAACATTATTAATGAACTTTTAATTGACATGATCCATGACTTTTGTTTTTCAGTAAGGTCGGGTTTTAACGTTAGTATACCTTTATAAAAAATATGATATTCCATACAAAAAAATGCTAATATTAAACCATAACCTAAGAAATTACTAGAAATACCATAACATGATATATCAAAATTATTAAAACACTCTGTAATCATTTGCCAGGTATGATCACCATCTGACCAAGGGACATTTGAAGTTGTCATCTACTTTAATTTGTTAATTTAAATTTGGTAAAAGAACGCGGTAATTATAGAACGTTATTAAAAATTTCTCGTGTTATTAATAATAACACTAATACAAGTATAATTGCGTATACTCTATTATCAATAACTAGAATTTCAGTATCGGTCTCACTTTCAGTGTCAGTGTTAGTATCTACAATTGTAATTATAAATGGTAAATCAAGATCATTTATTAAAGAATTTATTTTAGGATAATTAAAACTTAAAGCTGTAGGATAAATGTTAGAGTTCTTTTTTATTTTATTTAAATGCATTATTATATCATTTACTGTAATACATTTACATTTATCTCTACACAATGGACAGCTTACCTTACCTTTAAAAATAAACCACGATATCAAGCAGTCTGTATGAATACGTTGATTACAACAATCTACTACTGTACTACATCCTTCTTTTATTTTTAATTCTTCAAAGCATATACAACAACTTGTATTAACTGTAGATACAGGTATCAAGGGTATATACTCACTCATTACTTTTTAATTAATTAGTTTAAAACCATTTTTTTTTTTATTAGTTTACAGTATAATGAATAACAGATTAGGTGAACACTACAATAGATACAATCCTACCACTCCATCAGAAGTTAATGCTAGCGCTTTTAGAAATAATAATTACAATAATGTATTTCAAAATGGTCAACTAAGTGTATCTCAAGAACCTGATATTACTTATACCAAAAGAGAATATTATCTTGTTGTAAGTTCAAAAGATCGCGATCCAACTATTTACCCAAATCCAAATTCTTTTAGAATTAATTTACCAAAGGTATACCGCAATATACATAGTGTAGAATTAATTCAAGCTATAATACCTGATAAAAATAGTGTATTATCAGAACCATACCTTGTATTAACAGTAAATGAATTAGAAGACATTATGGAATCAAATGATCCTAATATTTCTGATGCATTTGCAATTTTAATGTTAGCACCACCTAATGCAGTCAGCGGTTTTATATCAGTTGACAACAGAATTCATGAAAATACTATATTAAAATTTGTTACTCCAAAAGCTAATTTATCTACTATGACAATAAAACTTACTGATTTTAGTGGATCTCTTTTTAATTTTACAAATACATCAGGTGTAATAAATAAACAATATGAAAATACATTTATTTTTAAAATAACTCAATTAGAAAAAAGTACAGGCGAATTGGGAGTTCGAGGCGCCTTTTAGGAAAAGGCGACCCAAACCGGGCAAAGGGTTAATTTATATATCATTTGAATAAAATAAACAGTTCATTTTATTTTATTAAAAATTTTGGTGGCCTCCTCACTGAAGATGAGCTTCAGCTCGTCGAGGTGTAACCCGTTTTGATAACACTTTTTCAAAAGTGTCTATTTCTTTTGGAAACGATCAGTAAATCTTGTAGAAATACCATTTCTTCCAAGGTTAAACCCATCTTCAGGTTTTTCAACTGATCTAATTGCTTCTGGAACTTCAATACCAGTTTCTTTAAACAAACTAAATGATCTATTATAAAATTTATCTTCACGAGGTAAGCATGAGTTTTTGCGGACTTGTCCATTATTTCTAATTGAATCTTCTGTAGCTACATCACCATGATAACCTTGACCATGAAATCCAATTTGAACTGGTAATTGCCCATATTCATTTTTAACTTTACAGTTTGTCATAATAGATCCATTTAAAAGATTTGACCAAGTATCTACTTTTTCACCAGGTACAAATAATTGATCTTTTAATCCAATGCTAAAAAAATTATAATCAGTAGCTCCATTTAATAAATCAATATGATTAGTTGTCATGAATTTTAATTTTTTAGTATTATCTACATCTTTTGCTTGTTGTTCACATGGATCATACAGTAGTCGAGTCATACCAGAAGTCTGGGAGTTATCTTTTTGTTTGAATGCAGATGCATCAAAATTGTTAAAATTAGTAGTACTATTTGACATTACTTATATGTAATAACTTTTTAAAAAAAGTTTTCTTAAAAAAAAATAAATTAATTAAATAACTTTTTATTAAAATAAAATATATTTACTTATATTAAAAATGATTATTATAGGTGTATTAATACTTTTTATTGTGACTACAACTATAATTTTAGTTTCATATATTTTATATGTTCAAAAAGAAACACCGCCAGTACAAGCCGTAAAAGCACCAGCACCCGTACAAGCACCCGTAAAAGCACCTGTACAAGCGCCAGTACAAGCTGTACCGCAGTCAAATTTTACATCAGCACCTATACAACCAATATCTAATGTATCTACCCCGGCTGCTGCTCAAGCTGCTCAAGCAGCAGCAGATGCACAAGCACGAGTACGAGACGCTCAAATAGCTAAAGATGCAGCAGATGCACAAGCACGAGCACGAGACGCTCAAATAGCTAAAGATGCACATGCACAAGCACAAGCACAAGCACAAGCACAAGCACAAGCACAAGCACAAGCACGAGATGCTCAAATAGCTAAAGATGCAGCAGATGCGCAAGCACAAGCACGAGCACAAGTCGCGCAACAAATGGCATTAAATCAAGTAAATTGGAACAATACTGATAAATGTTTTGATGTAGCAGCTGGCGTTAATGCTAATGGTACTCAGATACAATTGTGGCAATGTGATCCTAATAATTCTAATCAAAAATTCACTTACATCAATAAACAATTAAAATGGGGTGACAGATGTTTAGATGTTGAGGCTGGAAGAAATTCAAATGGTACAAAAATACAATTATGGGAATGCAGTGACAGTAATCCTAATCAAAAATTCGATTACACTAATAATCAATTTAAATGGGGTGATAGATGTTTAGATGTTGAGGCTGGGAAAAATGAAAATGGTACAAAAATACAATTATGGGATTGTAATGATAGTAATGCTAATCAAAAATTTGCATTTACAACACCGGCTGATGCACAAGCACAAGCACAAGCAATGCAAGCACTTCCACAAGCGTTTTAGGGGCTGTACCGTACAGATTGATGAATTTTCATAAAAAAAAATAAATACCAAGGTAACTGGTGAAGGTAATTATGGATTTTTTTAATTAGGATCGATATCCCATTGTAATTTTTGACCATAAAAGTATATTAAAATTAATGATAACACGTATAATAATATTGAAACTAATAATATTATTGTATCTTGTCTGCTTATAGTAATTTTCATTTAAATTACAATTGATGTAATTTAAAACATTTTTTTTTACTTTAATCACCATTTAATTAGTACCTGTCCATTTTCATTTTGTACAGTGTACCCTTGTTCTTTTAATTGTATTTTATTATTTTCTAATAAAGATGGTAGCTGTAATCGTCTTTTAGGATAATTAAATTTAATAAAATTTATAATAAAATTCATTTCATATTTACCAGAATTTATTTCTGTTAATTCTTGCGAATTACTAAATGCCAACTCAATTAATTGCCCTGACATATCATCAACTTTAGGTACCATTGAATCAATAGCAGTTTTAATCTCGCTTGTTGTATTTAATAATTCAAGTAATTGAGCTGAATTGTCTTCGATGTATCTGTCTTCGTTATCTCTGTCTTCGTTGTATCCGTTGTCTAGTAAAAGAGGCGATGACTCTTCGTTAACAGTACTCGATTTTTTTAGAAAATCATTACCTACAGTTGTTAGTAAATGTATTAGACCATTTGCTCTAATATTAGATACAAAGGGTAAAATTTCAGATACTGTAAGTAATATACCAACCCCTAAACTTATAAATTCAACCATTATTTATTTATATTAAATTAAATTAAATTAAAATTAATTTTTTTTACAAATACTACAAGTCTTCTGTGAAAGGCCTGGGATGCCATTTTTTAAATAATTGATTAAAATCACAATCAATTGTAACAGAATCATTTTCTAGTAGTTCTCTCATTTTAATAGATTCTGACAATGTTCTAATATATGCAATTCCTTCTTTATTATTTGTATCAATATTATATACATAATAAACATCTTGTAAATTATCTTCTTTTTTTAATAGTTTTTTAACAATTGTATTATTAATAGGAGTATATTTTTGCGTTTTAATTAGTTTATCATTAATAATATATTCTGTAGAATTTAATTCATCTTTGAATAAGAAATTGTTTTTGAATAATGATGTAGATTCAGACTCTTGTTGCTGTTTAAATGTTGGATGCATATCTAAAGTAATATTACCATTAAACATTTTAGGAAAATTACCATAAAACATTTCATTTAAAATAGCTTGTCTACATTCAAAGTTTACAGTAATTATATTGTCTGCATACAGAATATCAGTAATTAGATAATTCAAATTGTTATACATATATCCTTCAAATAAATATACGTTTTTAGAAAAAATGTACTTTTCATTAATACCCTTGAAATTATTAATTTCAGAATAATAATCACTTTGAACATTAGTTTCTGTTTCTGGAAAGAAATACATAATTTTATAATTATTTGAATCAGAATTTACAAGATTTTTATTAATGAGTAGTAGATAATATTTTATATTATTATTAGGAATAATATAAGAAGGTACATTTGTGAAATTTAATACACTTGATTTATTCTCATTATCTACAATTGCTTGATTGTATTTTTCTAAAATTGGACGAAGAATTTTATATTTTAATAGATCTGTTTCACAATATACAGAACTATTGTTAACAAAATTACTTTTACCACCTTGACGAGCATCATTGTGATTGTTACTGTATTTTTTACTCATATTTCTTTACATACAACAAATTCAATTTAAATTCAATTTTATTCATATTCATCAAGTTTATTTTTAAAAATTAAAATATAAGTTTATATTAATGTCTTTCTTTGGTGAAGGTAATTATTATTTAAATCAATCGTATGTAACTAATACTACTATAAATAATTCTTTATTACAAAATAATTCAATATCAGCATGTACAATTGATATGTTAAGTACATCTGGAAATTATCAAAACATAATAAATGTAAAAAGTCCAATTAATCCAAATGATGCCGTTATTAAAAGTTATGTTGATAACCTTGGAATAGTAGTTTCTAATTACACTCTGTCAGGTACAACTGGTACTGTTATAAGTACAAATTTAATTGGTAGCTATCTTGTTACAGTTAATACATTGGTATCAAATGGACCATGTGCAAATTTTAGTGTATCAAAAAGTAATCAAAATAACTGCGGACAAATAATGAGAACTACTTTAGGCCCTGGTACAAATAAAGTAGCATTAGATATAACTTGGCCAGCTAATAGTGGTATACAATTATCCAAAACACAAAATAATTGCGATGGAAGTTATATTGTAAAATTACTTTAATTATCTTCAAAATTTGTTCTAATAATATTTAATCGTTGTTCTAAATTATTTAAACTATCTAAAATATTATCTATTTCTAAAGGAGTTAATTCCTTAATTTGTTCAGGTAATTCTTCTTTAAGTACAGTTTCAACTTCTTCTTGTTTAACTCGTTTGTTAGGTACAGTTTCAACTTCTTCTAATGTTAAATCTGGTAATTCGTCATTTGGTTCTTTGGGGTCCATTTTTGTAATATAGTATATAAATAATAACGTTTGAATACTAGTAAATATTGTAAAATAAAATAATGAATTTTTCATTTCGTTCCAAAGATCTATATTATCCTTTAATAAAAAATTTTTAACAAAATCCGCGATAAAAAAATAATTAAAAAAATAATTAAAAAAATATATCATTAATTTAATATATTTTTTATTTTTAAATCAAATTTATAGAACTCTTGGGCCTTTAAGAGGGACTGGCATACTTAATTCAGAAAGATCATCTGAATCAGTAACAGGTGCAGTAACAGGTGCAGTAACAGGTGTAGTAACTGGTTGAGTTAAAGCATTATTTACAAAACTACATACTTTATGAAGAATACTAGCATCATCTAATGTATAAGCACCTTTTGATTGCCCCTTGATAACAGCCTGAATTAGTAATTGTCTAGCATTTGTAGTATTAACTTCTGGATCTTGAGCACCTGATAAAAGTACATCCTTACATCTTTTTAAAATATCAGATTCTTGAAGAAGGAAGGCACCGGCCTTTTGTGCAACTTCTATGTAATTTAATAGAATTTGTGATGAATTTTCAAGGGTCAGTGTAATAACTTGTGGTTGAGGTTGAGGTTGTTCAGATTGAGATTGTTCGGACATTTATATATAAAATATTTAATAAAATTTTTTTCATTTTTAAACGACAATGAGTTTAAAAAATAAAATTAAAAACCCATTCGTTTTTGTTAAAACTTTTTTTTACCTGATTTTAAGTTTAAAAAATAAAATTAAAATATCAAGTTTAGTATTATATGACATCTATTCTTGGAGACATCACGAGTGAATGTATTACTATGGTATATACATTAATTAAAAAAAATAAGAACAAAAAAAAAATAAAGTTTATATTAGATACTATGATCAATCTTTTATTTGATGATTTAAAACCGTTTTTATACACTATTATGGGTATATTAATATTAATTTTTATAATGAATTGTACTCAATTTATTTATTATATAGCAGTTTCAAAAAGACTTATCAAATAGGGCTTTCGCGCCCTTACGACGAACATGGTTAAGCCACCGGTACTCTTAATTTTGGTGGTACTTTGACGAGCTGAAGCTCGCCTTCAGCAAGTTAACCCGTTTTGGGGTAGCCTTTTTTAAAAGGTTAGACAAACCCATTTAAGCTGTATTCAATCTCCCATTGTTTAAATACAGCCTTTCTATTTTCAAGAGATACTTTTAATTCAGTATCATAATTTTGTATAAATGTAGAGTCTTCGCATAATATAATGGCTTTATCTAAATAATAACATTGTCTGTTTAATAACAGATTATTCATATTATAAATTTTTGAGATAAATGTTTCAGGTATTTCTTTAAATAATTTAAATGTAGCAAAGTTAGGAACCGTAGAAGTACCTGATCCATTTTTTTTCTTTAATGTTTCTGACAATTTACGAATTTTATTTTTTATAAAATCAACGGTTTCACTATTACAATTAAATCCCTTGCATACTACATATTTTTCAGAATTAGTAGGACGAGATGTTTTTGGTTTATAAATATAAACTTCATTGTATAACAAGTTTAGTAAATACAAAAGTTCAATACTTGTATCAGTAAATATATCAAATACTTTTAATATAAATGATCCACCTACTTTTTGTAAAGCAATAGCAGAATAAATTTCATTTAAAATAAGGAAATAATGTAATTGTTCTTTATTATTAAAATCTGTACCTTCATCAAAACCTCCATCTGCTGTAATTAAATAAAATCCATCAGAATTTTGTAATTTAGCTCTTTGTTTAATAAAATCTATATTTTCTAAATTATTAATATCTCCAGTATCATCTTTTCCATATGTAATATAAATATGTTTATTTATAATAGAATCATTGTAACTTGGTAAATTATAAGCTTTATATTTTGATAAATTTTTATTTAGAGAAATTGTAAAGATTTTATATTTTTTACGAGGTTGTTTTTTAGATAGCATTTTTGTAAATCCATCTTCATCAATAATAGACTCTTTTGATTGAGTCGATACACAATTATTATTTAATTGCAAGTAAATATTTGAACCTTGAATAAATCCTCCAGGTGCTTCCGCACAATGAAATATAATATCAGAATTAATATCAAACTTGTCAAACATATCAAATCTATTTACAATCTCCCAATATTTATAAAATGCTCTATTAATAATAGGATCTTTTACTAGAAAGTCATAATCATTAATATACCATCTTACTTTTTTCCATACTTCAGATGAAATTTTATCAATCTTATTTCTTTGTTCATTTAATAAAGAGTTATATCCATATTTCTCTTTTGGAGTTTCTAAATGATAATTTATCTCAATTTGACCTTCAATAAATAAATCACATTTGTCTTCTGATGTTTGATCTTTTATATTATATACCTCTTGTACATTTGCTAAAGATATATTGTCGCGCATTTTTATTAAATTTATTTTAATTTAAAACTCATTTTTATTTACACTTTTGAAAAAGTGTTATCAAAACTGGTTAGCTTGCCTTCAGCAAGTTAACCAGTTTTGGGGAAGCCTTTTTTAAAAGTGTAGATATTCTTCTAAACGCTGTTTTAATTCTTGTTTATTACCAGATAATTTAAGACCAGCTTGTTTTAAATAATTTTTCATAGTTAAAATAGTAGTTTTAGGTGATTCTAAAATATTTTTAATTTCACGATGTAATGTGGATTCAGGTACAGACTCAGGTATAGTCGCATGTACCTTGTCCACTGGTGCTGACTCAAATGGGTCCCCATTATACATAACAATATAATATTGATAGATAGGTTCTGAGTCATCAGTTTCATGCGATTTAGTGTTAGTAAGTTGAGGAATTTCAACTTGTTTTAAGACAAGGTTTGCATTAATATTGTCTAGTACACTTTTGTAATTCTCTTGATTAATAATTACATTATCATACTTTGTATTATAAATAGTATAATTTTTACAATTAGCAATTTCTATAATATCATATAAACTTTCCACTTTATAATATGAAATTCCAGTAACTGCAGTAGTTGCACCCGTGTCTACAGCATATTCTTTTTTATTCATTATTTTAGGTAATACTTGAGTCTCTTCTTTTGTTTTTTTAAATATAATTTGATTAACTACAAAATTTGCATCTAATTCTACTTTTTTAGAATCTAGTAATGTGTATCCTTTAGTTACTAGATAATCTTTTAAATATTCTACATTTGTAATGTATTCAATCGTACACGATCCAGATTTACCAAATTTAATTTGCTTACGTTGCTGTCTATTAGTAAAAATTTTATAAAATTTACCAAATACCTTCGCCGAAGACAAAGCTTCGACTTGGCGAGGTATGTTATTTTCTTTATTTATATTGGATGTGTAATATACAATATTATGATGATTATCAATATAATAACTAGGTTTACATTCATTATATTCAAATACTAAAGTGTTTGTATGTAAATTATCAAGTGTTTTTTTTAAAATTGTTTCAGATTCAAATATATCAGACGTTAATTTGGTCGTGGAAGTGTTATTGTCAGATTTAAGAATTTTTAGGGGTTCAAAAAAAAAACTCCCATCGCTTGCATTAGACCCTGTGCTTCCATTTGTCATTTTAAATAATGTTTCGCTTGTAACTGGATTATGAATATTATTCCAAATACTACATGCTACTGAAGAATGATTACCATGTTTACTAGAATCAGCAGTTTTATCCCATCGTGTTCTATGTGGTACAAATTTACTACTTTGGAAATCCCACGAATATTCAATTACAGTATTTGTTTTATATTCTTCACCTGTACTTGGGTCAATTAAATTTTCATCAAATGTAGTATTGTATGTAATAGGTACCTGTGTATCGTTTATATTGCATAATTTCTGAATATCAAATAGTGTTTTTACTTGAGGGATTTTACCTTGACGACCTACAGTTGATACTTCAGGTGCTTGAACATATAGTTTCCAAATACCGTCTTCTTTAACACTATAAAAGTCAATTGTATTTAATTCAGCCGGCTTCCATTTAAGAAGCTTACTCCATTGCTTTTTAATAGGATAAGGTTCATTCATCGGTGTAAATACAAGGCCGTCATTTGTATAAGGTTTATTTTGTACATTTTTCATAATAATTTCAGCTCCTAAGAATACATTTTTATAGATAAATTGTTTAAGATACATTTTATAATATTGAGAATTACTAATATTGTTACAAATTTCTTTAATTACTTTTAGACGAGTATCAAGTAGATAATCCATTTTACCCCTAATGTCATTACCATTTACAACAAGAATATCAAAAGCATGAAAATCAATAGTATTATTAGTACGAATTAATTCTCCATCTAATAGACAATTAGTGAATTCTTTTACAACAAGATCAGTGCGCAGTACCCGTTTAATATTATTATCAATGAAATAAACACTACCAACTTCATTAATCATCATTAAATAACGATCACCATCAGCTTTATCTGTAACCGAATACATTTCTTTATACAATAGAGACAACTGATCTTTTTGTAAAGTTTCTGGTTGAGCACCAATGAAAAATGGCGCTTTTACCATATCTTGATATTTTTTAGTTACATAATATTTCTCAGGTTCTGAAATAACATAAAAGTTTTTTTGACGATGTTGAGACAATAGTGCAATAAATTGAACGACTTCATTTAGATTAGTATTTTTATTGATTTCTAATTCAATTTCATACATAGGATTACGCGATGCGTCTCCGTCGGAGGTAATAGTTAATTCTAACTTGCCAACGTTTGTAGCAAATGAAATACGATTTTTATGTCTAATATATGGAGAACCTTCAGATGGAACTACACCAGAATACGAGTCTTCTATTGCAATAGACATTCTAAGATTATAATCATAGATATCATATTGTTTTCCAGATGTCTTTTTGATAATATATTCAGTTCCATCTGATTTAACCGTTTTTCTAATTTTAGAATAAGAATTTGGAATGCTATAGATGTAATCAGTGCTATTTTCTACAGTGCTTGGGAAATTAGCAGTAGCCCATTTTTTAAGAGCAAACCACAACTCAATATCACTATTTGGTTTAAATGTTTTTTTGTTTTCGCCTCTATTTTGCATAAAATTTCCAAATCTAATTTCAAATTCAGCATTTGGTTGAGCCGAAGCCATAGTAAGAAATTCTTCAAGTACTTTAATGTTATTTTGTCCAAAATCCATTTTATATAATGCAATAAAATAGATAAACTATATATCTTATAAATTTTTAATTTTTAATTCATTTTTTAAAGGTATATAAAAGAGCTAAGAATCTAGCTATATTTTCGTTTAACTGGTATTTTGGGTAGCTATAACTTGTCTATTTTAGATGATACCTGTTTTTCTCTTAATAAACGATCTACTAAATAGCTACGCTCTTTTAAGCTATTTTCTTGCAATTTAGGACACACATGATCCTCTGGTAATCTATGTTTATTGCAAAATGTACTATTACAATGCTTACAATTACCAATTAAGCTAGATTTCATCTTACAAAAATTACCAGATTCATTAATATAATTACACATAACTATACTATACTATACTAAATTAAGTTTAAATAACTTTTTAAAAAAAAGTTTATCAAAACTGGTTACCACCAAATACTCTTAATTTTGGTGGTAACCAGTTTTGATAACACTTTTTCAAAAGTGTCCAGACGCTAATACTATCTCACAAATATGTGACAGGCGCTCCACATGTCCGAATGTTTCCCATGCATCTTTGCCTATAGCAATTATTCCATGCCGATCTAGGCCTATGATATTAAAATCGACTAAACCAGTACTTTGATCAAGATTTAAAGCTTTAACAGACGCCCATTCTAACTCTTCAGATACAGGTGGAATCATAGGAACTGTAGGCCCTACTGAGGTATATCTACTTAATTCTGGGAATTTATCAGATAATTTTTGTAAATCTATACCAGCATACATTGCTGCTATAATATAAGTAGGATGTAAATGTAGTACAACTCTATTATTAGTATTTATACGTTTTTGTAAAAGATAATGTAAAGCAAGTTCGCCACTTGGATTTAATCCAATGATTTTGCGTTGATAATCATCATCAACTCTTTCTATAGAATTTAATCCTACATGTAATGTGTCATCTATATTATGTAATTTTAATTTCAACATCATTTCTGCATTAAGATGTTGTTTACGCACTCCGGATGGGGTAATGTAGAGATAATCTTCATTTATACGTTTAAAAGATGCATTTCCATCTCTTACGGTGATCCAACCTCTAGCGTAAGCTTCTTTCATAACGTCTGCTATGGAATCTAACATTTTTTAAATTTACTAAATAAAAAAATTTAAAAAATATACCGATTACCTTTCATTTTTAATTAAATTTAATTAATTAAAATATTTTTTATAAGGTTACATTAGTATGGATAAAGAATCTAGTTTAGTAGATACTATAAAATGGTACCGCTATATAATTTCAGAATTAGAGTTAAAATCAGTATGTCATGATGATTACTATTATCTTGAACTAGAATGTGATAAAAAAGGTAAATCTTGCATTTTTAAAAATGAAGAAGTTAATGTAAAGTGTAAAACATTTAATAGATATCAATTGGTAACATTTAGCATAGAAGCTGATATACAAGTTAGAGATTCTAGACATCGTAATATTATCATAATAGACAATGATAACAAAACATATGAACGGTTTGAACCTAATGGAAGCATGCCTTATGACGACGTTGTAAATGATCTACTCGATACAAATTTTAGAAAATTATTTAAATTAACAGATTATCAATTTATAAAACCTAGTGAATTTTGCCCTCGTTTTGGTCCGCAAAAAAAACTTAAAGGTACACTATTAATTGGAAGTTGTATTATTTGGACACTGTGGTTTACAGAACAAAGATTAAAATATCCAAATAAAACTAGAAATGATATAATTGACGAAATCATTGGTAAATCAGATGAATATGCATTAAAACTAATTGAAAAATATATAAATAAACTAAATGACCTTGATATAATAGTAAATAAATCCCTTCAAAAAGACAAAATGCACCAACATATTAGAAGTCAAAAAATAAGCTCTTCACAAGACTTGTCAAGACCTACATCTGCTACCTCTAACAAAGATGTTACACAACAAGGTACTTCAGTCAAGTCAACTAATTCTACACCAGTATTACCTAGAAAATTAAAAAAGAAAAGTAAATTATCAAAATCCACGTCATTGTTAAGTGGAGCTGGTGGTGGTTGGGTAAATAAAGAAATTATAAAGTTACATAATATCCTTAATACAGAACGGAATACTTAGACTGCCATTTCCATTTTGATAAAACTATCATGAAAATACCCTATTAATTCAAAATCTTTTACAGTCATTTCAGACCAGTCTTTTGTCTTTAATGATTCGTCAAGATTTATTTTAGGGAATGGTCTAGGAGTTCGTGATAATTGTTTTTTAACTGCTTCTATGTGAGTTTTATAAATATGACAATCTACTGCATTATAGATAAGTTCTTTTGGTTTCATATTACAACGGAGTGCTAAAATATATACTAGTAAAATATAACTAATAGAATTGAAACTCGCGGCTGCTAAAAAGTTATATATATTTATATTTAGATAAATCAATGTATTCTATTGGTAAATAAATATAATTTGGAAATTTATCAGACTTTAAATATTTTATAAGAACATTAATATTTTTATTTAATTTTTTAGATGCATCTGTAACAGATTCGTAAATAACATTATCTATAGAAACACTTTTTTTAGGTGTCACTGGTATAGGCTCTTTACTATTAAGTCTTTTTGTTAAAGTTGATTCTATTATATTTAATTTTTCCGATGCTTCTTTCACAGAATGATAAATTATATCATTTATCATTACTTTTCTTCCAATCTGTGTTCTTTTATTTCTTTTAATATCTAAAATTTTCCATTCAGAGTCTTCTTCATCTGTGGAATTTAATCTTCTTGTAATATAACCATTTGTAAAATTTAATTTTTTAGATGCTTCTAATACAGATTCATAAACTATATTATTAATTGATATTTTTGTAGATAATGGTAATTTAATATTTTCTTCATCTGTAAATTTATAATTATCAAATTTGGGATTTTCAGATCTAATTCTATAAGATATTGTTGTTAGAGGTATTTTTAATTTTTCTGATGCTTCTGTTAAAGAGTTATAATTAATATTATCAATAGTAATTTTTTTAGAAGTTTCTATATGTTTTTTACCCTTATTTAATTCTGATATTTTTTTTTTTGCTTCATCTGATAATTTTTTGCCAAAATTGGGGTTTTTTTCTTGAATTTGTAATTTACCTTTTTTATAAAATGAATTTTTTTCACCTACTCTTGTTTTAGCTATTTCACTTAATTTTTTTTTCATTTCATCAGAATGTTTAAAACCTAAATTTTTAGAAATTCCTTTATTTTTTTTAGAAATGTTTTTCCTAGCTTCTTCTGAGTGAGTTTTACCAAACATTCCATTTTTATAACCCGATAGACCATATTTTTCTTTTTTGTCTTGTTCTGTCATTTTACTAAAATTTTTATTAATTGTATTAGTTATACGTCTTATTATATTTTCTTTATCTGGATGATTAGTTAAAATATCGCCACCACTATTGTTATAATGTAAATTATAAAGCATTGGACGTATTTTTAATGTTTGAAGATATTCTAATTCTTTAATTTTAGCATTTTCTATATTATCAAATATATGTAATATTTCAAATATAAAAGCATCTAATGTATATTTGTTATAACTACGTTGTAAAATTATATTTTGATGATTCCCATTTTTTAATGTATTACGATGTTCATTAAATCTTTTATAAATATCTTTAGCATATCCTATATAATATTTATTAGTTATTTTATTAGTAATTTTATAAACACCTATAATTATGTCTTGTAGACATTTCATTTAATATGTATATATATAATGTTTTTAATTTCAATTTTAAACGCAACTTAAACTGCCATCGGAGCTGATATTATACTATCATGAAAATATCCTATTAATTGAAAATCTTTTACTGTTATTTCAGACCAGTCTTTTGTCTTTAATGATTCGTCAAGATTTATTTTAGGGAATGGCCTAGGAGTTCGTGATAATTGTTTTTTTACTGCTTCTATATGATTTTTATAAATATGACAATCTACACCGTTATAAATAAGTTCTTTAGGTTTCATACCACATCGTAATGCCAAAATATATACTAATAAAGAATAGCTAATATAATTATATGGATTTCCTAATAGGAAATCATTACTACGCATTGTAAAATATGCACTTAGATATTTTTGACCTGACGCGTCTTTAGTTACATAGAACTGTATGTACGTATGACACATGTCTAAACACATTGCATGTGCTCTAGCAGGATTTAAATTACTAATATATATACGTCTACTAAATGGGTCTGTTTTTAGTAAATTTTCTACATGCGCCAATTGATCAAACCCTCCTATTTTAGTTCTATCTATTTTAGATGTATCTGAAAAACGCGGATGGTATACTGATCCAAAATGTCGCCAACTAAACCCATACATTTCTCCCATACATCCTTCTGGATAATCAGTTAAACCACGTTTATCTAAAAATTCTCTAGTAGTATTTCCTTTCCAAATATTAACACCATTTCTTTCTAATATTTGAGTATCTGTATCACCTCTACAAAAGAAAAGTAATTCTTCTATAACAGCATTTAAATTAACTTTTTTTGTAGTAAGTAATGGAAAAGTATTTGAAATATCAAACCGTAATTGTTCACCTAATAGTGACAATGTACCTGTGCCAGTACGATCTGCTCTTGTGTTACCAGTTGTTAATATTTTATTAGCAAGTTCTAGATATTTAAATTCATCAGTTAGTTTGTATTTACCATCGTCGGTTGGGGGCGAAAGTGAGTATCGAAGAATACGATACGTCACGTTTGACTCTTCATATTTTTCAGAATAACCAATTAATTTCCAACGATAATCAAAATTATCCATATAAGTTAGAGTGTCTTCTTTATTAAATTTAATTCCAGAAATTTCTGTAATATACAACTTGGTTGGAACTAGATCTTTATCCAATTTATAATCTAAGAATTTATTATAAATTTCGCCTCCTCCAATAACAAACACGTTATGATGCAATTTTTTATACAACTTACAAAACGTTTCAAAAGTCATGTAATATGGACGTAGATCATCAAATTTTAGTTTAGAGACGTTGACCTTTGATAATTTTAATAAAATAGGATCTTGAGTTAAAACAAAATTAATTCTATTTTTAAGAGGACGAAAACTCTCAGGAATACTATTAAACGTTTTACGTCCCATCAATACTATATTTATCTTTTCGTCGCACCCTTGTGTTATATTTTTAAAAAATGACATATCTTGTTTTAATTTTGCTAGTAAATCTCCATTTTTAGCAATAACTAATTTACCAGACACCGTTTTAGCAACTGCTGCTATTAAACTGATTCCCATTTTACTTTCATATTTTAAAAAAGTTTTTCATTTTATTTTGTTTAAATTACATTTTTTTAATAATAATATACAATATATGTATATTATTGGCATCGATTTTGGCACAACTAACAGTTGCGTTAGCTACTATAACTTTGAAACTAATGATATTATTGTAATACCTAATAAAGATGGTAAATTTACAACTCCTACTAAAATAGATATTTCTGGCGAAGAAGTATTATTTGGTGACTCGGCGAATGGAGTTACTGCCATTTCTAATATTAAAAGATTAATAGGTGCGAGTAGTGTATTAGAATGTCATACGCAATTTAATGCAAAAATAAAAGACAATGAAATAGTATTTGGTGAATTTACCGTTAAAGATATTATTTGTATGTATCTAAGACATTTACTTAATTTTTCATTGGAATATTTAAATACAACAATAGAAAATACACAAGTAGTTATAACAATACCAGCATATTATTCTGATTTACAAAGAGAAATTTTAAAAGAATGTTGCGCTCGTGAAAATTTAGATGTTATTCGTATTATAAATGAGCCAACATCAGCAGCTTTAGCATATTCTTGGCAAACAAATAAAAACTTTTTATTAAAATCAGACAAGTCAGAAACTCCGCAGTCAGAAAATGTTCTAGTATTAGATTGCGGAGGAGGTACAACTGATTTATCATTAGTCCATCTTGATTTTGAAAATCAAATATACGAAGTAAAAAATGTTGTAGGTGATAATTTTCTTGGTGGAGAAGATATAACTCAATTAATATATAATTGGTGTTATGTACGACAAAATAAATTTGAAATTTGGAAAACTAAAACGCAAGTTAAATTACGTAAAGAGTGTGAAAGAGCAAAAAAGGAATTAAGTTTTAGTAATACTACAACTATTTTTGTAGATGGAGACATTCCAATTAATATTAAATTATCATTACCATTATTTTTAGATATAACTAAACCATTTTTTGATAAAATTAAAAAGCTAATAAAAAATTTAATAAATGAAAACACTGTTCCAATTTCAAAAATAAATTCTGTTATATTTGTAGGAGGAACTACTAGAATACCTTATTTTAAAAATTTAGTTAAATCTATTTTTGGTGAAAATATTATTATAAATAATTCTGTAGATCCTGATCAAATTGTTAGTATTGGAGCATCTATTCAAGGTGCTTTGCTAACTAATTCTGAATCTGTTCAAAATTTTTCAGAAGCATTATTATTAGATGTAGTACCTCTATCAATTGGCGTTGAAACTATTGGTGGTATATTTGAACCATTAATATCTAGAAATACGGTTTTACCAATATCACGTACAAGAGAGTTTTCAAATTCAGAGTCGTATGAAGATTCTATTGAAATAAATATATATCAAGGCGAACGTAAATTTGTAAAAGACCTTACTTTTATAACTAAATTTATATTAACTGAGTTACCTTTAGTTGAAAAAGGTGAATTAATTATAAAAGTAACTTTTGAAATAGACTCTGATTCAATATTAACTGCTAGTGCAACTGTATCAAAGAAGAAAGGCGCTAAAACTGAAACTGAAACTGATCCTCAAGAATTTTTAGTAAAAGTAACAAAGATAAATGCGGAGAATGTTAATACAATTTTAGATAATGCTGAAGAAAATAAAATACTTGATTTAGTATTGTATTCAAAATGTGTATTTAAACAATCATTTTATGAATTATTTAGTAATTACCTAAGTATTTTTCATGAAAAAAGAGACGTTATTATTCAAAAAGAAGGAGAAAATTCATATGTATTAATGAAATTAAATAATGTATTTAATAAAGCTTACAATTGCATTTTAAATTACACTGAATATTCATTAGAAGATTTAAAAAATGCAAAAGAAATGTTTGATACAGATTATCATTTATTATTATTTGGCGACTGTACAGAAGAGTCTGCAACAACCTTAATTGATTAGTTACCATTCCCAATCCTCATTTTTTATTTCTAAATTTCTTATTCGTTTTTCAGTTCTTTTAATTGTATAATAATATATATATGGATGAAACATTGGATTTAAATAATATCCTATCGAAAGTAATCCGTATATAGTTCTATCTACATAAAGTGGTGTAGGACCATAATTGAATATACTATTATCTTTGTATTTATTATTAAATCCTCTATAAAATCCAGAAATACCCATCGCCGTAAAAAAAGTAAATCCTAATTTTGTTTTAAGTGTATTCATTATATTATTATTTAAAATAGCTTTAAATAATTTTAATGTTTAAAATTAAAATTTCTAAAAAACAATGCAAATACAAGTAATATAATTATGATAGATATTAATAAAATAATAGTTGTTATAAAACATATTTTTTGAAATGGACTTGACCTTTCATAATTAGAACGTGTGTCAATATATGGTTTTTTAATAATCGCAGGATTTAATTCAACTGTATCAAATTTAGATCTACATAGTGGGCAATTATTAAATGAATTTGTATTTAATAGTTCATCTATACATTTTTTATGAATATAATTATTACAACATCCTAATTTATTTTCTGTACCTTGCCGATTTAAGTCTACGTTAGAGGTAAGAAGGCTTCGACTAGGTGAGATATTCAAATCAAATTCAATTGTTATAATAGTTTCTAAACATATACAACACTCGTTGTTAGTGTTGTTATTTATCATTATTGTCTTAATGTCATAATTTTTATTAATTTCAATTTTAAATAATTTTTCAAGTTAATTTATTTAATTTAAAATACATTGTTTTAAAAAAACTTTTATATTAAGTTTATATAAGTATGGCTACACCGGATATTAAAATATTAGCTAAAAATAGTCAAGGAAGTACATTATTCTCTGTTAATCAAACAACTGGTACTTTTTGTGTAGATTTAATACAAAGTTCTAATACAAATGGAAACTGGAGTAATGATCAAAGAAGTAGCACTAATTCTACTACAGCCGGTCTTGTTAGTTATTCAGGTATATCAATAGCAAATACAACAAATGCAACATCAATTACATCTGGTGGAGCATTAACTATAGCAGGTGGTATAAGTGTAGCTCAAAATATTCTTTTAGGAGGGACTTTGAATGGAATGTCTGTAAATAATAGTAATATATCAACTGCAAATATATTTGTATCAGGCGATATAAGTGTTTTGAGTAATTTAACTGTTTATGGACAAACAACTTTTGTAAATGAAACTACTGTTAATACAGTTGAAACTAATTCAACAACTGGAAAACTATATGTTTCTAATTATTTTACAAGTTTAAATGGTAATACTATAGGAACATTATTTACGACAAATGGTAATATAGGTATTTTAAATACAGCTCCAATGTATTCTTTAGATATATCAGGTACGCTTTTTACAATAAATGGTATAGCAACAAATTTAACTGCAAGTAATTTTAATTCAAATGGAATAACCAGTGGTGAACTACTTGTTACTGGATTAGCAAGTATATCAAATCTTTTTTCAAGTAATAGCACAATTCTTAATTTAGTATTAACAAATGCAAGTGTTGGTACAATTTTATCAACAAATATATATTCAACTAATCTTACAAGTTCAAATCTAGTCTCTACAAATGCAAGTACAACAAATGCAAGTGCAACAAATTTAGTTGTAACTAATGGAACTACAAGTAATTCAGTTGTAACCAATGAAACTACAACAAACGCAATTATTACAAATGGAACTACAATAAACGCGAATATTACAAATGGAACTATAACGAATGCAATTATTACAAACGCTGATATTACAAATGGAACTACAACAAATTTAGTTGTAACAAATGCAAATATATCTAATAGCATTATAACTAATGCATTTTCTACAAATACAACTATTTCCAACGCATTAATTACAAATTCAAGTACAAATAATTCTATTATAAGTAACTTGACAAGTTCAAATTCTATTATTACAAATGCCAGTATAAATAATCTCATTACAACAACTTCTACTATACCAAATATGATAGGTATTAATGCAAGTATATCTAGTTTAATAGTTAGTGCAAATTTAACTGCTGGTAATTTGTATGTAACAGGTACATTATTTCAAAATGGTGTAAGTAATGTTACTAGTCAATGGACTGGAACTAATGGTAATAATATATTTTTTGGAACTACTAGTAATGTATTAGTTGGTATTGGTACTAGTAATCCAGGATATACGCTTGATTTAAATGGGACTTTACGAACTAACAGTATTATAGCAACTTCCATGTCAAATACACTTGGAAATTTATTTACTACAGCTGGAAATATAGGTATAAATACAGTATCACCTGGTTATACACTTGATGTTAATGGAAATGCGCAATTTTCAAGCGGTATAAGTAGTAGTTCGATGTGGCTTACAAATTCACTAACTGCACAATTAATTTCAACTAGCAATTTAATTGTTAGTAATTTAACTTCTAGTAATTTAAATACAAGTAATATAAACACAAGTAATATAACTGTTAATAATTTAATAGCAAGTAATTTAACCACAAGTAATTTAATAGCTACAAATGTAACAACAAGTAATATAATAGCAAATAATTTAACCACAAGTAATTTAATAGCTAGTAGTTCTACTCAAATTAATTCAATTATTACAAATGCTAGTGTATCTTCACTATTGGCTAGTAGTATGAATGCAGTTAACGGCACATTAGGTAATATATACACAACTGCTGGTAATGTAGGTATAAATACTACAAGTCCAATTGTTACATTAGATATTAATGGAGATACACGTACTACAAATTTATCTTTTACTAATTCAACTGGTATTTCTTTAATTTTAACTGGATTTACATCTTCAAATGCATTATTTACTAATACTATTACAACTAATACTACTGTAACAAATGGGAATACAATAAATGCTACTATATCTAATTTACTATCTAATTCTGGTACTGTAGCAAATTTAAATAGTAACTCTATTACATCTGGTAGTTTAAATAGTAATAGTCTAATTGTAAATGGATCTAATCTATTTGTTAGTGGAGGTAATGTTGGTATTAATACAAGTAGTCCTATATACGGACTAGATCTAAATGGTACATTTAGAATATCTAATACAACTACTTCTTTAAATTCAACATCTGGTTCATTTGTAACACTTGGTGGTGTGAGTATTAATTCAACTACAAATTCAGTGTCTTCTATAAATGGAGGTGCACTTACAGTAGCAGGTGGTGCCGGTATAAATAAAGATCTTTTTGTAGGCGGATCGTTGTATGTAAATGGAGTTGATTCAACAATCGTAACTGGTAATGTAGTAATTGGTAGTCAAGCTTCCGGATACCAGACTACAATTAGTATTGGAAGAACTATGAATAATACTTTATATAAAGTTATAGGTACACTAAGTACCACAAGTACTATAGCTAATATATATACAGTTTCATTTTCTGGATTAACTACAACGTCATTAAAAGCAAATATTATGAGATTAGATTCTATATTTAGTAGTTGGACAGATCCTAATTTAACTTTAAGTTGGGTTGTATACCCTTAGCGCAGAACACAGGCGGGACAAAAGTCTAAATTAAAAGTGTTTTTAAAAAATTTTTAATTTAAATCAAGTATGACAATTTTAGAAGATTTTATAGAAAAACACTTATACAAACCATGGTGTTGGTATACACTTTCATCTAATCATCAAATTACACCACGATTTATAGAAAAACATATAGATAAAAACTGGGATTGGAATCAGGTGTCATTTAATGATAATATTACAAGACAATTTGTTGAAAAATACTATTATAAAGATTGGAATTTTGATTGGTTAAATGTTAATGGTGTACTAGGCGAGGGTGACGGAACACTTCCAGATTTTGATACATGGAATGGTGATAGAAAATGTAGTTGTAGAAGTGCAAATGAACATTATGACCGATGTGGAACTAATTTTAATAATTTAGGTAATCGTAATCGTAATTTTGGTTTATGGGGATTTTCATCTAATAAAAATGTTACATTAGATTTTATAGAAGCAAATATAGATAGAAATTGGTACTGGGGTATACACGGTCTTAGCAGTAATCCAAATATAACTACGGAATTTGTTGAAAAATACATAGGTAAACCATGGGAATGGGGGAGTTTAGGATTATCTATAAACTTGAATATAAACAAAAACTTTATTGAAAAATACAAAGATAAATTACATTGGGGTCCAACTGGTATAAATCATAATAAACATTTAACTGAAGAATTAATAGAATTATATATTGACAAAATTGATTTTAATAATATTGGTACTAATCCAAATATAACTACTTATTTTATTGAAAAATACATTGACAAAGATTGGCATTGGGGTTTAATGTCAAGTCTTACATTTAATAACGTGTATCAAAGATTAAAACAATTAGAACTTGAAAATAAAGCTGCTAAAATTATTCAACAAGGATGTCATAATTGGTTATATGCTCCATGTTGTAAAGATCATACTATTGGTATTAATCCACGATTATCAATAGCATTTTTAGAAAAAGCAAAGTTTATTTACAGAATTAGTTGATAAATCAATACATCCACAAATTGTTTCTAAATAATAATGAGATATTTAATATACAAATAAGGTAAATAAAATTGAATTAAATATTATTATATTTAATTTAACTTTAATATGACTGCAGAAAATACTACAGAAAATACTACAGAAAATGTGTCGTTGGGGGGCAAAAACCCCCTTGTAACTGTTTTTGACGATCCTATTAATTACAACTGCGTACATCCACTTGCAAGAAAATGGACTTTACATTTTGATTCTCCTACTAAAAAAATTAGTAATACAAATTGGGCTGAAAATATTAAAAATATTTATACATTTGATAATGTCGAACATTTTTGGGGTATTTATAATAATATTATAGTACCTTCTAATATTAAATATGGTTCAAATTACTACTTTTTCAAAGAAAATATTAAACCTATGTGGGAAGATCCATCCAATGAAAATGGCGGTAAATGGTGTATTCAATTCAAAAAAGAATCTCCTGAAAATGTTAATAAAACTTGGTTACATATGTTACTGTATTGTATAGGAGAAATATGGCATGACGAAATTGAAAATTATAACTATACAGATGATATTTGCGGAATAATTGTAAATATTCGTAAATATCAAGATAAAGTTAATATCTGGATTAAAGACAAGTCTAATAAAAAATCAATAGAATATATTGGTAATAAGATAAAAGAACACTTGACTGATGTTGATGCAACTTTGTCGTATTCTGATCACAAGTAAACTAATAAAAATCTGGTAAATCAGAATTATCAGATTCTGATCCAGAATCAAAATAAGAGTTATCATTTGTATAGTATTCATCTAAATTATATTTAGGTGAAACCATTCCTTCATTATTTTCTACATATTCTTCCCAGGAGTTACCTTGTCTGCTGGTGCCATAAGCATTTTTTTTTTCCGTTTTAAATATACTAGGGGAGTTATTTGAGGCACTTGAAGTAGATGTTCTTGATAAATCCATATTTGATAAAAATGACAATTTATGATAACTGACAGGACTTTCAGTTAATTGTTTATTTAGTAATATTTTTTTATTATATATTTCAGCTGGTGACATTGGTTTTGGTGTAATAGTTTGAGGTGAATATATACTTGGATGGGCTTTACTAAAATTTCCTACAAACTTGTCATTGTCATTGTCACTATTTTGGTCATTGTCAATTGGACTTAGTGTATATAAACTTGAATGGCGTTTTTTTTGCTCTTCAGTTATGGGGCTTTTTACAGTAAGTAAAGGTGATGGATTCATCCTACTGTTACTTATATTTTGTATATTATTATTATTAAATGTATTTATAGGTTCTATAGTACCTCTAAATGGATTGTCGTCAGTTAATTTTTTAAAAGGATTCATTATATATTAACTCGAGATTTTAAATTTACAAAAAATACAAAATGAATTATTTTTAATTAAAATAAAATAAAAAAAAAAATCATGTTCATTTGTTATCTTCTATTTGTACTTTTTACTAATACTGTATATTGTCTTAATCTTAATAAAATAGAAGTGTTTAAAATTAAAGGCACAACAACTGCTTCTACAATTCCTATTGTTTATCGAGGTGGTCCTACTATGACAAATGGTAATGTATATGTTATTTGGTATGGATCTTGGACTGCTACTCAAAAAAGTTTAGTTCAATCATTTTCAAATGGAGTTTCTAATACAACTTGGTGGAATAGTCAAAAAACATATGGATCAACTAATGTAATATATAAATCTGATATTTCTAATAATTATACTATGGGTAAAGCATTAAGTGGTCAATCTATATCTGATTTAGTATATTCTGCTATTAATACACGATTACTACCTGAAGATCCGTCTGGGATTTATTTTGTTGCAACATCAACTGATGTACTAGTAGATGGGTATTGTACTCAATTTTGTGGATGGCATAGTTATTTTAATTACAACGCAAATGTTATTAAATACTCTTTTGTAGGAAATACAGCTCAATGTCCATATGCGTGTTCCGGTCAGCAAACAGTATCTCCTAATCGTGACCCCGGCGTAGATGGGATGATGAGTATATTAGCACATGAACTTGTAGAAACTATGAGTGATCCTATGCTAAATGCATGGTATGATGACCATGGTGCAGAAAATGCAGATAAATGCGCATGGCAATTTGGCAAAACATATACATTACCATTAAAAGCTGGAACTGGTAAATCTGGTGCAAAATGGAATGTAAAATCTAATAATAAAAATTTCTTGATTCAAATGAATTGGAATTCTATTTTACAAAAATGCATGTAAGTGAGCTATAATAAAAAATAACAATGAAAAAAAAGATACAAGTTGAAGTTGAAGTTGAAGTTGAAATTGCAATTGAGAGTCCATAATGTATGTATGTAAATAAAAATGATTTATTTATATATAAATTATAATAGCACAATGTTTAGAATGGAAAAAGCTGAAATTACAGAATTTTATACTAGTCTAGAATTTATTGATGCATGTAAAGAATTTGTTAAAAAAAATAAATTATTTGGTGATCTTACTATAAATATACATGGGCCTTTTATATTTAATTACAAAAATATAACATTTATTAAAAAGTGTAATTCAATTTATGAAAAACAATATATTACTAATGAATTAGATATTTTCCTAGATTCATTTGGTATTGATTACCATAATTAAAAATTACCATAATTAAAAATTACCATAATTAAAAATTACCATAATTAAAAATTACCATAATTAAAAATTACCATAATTAAAAAAAAACCCAAAAGCATTTTATTATGCTTTTGATTTTTTTATTAATTTAATTTATTGAGTTTAATCAGGGATGTTAGAATTTAAAAGTTACAAGGGAACAATCGCTTCAGATGTTGAACAACAATTTATTAGAAATGTATTCAAAGATCTTGAAAATCCTCATTCATTTTATACAGCATTACAGATCTCATATAATAATAATAAGCATTTTGGGTATAGTTTTAATGGACTAGACATTTTATATTTAATTGAAAAATTTAATAGTGACCATGACATAGTTGAAGTCAAAGGTCAAATTCATACAAATAGCCATTCAACTAAATTATTAGTAAATGCTTACACAGGTAATCAATTGTTTGTTACTGATACTTATATTCAAGTATCTATTCCATCATCGGGTAATATATATCATATATTATTACAACCGCCTAAATTACATAATCTTGAATATTGGGTATATCTTGGTAATAATTATTTTATACCACCATCATTCTAAAGGGGTTTCGACCCCTTACGACGAGAACTAATTACACTATGAACTACAGAGCTCACAATTTTCGCGATTTTCTAAACTACAAGCAAGTATTTCTTCTGCACTTGCTTGTAACTTTGTGTCTCTCATACCTTTTTCAATTGATGCATCTATACTAAATTTACCAGCTGATACTTGAGCTTTACTTCTAAGATAGTAAATACCAGTTTTAAGTCCTTTTTTCCATCCATAAAAGTGCATACTAGTTAATTTTTTGATATTAGGACTGGCCATAAATAGATTCAATGACTGAGTCTGCGAAATAAATGCCCCGCGTTCAGCACTTTGATCAATTAAACTTTTCATACTCATTTCCCAGCATGTTTTATATAAAACTTGAATATCTTTTGGAATTGCAGAGATATCTTGTATACTTCCATTATTTGCAATTATAGTGTCTTTTAATTCTTTATTCCAAATACCAAGTTTAGTAAGATCTTCTACTAGATGTTTATTGACCACAATGTACTCACCTGATAGCACGCGACGTTTAAATATACAACTGTCAAAAGGCTCGAATGACTCAGTATTACCCATTATTTGAGCAGAACTAGCTGTTGGCATACATGTTGTAAGTTCGCTGTTTCTTACTCCATGTTCTATAATGTCTTTTCTAAGTGCTTCCCAATCCCATCTACCACTTGAATATTCTGTTAGGTCAATTTGATTGTGCTCGGCCCATAAATCAAATTGGAATTTTCCTTGTGATAATGGACTACCTTGGAAAGTTGAATACGCTCCATGTTTTTTAGCTTCTTCCATTGATCCAGACAGAGATGCAAAATAAAGTGTTTCAAATATTTCTTTATTTAATTTTTTTGCTGCGTCTGATTCATACTCTAAACGCATTTTAATGTAAACATCAGATAGCCCTTGAATACCAATTCCTAAAGGACGATGTTTTAAATTACTTGCTTTAGTTTCAGGTACAGGGTAGTAGTTGTGATCTATAATGTTATTCATTGGTAAAATAGTACTTTTTACAACATCAAATAATAATTGATGATTAAATACTGGTTTACCGGATTTTACTTCTACATATTTTGGAAGAGCAATACTCTCTAAATTACAGCAAGCATACTCTTTTGAATCTGAATACAAAGTAATTTCACAACATAAATTACTTGATTTTATAGTTCCAATATTTTTTTGATTACTTTTTTTATTAATTTGATCTTTATAAAGTATATAAGGATTTCCAGTTTCAATTTGATTTTCTAAAATTTTTGTCCAAACTTCTTGGGCTTTTATTTTACGACGATATTTACCTTTTTCAACGTAATCCCAATACAATGTTTCAAAATTGTCACCATATGCATCTGATAATCCCGGGCATTCATCTGGATCTAATAAATACCAATCTGAATCACTTTCAACTTGTTTCATAAATAAATCTGATATCCACATTGCTAAGAAAAGATCACGAGCTCTCATGTCTTCACTACCTTGATTTTTTCTAAGATCTAAGAAATCTAATATATCAGGGTGATGAGGTTCAAGGTACATTGCAAATGATCCTTTTCTTTTCCCTGATTGATTAATATATTTACATGTTTCATTATATACTTTTAACATTGGAATAATACCATCACTAACACCATTTGTCCCTCTAATAACAGATCCTTTACTTCTAATATTTGATAAATGAATACCTATACCACCTCCTAATTTAGAAATATGAGCAGTATCTGTAATTGTTTTAAATATACCTCCTACTGAATCATTAGTTCCTAATAAAAAACATGATACTAAATTTCCAAGTCTACCACCACTATTAAATAATACAGGACTAGCAAATGTAAAATAATGTTGCGAAATTAGATTATATGTTTTTAAAATTAGTTCAAGTGAATCTTCAAGATGAACTTGGATTGCAACTCTCATATACAAGTGTTGTGGACGTTCAACAATTTTACCATTTAATTTCATAAGATAACTTTTTTCTAATGTTTTAAATCCAAAATAATCAAATAAATGATCACGAGAGTAATCTATTGCTTCATTTAATTCTTGTCCATATTTACGAACAACTGAAATAAATACATCTGATAATACTGGAGATAACTTACCATTAGAGTCTGTATGATCATATAATTCTTCCATAACTTGACTAAAACATTCACTTGTATTTTTATGCAAATTACTAATAATAATTCTAGCAGCTAATTTAGGATATTCTAAATTTTCAGTCATATTAACTGCAATTCTAGCAGATTCTTCATCAATTTCAGAACTAGTTACACCATCATAAATACCAGAAATAACACGCTGGGCAATAAGATCCGTATCTATAGTTTTTAATTTAAATTCTTTTTTAATTTTACCTAAACGATATACAATTTTATCAAATGATAGTTTTTCAAGTTTGCCACTTCTTTTCTTGACTTTCATAATATTGTTTAATTTAAACAAATAAATAAAAAAACATTTTTTATCAAATTAATTAAAAATGATTTTATCTTAAAAAAAAACTAAATTAACATGCAAGAAAGTAAAAATAGCAGTGACAATGACAATAATAATAATGACAATGTAGATACCATTAATATAGACACTTTTTTATTAAATAATGGATGGAATGATCATAATGAACGACTTATTGTTTCAATTGGAGAAACTGCAGCTGGATATAAATGGATGCATTTGCAATGTACTCAAAGATATAATTTACTGAATAAAATAATAAATATTTCTTTAATCTTACTAACAACTGCATTGAGTGCACAAACTGCAATTGGTAACAATGATAAATGCAGTTTAAATTTATCACAACAAATTCTTACATACGTTATAACCGGTCTAACTGTTTTAAATAATTTTTTGAATTTTGAAAAAAAAAGTATAAATCATTTAACTGCAGAAAATAGTTATTCAGAATTGTATCATGATATACAACAACAAATGTGTTATTTTCGTAAAGATAGACCACCGGCAGCTAAATATGTAAGTTCAAAATTTAAAAAGTTTGATCATTTAACTTTAATTAATCCTAATATTGATAAAGATATTATAGATAAATTTAACAAGACTACTAAAAAACAATTTAATACACCTACAACAGAAATTAGTATTATAAATGAAAATTTACAAATTCGTAGAAGTGACTCTTTAACTACACATACGCATACACCTACAGTTAATCCCATAGATACAGTTGTAATAAATATGGAAAATGGCCCTTCAATACCAATTTCAAATAAAGATAAAAAATCTAATTTATATTGTATGAATTCTATAGTAAATAAAAATTATAGAATAGAAGGAGACTTGGATTCGTTTAATACCAATGAATATCTTAGACGAAAAGCTTTAGAAGCTCAAATGGAATTTGAATATAAAAGAAATGATAATTGAGCCTAACCAAGAAAAAATACTTTTAAATTTTTATTAAAAAATAATTAATAAAATTTTTAGACACATTTAGACACTTTAGAATTGATCATTTGAATATTCACGAGCCGAAGGATCTACGCTATGACTCCATTTTGGTTTCCAAAATTTTACAGTAAATTCACTAGTATTATTATAGTCATTTTTATTAAAGTGATTACAAAATAAATTTCTATAATATAATTGTTCTTTTGTAGATGGCTTGTTGTAATTATATTTTTGTATACCTATATTAAATATTAAATCATTATACAAATTTTCACAATGATTTTTTATTGATTCTACCCAATTTTGTTCTTTATTTTGACCAAATGCAGCACTTACTCCATCACTAAATTGTTCTTTTTTACGATACAAAATTTCATCCGGGATGTATCCTACAAAAGAATCTCTGAATACTTTTTTTTCAATAATGTTATCACCCATCCCCATTATTTTTGCAATATTACCAAATGTTTTATAACAAGGTGGTAATGACAGAATGTATTCTACAAATTCACGGTCTGTAAATGGTACTCGGATTTCTACTCCATTTGCCATTCCAGTTTTATTAGCGCGTAAACAATCAAATAAATGAACGTTGCTAACTAAATTAATTGTTTCTAACTGATAATCTTTTTCACTAGGAGCATTGCTTCCATACAAGTAACACAGTAGTTCATCACTTAATTCTCCACTAAAAAGTACCTTTAAATCTGGGTAATCTTTTTTAATTTTTTTAATCAGCAAATACATAGGTGTACTTGCTCTAATACTTGTTGTATCATATGTTTCTGTATACCATACTACTTCTGATATAGCATTCAATCCTTCTTTAACTGTAAATGTATATTCATGATGATCAGTTCCTAAAAATTTAGCAACTTTTCTAGCAGCAAGTAAATCAACTGAATTTGGTAATCCAATACTAAATGTTTTGACTTGAGATGTTGTCAGACGAGATACAATAGATGCAATAGATGCAATTAATGAACTATCTAAACCTCCTGACAATAACACTCCAAAATCTGGTGAATTGTCTAATAGTAGTAGGTCATCAATTTGTTTTGATACACTTTTAGTTAGTAATTTATTAACTTTTTGTTTTACAATGTTGTAAGGTTCTATTTTTTGTATATTTATATCTTTATATAAATCTAAATAATTATTATCATTGTTTAATAAATTTATAGTAAGATCATCTATTTTAGTCAAAATATATTTTCTTGGTAAAAATACTTTTATAGTACTCACAAAAGGCACAAGAGCTTTAAGTTCAGATGCAAACGCGATTGTCGAAAAGTCGGGATTAAATCCATAATACAAAGGAGTAACACCTATATGATCACGTGATACAAATATTGTGTCGTATTTTTTATCAAATAATATAAATGAAAATTGTCCATCCAGTTTTCTAAAAAACTGTTTAATATTATCATCATAATAGTCGTTATTTCGTATATATTTTGTGTACAATGGAATTATAATTTCACAGTCACTTTGTGTACATGTGTAATTTAATTCTTTAGATAATTCTTTCCAATTAAAAATCTCACCATTTATAATTAAAATAATGTCACCAGCTTCATTAGTAATTGGCTGAGGAATATCATTGCCATTAATTTTTAGTCTTGTATGACACATTGTAATTGTTTTACCACCGGAAGTTATAGGTATAGTCTTAAAACTACTAGCATCAGGTCCTCTATGTGACAACAATTTAATTGGAATTGTAGCATCAATATTTTCATTTGAAATCATACAAAAAATTCCGCACATTACTAGCTTTTAATACTGTTTAAATTTAAAATTAATTTCAATTTTATATCAAAACGGGTTACCACCATTTTTTTAGAGTATTTTGGTGGTAACCAGTTTTGATATAACTTTTTTAAAAGTGTAAAGTTAGTTTAAAAATAAAAATTTATTACAACTTATACAGTACAACAGATGTCTTTATTATATATACATATAGGTAAAGTTTTACCAAGTGATAATTACAGAAGTTTATCATATATATATGATTCTATTTATCAAAGTTTATTAATTGGTTGTAAAGATAAAATTTACGTTTTATTAGATGACACTTTAGTACAAGAATTTAATAATACTTTGTGTAATTTTAATATAAATACTGTATCTGTAATTACAGTTCCCCTTAGTGTTCTAGGCGATCTTCCCAAAGAATACATTGATTACATTAATTCTTTACCAAAAGATTTAAGTTCATTTAGAGATTCTTTTTGGATATCAACTACTGCTAGATTTTTCTATATAGAAAAATTTATTGAATTATTTAAATTGCACAACGTTTTTCATATTGAAAATGATATTATGTTGTATGAAACTACTCAAAATATTTTAAAAAATTTAGATCAAAATGAAATGTATATGGTACAAGACTGTAAGTCCCGAGTTGTGCCGTCAATTATATTTATACCAAATGTAAATTCAATTTCTAAATTAAATAAATACATATTAAAAACGCTAACGGGAACATTTATAAATGATATGGAACTTTTAGGTAGTTATCCTTTTAAAAAATTATTTGATTTTAATCCAACAGATACAACCGCAACTGGAAATATTATCTTTGATGGAGCGGCGATTGGACAATTTTTAGGAGGAGTTGATCCTAGAAATTTAAATCCCCCAGCTGATTACATCAATACTATATGCAATCCACGTGTAGGGTTTATAAATGAAACATGTGATTTTAAATTAGACAACCTGAATCCAAAAATATTTTTTAAAAAATCGATTGGTAGTAATTTACAAGAATTAAATATTCCATTTTCAAATTACCATGACAATAACACGCAAGCAAATTACTTGAAACGAATTGCAAATTTACACATTCATTCTAAACAACTGTATCAGTATAGTTCTAAATTTAATTTAAAATATACTGATCTTATTACTGGAGATCGTATAGCAGAATTATGTGATTTTATAATCATGACATATCAAATTTATGCCTTCCACAAAAGTCTTAAAGTAGATAATTCTAAAATATTAATTATATCTGATTGGAAATCTCCAAATTTACATGATAAATTAAATATGATATTTAAATCTCTAAATAAAAAAACAATTAAATTACATATATATACTCATATTCTTGATGATTTTATTACAATTGCTGACAAATTAGATAATCATAGTCAGTTTATAATTTACTTACATAATTCTGATCACAGTTTAAATAATACATTATCCCATGCAAAATTTATTAATCAACATAACATTGTTAAAATATATAGTCAAAATGTTAATTGTGATATGAATGATAAAGTACACTTGTTACCAATTGGATTTGGAAATAGTATGTGGACTCATGGTAATTTAGAAGATATATATTCAGTTATAAATAGTACATATTTATTAAAAAAAACTAAAGGAATTTATATTAATATTAATCCAAATACATTTGCTTATCGGGCAAAAGTTCTAACTGAAGTGAACAACGAACGTTTTAATACAAGTTCTGGCAAACCATTTAAAGAATATCTTCAAGAATTAGCTACACATCGCTTTTGTTTATGCGTTAGAGGGAATGGCCTTTCTTCTCATCGTGAATTTGAATCATATTATTTAGGAGTTATTCCTGTTATAATTAACAATAAATTTACTAATATGGATAATCATGTGAAATACTTGAAAAAATTAGATTTACCATTTTATGAAATTACATCTGAATCACTAGAAAAATATTCAGATGATTTCTTTAATGAAGTACTGTATAATAAGATTACAAAGGGTTATGATTTGACACAATTAAAATTATCTTATTACTCTTAAATTACATTCGTCGTAATTTTTGAAAATTTAAAATATTAGTTTATAATAAGTTAACGTATTAATGTCAAATACGAATTCACGATATATAGAAGGTGAATTAATTAAAGGTAATCTTAGTATTTTACCAGGATATTGTCCAGCTGATGGTGATGGTTCTATACAAGTAGCTGGATCAGTATTTACTAATTATATATATGAATATATAGATGGCGATCCAGTTAGTGTTAATGGTACACTTTTTTATACAGATGGAACTTTTGGAAATGTAATTGTAACATCTACTACACCTGGATTAAATAAAAGTACAGGATCGTTGATTGTATATGGGGGTACTAGTGTATTAGGAAATTCTATAAATTTTGGAACACTTTTAATTTCTAATAGTACTATTTCAACAAATGCGTGTAGTGGAGCATTTGTTGTATCTGGTGGTGTAGGAATAAATCAAGATTTAAATGTAGGAGGTAATATAAATGCTATTGGAGTTGTATCATTATATAATACAGTTCCGAGTATCAGCTCTAGTATAGGAAGTCTTTTGTCACTTGGAGGTATTTCTATACAAAATACAGTTAATTCGAGTAGTTTTACTTCAGGTGGTGGTTTAACTGTAGCAGGTGGTGCTAGTATAGCAAAAGATTTATATGTAAATGGTACTATTTCAAGTAATTTTTTAAATGTAGAATCAGGTCAGTTTAATTATATTTCAGTTGGTAATTTAAATACAAATTTATTTTCAGTGGCAAATTTGATAAGCAATAATAATACATTATCAAATTTATATACAAGTTTTGCTACTATAGCAAATACACTTTTAATAAATTCTAGTATTAGTAGTTTATCTGTAACTACAGAAAATGTAACTAATTCTAGTATAAACAATTTAAATACGCAGACAATTGCGTCTAATTATGGAACGTTTGATTTTATGACAGTTGGATCTATTTATGTTACAAACGAACTTGGTTACAATGATATAGTTACAAATATCAGTACAAGTAATATAAATAGTACATATGGTACATTTGGAAATTTAATTGTTAGTAATATAACAAGTAATAATCTTGTATCTGATTTTATTAATGTAACTAGTACTATCCCCAGTTTAAATTCTACATACGGATCTGTAATACTTGCTGGTGGTTTGTCAATTTCTTGTGCAGTAAATTCTGAAAGTGGTACAATAGGTGGAGCTCTTACAATCGCGGGTGGCGCTAGTATAAAAAAAGATGTATACATTGGAGGAATTCTAGACATGAATAACAGTGTAATTACAAATGTAACATCGCCTAGCGTTGATCTTCAAGTAGCTAATAAATGGTATGTTGATAATAGAACTGTAGGAAATGTTTATGGAAATTTTACACAATTTCAAGTAATTATTGGAGGAACTAGTGGTAGTATAACAAGTTATCCATCGTTATTGTATGACAATATTACACTTTCAGTTTTGTCAACAGCAGATGCAACTAGTCTAACTAATGGAGGCAGTTTGTATGTATCAGGTGGAGCTAGTATTAATAAAAGCTTGTATATTGGACAAAATGCTCATATATTAGGCTATCTTGATATGAATAATCAAAATATTAATAGTGTTGCAATACCTATTTTACCATATGATGCAGCTAATAAATATTATGTTGATTCTAAAACATATGGTAATTTAAGCGGGAATGCAACACAAGGACAAGTAATAATTGGTGCAAGTTCTGGTAGCTTGACTGGATTTCCTAATTTTACATTTGACGGCGAGTTATTGTCACTCAATACAACTACAAATGCAATAGGCCTAGGAAGTGGTGGAAGTTTAAACGTAGCCGGTGGAGCTAGTATACTAGGAAATGTTTATTTAGGAAGTACCCTGGATCTAAATAATAACCGTATTACAAATGTTACATCACCTAGTACCCTCCTTGATGTTGCTAATAAATATTATGTTGACACCCGAACTGTAGGAAATGTTTATGGAAATTTTACACAAGGCCAAGTTATAGTAGCCGGAACTAGTGGTAGTATAATCGGATTTCCGAATTTTACATTTGGTGGAGAACTATTGTCACTTAATTCAACTACTAATGCCATTGGATTGGGTAGTGGCGGAACACTGAATGTATTAGGGGGTGCTAGTATATTGGGAAATGTTTATTTAGGAAGTAATCTTGATTTAAATAACAATCTTATTACAAATGTTACAGCACCTAGTACTGATCTCCAAGTTGCCAATAAATGGTATGTTGACACCAGAACTGTAGGAAATGTTTATGGAAATTTTACTCAAGGACAAATTATAGTAGCCGGAACTAGTGGTAGTATAATTGGATTTCCTAATTTTACATTTGGCGGAGAACTATTGTCACTCAATTCAACTACTAATGCAATTGGCCTTGGAAGTGGTGGTACTTTGAGTGTAGCTGGAGGCGCTAGTATATTGGGGGATGTTTATTTAGGAAGTACCCTGAATTTAAATAACAATCTTATTACAAATGTAACCGCACCAAGTACTGATCTTCAAGTTGCCAATAAATGGTATGTTGATCAATCATTGTTTAATTTTACAGTAGGGAATGTAAATGGAAATTTTACACAAGGACAAGTAATTGTAGCTGGAACTAGTGGTAATATAGTAGGATTTTCAAATTTTATATTTGATGGAATGTTGCTTTCACTCAGTTCAACTACAAATTCAATTGGCCTTGGAAGTGGTGGAAGTGTGAATATCGCAGGAGGGGCTAGTATACTGGGTAATTTGTATACTAACGGTATAGATAATAATAATCAATTAATATCTGGCGTGACACTTCCATTAAACCCACTTGACGCTGTTAATAAACAATATGTAGATTACTATCTTGGCATTAGTAATGGAGATATTTTTGAAACTCCATTTGTATTAGCTAATAATATTTCTACACCAACAAATGTAACCGGGTTTTTATTTAGTAATACTCTTGTAAGTTCATTTCAAGCAATGGTTTATCTACAAATTCCTATATTATCTATATATGACCAATGGATTATAAATGGTGTTTTAAAGGGCTCAAATTGGATAATTACTACAAAATTTATAGGAGATCATCCATCAAGAGTAACATTTAGTATAATAAATACAGGAACGTACGGTCAAATACAATATACAAATACAAATAATACGGGAACTGCTACATTGAGATTTAAAGCAACAACTACAAGCCAAGGTATTTATAATAATAATACATTGGGTAATATAATACAATCCGTACCAGTTGGGGGGACCGGTAATACATTTTTTACAAATGGATGCTTATTATTTGGGAATGGAGTAAATTCTATTTGTACAACTCTTAATTTAAAATATACATCTGGTAATTTTAATGTCGGACCAATTTTATTAAATGGCAATACGCAAATTATTACAAATGTAACAGCGCCTAGTAGTAATCTTGATGTTGCAAATAAATGGTATGTTGATGGTAAGTTTTCTGGATTTTTAAATAATACATATAATAATTTAATAGCTACAAATGCAACTGTTAGTACATTAAATGTTGACAATTTAACAACAGGTAATATAAATTTTACAGGTATACTTTATCAAAATGGTATTCCTTATCTTGGAAGTCAGTGGACAGGATCTGTTGGTTCTACAATTAGTTATACATCAGGTAATGTATTTGTGGGGACAACATTAACAAGTATAAACATTACTGCCACAAATTTAGTATCAACTAATAGTACAATTAATAATGCAAATGTATCAAGTGGAACTATAGGTTCACTTTTAGCTACTAATATTAATACAACTTCACTTACTTCAGCAAATAATGTTATTACAAATTCAACAATTACCAATGCTTTTATATCAAATGCTAATATTACAACTTTAACTTTAGCTAATTTAGTTGTTACAAATGAAACATGTAGTAATTTAATAGGTATAAATGGTAATATAACCAATTTGACTGTTGGTAATGAAGTATTATTAAATGAAACTGTAGGCTCACTTTTATCTACAAATATTAATACAACTACACTTACATCAGGAAATGCTGTTATTACAAATAATATAACTTCAAAAAATATTTTAATTACCGGTAATACAAATGCAACAAATATTCTTACTATAGATTGTTTTAATTCACAAACATTTGGTGGTCAAATACTTTTTAAAAATTCAGCAAGTACTGGTGATTTTAGAATTTTTGGAGACGGCGGTGATGTTCAATGGCTTGGTGGAGGAGGTCGTGCTATGCAATTTGGCGCTTATCATCAAGTAATTATTGGAGGTGGACGTACATCTACAATAACTATTCCACAAGTAGCCGGTAATAATGCTACATTCAATTGTCAAGTTATAAATTCAAATAATAGTATAGGTTTACAAGTTAAAGGAGTTGCTGCTCAAACAGTTGATTTACAACAATGGATAAATAGTGCTAATACAGTTCTATCTCGTGTAGATTTTTTAGGAAGAATTGGTATAAATTCTACCACGGTTGCCACTGGTCAAGCTACAACTGGTAGTATTTATACACTTGGAGGAGCAACTATTAATCAAAATTTATATGTAAATACGGTTAACCAAACTCCTTCTTTGGGCGATCTTTATTTTGAACAGTCTTTTTCAGCTCTTAATGCTCAATTAACTCCTGCAAATATTACAGGATTTGCTTTTAGTAATAGTATTGTTAGATATTTTAGAGCTGATGTATCCATTTTTATAAATACAGCTTCAGGAAATATAGTTAATGGATTTGAAATTAAAGGTATAAATTCTAGTACTGGTAGTTGGTTATTAAATACATCATTTATTGGTAGTAATCCTCCTAAAGTAAATTTTACAATTTCAACAAGTGGCCAAATGTTATATACAAGTTCTTCAGTTGGAAGTTTTGTATCAAGTACTATCAAGTTTAGAGCAATAACAACATCTATTTAGACAAATTCATATTAATCTCATTTTTGTATTTTTTAGATTTATTTATATGTAAATCTACTAATTTTTCTAAATCTTTATTTACAAGACCCTCATTTGTTATTAAAGTGTATTCATATAAATCACCGTCTACTTCATCAAATTTACGATTTAATCTTGTACAAAATCCTCGTATATAACAATATCTTATATAATCAACATCTACTGGAAATTTTAACATGTACCCTACTGTTTCTTTACTTCTATATTCAAATGACTGTGATATACAAAATGCATGATATCCTCTTTTTGTTTTATATATTTTAAATGACTTGTCGGACTCGGCTTGTAATAAACTTAGAACGTCTAAGTCACCATTGTCAAAATCTAACATTAAAATGTTTTTGTAACAAATGTATACAGTATTTGTTTTAGAGTCTCTTGCTATATAATAATCTTTTTTAGTTTCAATTAACAATTGTTCTCGTTTAACTCCTTGTAAATAATACGGCGCGGTTTCAATTATAGAATCAGAGTCTATTGAATATATATCAAATGAGTCGTATTTTTGATGTTCTAACGGATCTAATCCTTTTAATATATTTAAAAAAGTAGTGTGAAACATATACAAGTTGTATTTAAAAAAATATTTTAATTATAACTTATAACAATGAAAGCGTCTGATAAACAAATAAGTTATCTTAAAAGTATACTACAATCCGAAAACAAACAATTATCAGATTTTACTAAAAAATCATTTGATGAATTAGAACACTCTGATATCTGTCAGTTATTTAAAGTAATTAAAACAGCAACTGATAAACAAAAAGTGTATTTGCAAAGTGTATTACAAGAAGAAAAAAAATTACTATCTGAATTTACCATGACCCCAATTGATAACTTGACTCATCAAGAAATTACTTTAATTTTTAAAAAATTACAAGTTCCAATTCATCTACATTTAAAAGACATAAAGTACATTATGAAAGAAGAAGGTCCTGGATACGTAGTAGGAACTCAATTAAATACATATTCAAAAAAAACTATGAATTTAATAGTATTTCAATATCTTATGGTAATTGATTGGGACATCTCGTCCTTGGCAAAGGACGCTTTGTCTTCAGTGAGTACAGACAAAGATGAATTACTTGAAAGTATTAAAACACTTTTAAAACAATTTCCATATACATTTTACATTTATGAAACTTTTAATGGGTTTCATGGATACCTTGTAAGTAAAAATTTTGATTATTATAGTTGGGATACTCTAAAACTTTTAAAACAATTACGCTGTGATAAATATTATATAGGATTTACTAGAAAAATTGGATTTACTGTAAGATTAAATAAAAAATTAAATCGTAATGAAGAATTTATTGAAAAGTTTGTTTGTAAAATTAATGATTATCCAATTTTACAAGAATTACAAAAATTAATAGAAATTAAAGACAACTTAATTTAATCTTCATCTTCAGATTCACTTTCAGTTAATTCGCTTTGATCATCGTATTCATCATCATATTCATAATTTCTTCTTAATCTAGCTTCGTTTACTTCTTCATTATGCGCTTCTTCATATTCAGATAATTCCGACTATTCAGTTGGTTCAGTTGTATGTGCGATTGGTATCCGCTCCCCACCACGCCCATAATTATTTACAATATTAGCAAGTTCATTAACTAATACATCATTAGTATTACTATCTAGATTACTATTTGGACGTGTTAATCGTGCAACTTGTAATGCATTATAATGATTTAAAATCATATTCAAGATTACTTCAGTATTATACGAGCTACTACTGCGATCTATTGCATCACGTATTTGTCTTTCTAAATCAGCCGGTAGTCTTGTGGCATTACCCACCTCGTTATGAGCTTCTTCTGATTCTGTTAATTCAGATATTTCAGTTGGAGATTCTGTTAGCTGAATTGTAGACTCTGTTGAGTTGTGATTAAATATATTATTGTATACATTTGATGTATTAATTGCAATAGCTGACAATGTACCTGAACTAGTTTCAACTTGTTGACTGTCATTTCTAATTTTTAAGCTTATTAAATCGATAAATTGTAGTTTTTTATCTATTAAATTATTAGGTAACATAGATAGTTCATTTTGTGATAAAATACCTTCTGCTCGTAACTCATTTAAGAATCTATTAAAAGTTTGTTGATTACTATTTATAAAAAGAGTCGAGTCATTGGGATAATTTAATAAACTTACAAAGCTTGCAGTATTACTTGTAAGCATACTTTCTTTAGACACTACTTCTTCTTTGGTATTAGGATCATCTTTCATATTATTTGTAACTGACACCAAGTGTTTGTATTCATTAATTACTATATTTACTAATTCACGCGAAACCGGAGTACGGTCAATCGGATGTTTATTACCATTTGTAGTAAAATGAGTATAAAGCGAGCGAATGTCATCACAATACGTCTGGCCATTGTGTCTATAACTAAAAAAGAATTCTGCTGGTATATCTTTAATCGACTCCATTGTAAATATACTAGAATCATTTGAACATTTACTTTGTAATTTTACTTTTAGATTAATTTGTTCATGTACTTTTTTAGATAACTCTGCGCAAATTTCACGTTTAGATAACATACTCCAAAAAGGTATACGTTCCTTTGCAGCTAATTCTCTAAGATCATCTAATTTTAAATCACCTAATGTAGCACATATATTTTCCCATTTAAAACGACGCACTTGTTCTGGTTTTAAAACCGATTTTTGTAAATTTTTACGAGCTTTTTTAATTTTTTCTTGCGATTTTTCACGACTTTCTGTTATTCTTCTTTCTATATTTCTTTCAATTTGTCTTTGTTCACTTTGTATACATCTAATAAAATGATTAATATGCCCACGAATTGATGAATCAATTTGATCATTTGATGTAAAAGGCGATTGCAAGCTTATAAATTTTTTAATAAATGTACCTAACAAGGGCCAATAATCTCTAAAATAATGGCGTATACATCTTTGATAAACTGGGTGATCTCTATTAATATTTATATTATTAACTGATAATATTTGAGGTAATATTGCTGATTTAAAAAATTGTTCAAGTTGTGGTCTAGTCCATCCATTACCAAATAATGAACGTTTGTAATTATTGAAATTTTGAGGAGTAATTTCTTCATTGCTTCGAGTATGATTTTGATCACCTTCTTTTATCCATATAAAATATTTATGATTATATGTATTATTATTTATAGTTACAGACTGCTGAGCATTGTCATGTAAGAGTGAATACAAAGTTGGTGATTCATTAAAATAGATATATTCAAATATAATTTTAGTACTGATAAATGTTGGATAAATAGTAGGATTCGTACCAAATGGCACAGCCCTTTGTACTCCTAGTTTTTGCATAATATATCTTACAACACTCATTAACTCATTTTGATTTATGTAACGTAAATCAAGCAACAATTCTCTATCATAATTTAAATATTCATTATATTCTGTAGTAATAGTTTGTAAAAATTCTTCAATAGACATCTGCACTCGGTTGTAAGTAACTTGGTCTGCCATAATAGTAGTACTAAATAAAAAAATATTATTAAAAACTAAAACTTATATAAATTGAATTTAAAACTAATTTAATTATTTACAACAGAATGACTAAAACTATTGAAGAAAAATACCAGAAATTAACTCAAAAAGAACATGTACTTTTAAGAAGCGGAATGTATATAGGTGATATTAAAAAAAATGTAGAAGAATTATGGATTAAGAGGAATGACAACGAATTTATGACAAAAGAAGTTATTGAATATTCCCCGGGTTTTATCAAGATATTTGATGAAGCACTAACTAATGCAACAGATCATTCTGCTAGAGATCCTACTGTTACGCAAATTAAAGTCGACTACAGTATTGAAACTGGCGAATTAAGTATTTACAACAATGGTCTAGGAGTACCTATTGAATTGCACAAAGAACACGGGTTGTATGTTCCAGAGCTAATTTTTGGACACTTGTTGTCAGGTTCAAATTACAATGACAACGACCAGCGTACTGGTAGTGGAGTTAATGGTTTAGGAATTAAGCTTAATAATTTGTTTTCTAAAAAATTTACAATTGAAACAGTTGATTCAAATACTAAAAAAAAGTTTATTCAAGAATACACCAATAATATGTCAATTGTAGGTAAACCAAAGATTGCAAATTGTAGTACTAAAAGTTATACTAAAATTACATTTATTCCAGATTACACTCGTTTTTCAATGAACGGCCTTGAAGATGATACGGTGTCTCTTATTAATAAAAGAGTATATGACTGTATAGCATGCACTCGATCTGATGTAGCAGTGTATCTTAATGGTGAAAAGTTAAAGGGTAAAGGATTAGTAGATTACACAAAGTACTTTTTCCAAGATTCTACAAAAACATTTAGTGAATCTTGTGTACAAACTATTAAAGGCGTTGAATTTGTATGGGAATACTCTATTGTTCCAAGTGAATCATTTTCACAATTGTCATTTGTAAATGGTAATGCTACATCATCTGGAGGTAAGCATGTTGATTACATTTTGTATCAAATAATTAACAAGTACAAGGAGCTACTTGAGTCAAAGAAAAAACTCAAAGAACTTAAACCAAACTTTATTAAAGACAAGCTCTTTCTATTTCTTAGAGCAACCGTTGTAAATCCAAGTTTCTCGAGTCAAACAAAGGAATTACTTACAACACAAGCTAAAGATTTTGGATGTAAAATTGAAGTACCTGATTCATTTATTCAAAAGTTATATAAAAGTTCAATTACAGATGAAATTGTAGAGTTTTGTAAAATGAAAGAGTCTAGTAAATTAGCAAAGGATACCGACGGAAAAAAGGTTAATAAAGTATATATTCCAAAATTAGAAGATGCGCTTTGGGCCGGAACTGCTAAATCAAATGGTTGTACTTTAATTCTGACTGAAGGTGACTCTGCCAAGACTTTTGCTATTTGGGGGCGTAGTGTTACAGGTCCAGAAAAGTACGGTGTTTTTCCACTAAAGGGTAAATTACTTAATACTCGTGATGCATCTGTATCTCAATTACTTAATAATGAAGAATTAAATAATATTAAACAGATTTTAGGTCTAAAGCAAAATAAAGACTACAAAGATACATCAGAATTACGTTATTCAAAAGTTATGATTTTAGTAGATGCAGATGTTGATGGTAGTCATATCAAAAGTTTATTTGTAAACTTTATTCACAATAGTTGGCCAAGTCTTATTAAAATGAATCCAAGTTTTATTCAAACTATACGTACTCCAATTGTTAAAGCTATCAAGGGTAAAAAAGTAATAGAATTCTTTACTGAACAAGACTATCACAAATGGCAAGAAACTGGTTTAACTGGATATCAAATTAGATACTTCAAGGGTCTGGGGACTTCAAAAAAAGAAGATGCTCATGATACATTCCGTAGAATTGATGAACTAAAAATGGACTATTATTACAAAAATGCTAACTGTGATGACAGTATATTACTTGCATTCGAAAAAGATAAAAATGTTAAAGTCGTCAGGGCAAAGGATACTGATAGTGTAAGCACAGGTGATGAAGACCTTAAGTGTTCAGATAAAAGAAAAAAATGGTTAGCTGAATACGACAAAGACATTTATATTGATACAAAACAAACCAAAGTACCATTTCAAGATCTTATTAATAAAGAACTTATTCATTTTTCTATATATGACAATACACGTAGTATTCCAAGTATTTGCGATGGATTAAAACCAAGTCAGCGTAAAATTTTACATTATATGCTCAAAAAAAATATTACTCAAGTTATTAAAGTTGCTCAGTTGTCTGGTTATGTTTCAGCTGAAACTGGTTATCATCACGGTGAAGCATCACTTCAAGGTGCTATTGTAGGTATGGGTCAAGACTTTGTTGGTTCTAATAATATTAATTTACTGTACCCAGATGGTAACTTTGGTAGTAGACTCCTTAATGGAGCTGATGCAGCTAGTGCTCGTTACATTTATACAAGACTCGCTGACGCAACCAAAATGATATTCAATGACAATGACGTACCATTACTACAAGAACAATTTGATGATGGTATTTCAATTGAACCTAGTTATTTTATGCCGATTATCCCGATGATATTAGTCAATGGATGTTCAGGTATTGGTACAGGATATTCTACATCTATTCCTAGTTACAACCCATCAGATATTATAGACAATTTAACTAGATATCTAAATGGTAAAGATACATTACAGATGACACCTTGGTTTAAAAACTTTAATGGAAGTGTTGTAAAAACTGGAGATGGTACATTTAAAACACAAGGTAAATGGGAGCAATTATCAGATACACAAATTAAAGTAACAGAACTCCCAATTGGAATGGGTGTTACTATATACAAAGAATTTTTAGAAGGATTAATCGAAGGTCGGGGGAGTACCGCCAAAGAAACTAAAAAGGTAGTTAAAAAGAAAATTATATTAAAAGACGTTAAAAATTTAACACGTGATGAAAATTCTCAAATTTGCTTTATTATTGAATTCAAATCATCTGAAGATCTAAAATTATTAATAGAGTCATGTACTTTAGAAAAAGAATTAAAGCTTACTAAGGCTTTTACAACTAACAATATGTATTTATTCGATCCAGATCTTATACTAACTAAATACACTGACCCAAATGACATTTTGCTGGATTACGCCAACCTAAGAATTATATATTACCAAAAAAGAAAAGAGTATATGATTATAAAGTTAAAATCAGAATTAAAAATGCTACAAGCAAAAGCTAGATTTATAAAAGAATACATCGAAGGTAAATTACAAATCAATAAAAAAAGTAAAGAATTTATCTCTAATTTACTTGTACAACATAAATACCCAATGGTTGAAGAAACATTTGATTATCTTTTGAATTTACCGATATATAGTCTAACTGAAGAACGAATAGAAAGTCTGTTAAAACAATGTGAAAATAAAAAAGGCGAATTAGAATATATTAAATCTAAAACTGATAAGCAACTTTGGCTAATAGATCTTGACATTTTAAGAGAAAAATTGAATATTTAATATAAATTTACTATTATAATGAAAAGTAAAGAAGAACAAAAAAAATATAGAGAAGATAATAAAGAAAAAATTCAAGAATATAAAAAAGAATATTATGAAAAAAATAAAGAAAAAATTTCACAACAAGGAAAAAAATATAGAGAAGATAAAGAAAAATTTAAAGAAACAAATAAAAAATATTACGAAAATAATAGAGAAATAATTTTAGAAAAACAAAAAAAATATGCGGTTAATAATCAAGAAAACATAAAAGAATATAAAAAAGAATACCGTCACAATAATAAAGAAAAAATTCAAGAATATAAAAAAGAATATTACGAAAATAATAAAGATAAAATTATAGAATATCAAAAAGAATATAAAGAAAATAATAAAGAAAAAATTCAAGAATATAAAAAAGAACATTATGAAGAAAATAAAACACAAATTTTACAACAACAAAAAGAATTCTATGAAAATAATAAAGATATATTTAAAGAAAGACAAAAAATATATTATGAAAATAATAAAAATAAAGATGAATTTAAAGAAACTCGTAAAATATATTATGAAAATAACAAAGAACAAATAAAAGAATATAAAAAAACTTATAATCTATGTTTGTCATGTAAATTATTTCAAACTATTAAACAAAATAATTACTTATGTTCTTATTGTAATCCTGAAAAATCTAAACATCAAAAAACTAAAGAAATGCGTGTTAAAACATTTCTTGAAGAAAATAATTACACATTTATTCATAATAAAAAATGTAATTTAGATAATTCTTGTCAAACTTATTATCCAGATTTTTTTATTGACAATGGTACTTTCTTTTTAATTATTGAATGTGATGAAAATGCACATAGTTCTTATGACGCAGAATGTGAAAAATACGTGAGAATAATATTTGTTATGCTTTAGGATTACCATGTGTATTTATTAGATATAATCCAGACTTGAAAGGTGTTAAATTAAAAGTTAAAGAAATGGTATTAAAAAGTTATATAGAATACTATAAGAATTTACTAGAATTTGATAATGAAGTTCAATATTTATTTTACAAACGTAAATTAAATCCATTTTGAATCTTTGTAAATTTAAAATTATTAGAAATTTAAAATATTTATACTATACTATACTATGGGCAGTGAATCTTTTATTAAAGTCTTTTTTACAATTTCCAATACAATTAAATTATATCATTGGCAAACAAGATCATATCCTCGTCATAAAGCTACTGATGAATTACATTCTAAATTACTTGATCTAATTGATACATTTGTAGAAGTATATATAGGAAAATACAGTCGACCTAATTTTAATGGAGAATTTAATATAACTATTAAAGAATTATCAGATGAATATGCTTTTGATTTACTAACACATTTTGCAGAATATTTAGAAAAAGATTTACCTAAGGTGCTTTCATCTAAGGACACGCATCTTTTAAATATTAGGGATGAAATGATGGCAACTGTTAACCAAACTATGTATTTATTTACATTGAATTGAGTTTATTTTTAAAAATACATTCGTTTTTGATAAAACTTTTTTTTAAAAAGTTTATATATTATTAGAATGTTATATTATATAGGTGTACTTTTATTTGGAGTATACATTGGTCAAGAATACAGTTTACCGCCTGTAAAATTTTTTGTACATAAAGCTATTCTTTACGCTCAAGGTAAACTAAAAACAATTGGAGAACATCCCCAGCAAACTAAAACAAATTGGTGGAAATTTTGGTAAAAATTAAATAACAAAAATATATTTTTTTTTTATTTAGATAAAGTAATATGAGTGATATACCTAATATTTCAGATTTACATGCTGAAAAGTCTAAAAAAAACAAAATTAAATCAGATGTATTTGACGTTGTTTTAAATAAATGCAATGAAAAAATTAAAAATACAAATACTTTTACTGATCATACATATATTATATTTGAAGTACCTAAAATATTAATGGGATTCCCAGGATATTCTATGAATTCATGTATTATTTTTTTAAAAAATAAACTAACAAGTAGTGGTTATAAAGTTCTTTTTGCTGAACCATTTTATTTATATATAGATTGGTCATCGCCAGTTGAACCTCAAAGAGGTCCAATTAGTAATAAAGTAAAATTAGAGACTGAGAAGCTTTTGAAAAAATTCCCAGGAACTTCAAAAGTAGTTTATGAATATTCTAGTTCTAAGAAAAAAAAATAAAGTTAAAATGTCGTTTTTTATAAAAGTTTAATTTAATTAGTTAAATTAAAACGCATGAATAATAATAATCTGGATGGATATTTGTTAATTAATAAAGTAAAAAATAAAAAAGGTGTTGATACAACTGAATTTAAAGAATGCGAAGACCGTCTTATAATTAAACAATACTCTGGTGTAAACAGTGATAATTTTGTTATTAAAAAAATGGATGGTAAGAAGCTGTCATTTTCATTCTTTAAAATTAATGGTATATATTATGTAAATATCAATGGTGACCATATAATTGATTATCGTAGATTTATAAATATCCAGCAAATTTCAAAATCTAAAGAAGGAGATCATGAAATTCTTAAAGTTAAAAACGGATATATAGGAGATATTACATTATATAATTGTGATCCAGAAATTTTCAAGAGAGCTCTTGATATTATGGCAAAATATATGAAAAATAAAAATAAAGGTATTGTTAATGATCTTATGTACTTTATATTCCACTAGGTCGATGAAGAATTACCCCACGTGTATACTCCTAATACTAAGACTAATATAATAGTTTGCATTGAATATAAACTTTTACGATAACCTTCTGAATCATAGCCTAGACCATATTCTCTTAGTTTTCCATTTGGTTTGAATATTATATTAGGTTTAATAATATAAATACATATTAGACCTCCAACTATTAATAATACTTTGTTAATTAATGTTTTTTCCATTCTTATATAAACTTGATATTTTAAATTTTTGTAAATTGATAAATTTTCTAATTAAATATAATTAGAAAATAAGTAAAATAAGTATCAAATCATGGTATTTTTAAATTAGTACAAATTAAATAAAAAATAAAATTAATTAAAATTATTTGGCATATACAAGGAATCTTGAGAAGATGAAATTTCTTACTTGGCAAGATATTAAAAATGCATTTATTATATTCTTTATACGTCAAGAACATCAGGAACAACATGAACCTGAAAAAAAAGAAATGAACAGTAGTACACGCTCTTATTTAAGTAATCTTAAAACAAACCCCCAAACAATTAGAAAAAATAGTTTATTTTATAATCATTTACATCCTAATAATATAAATCATTTACATGATGCTATATGTATTAAAAAACTTGGTAAAGGTACATTTGGGTGTGTTAAATTATATCAATGTAAAGAAAAGGTTATAGAGAGTAATGGCAATATGTCTTGTAATAAATGTTTTGCAGTTAAAGAACTTAAAACTTTAAAAGTTCCTATAGAAAAAGTTAAGAAAATTTTAATAAATGAATATACAATCGGGTCTCTTTTACATCATCCTAGTGTAATAGAAACATTGGATATTGATATTGATGATAATTCTATAATTTTTGAATATTGCCCTGGTATAGATTTATTTGAATTAATTATGAAAAATAAACCCAATCATAAATTATATATAAAAGATTATCTTTATTATTTCTCACAATTATTAGATGCAGTTGAATATATTCATAGTGAACATGTAGCACATCTTGATATAAAATTAGAAAATATAATGATTAATATTTCTAAAAAAACATTAAAATTAATTGATTTTGGTGAAAGTTGTATGTGTTCTACTAATACAACTTTACGTGGTCTTAGAGGAACTGAAGCGTATGTACCTCCTGAAGAATACAATTCAACTGAATTTACTCCATTTAATGCAGATATATGGGCATTAGGTATAATATTATACGAAATTATTTATGAGTCTATACCATGGCAAAATACTAGTACTGCATGTAAAAGATTTGAACATTTTAAAACAACATTTAATTCTGGTATGTTATTACCTTATATATTTCCAGATGTAAATTATTCTGATAAATTTAATAAATTCTTTAAATTAGCATTAAATCCAGATCCAAACTGTAGAGCAAATATTACAGAATTAAAATCAGAATTTTTAAGTAAAGTTAAAATAATAACTTAGCCTCAAATTTTTAATTAGCTAAGTTAATTAAAAATAAGGAAAAAGGCTTAACTTGCTGAAGACGAGCTTCAGCTCGTCAAAGTACCCAACACAAGCTTCGCTAAAACACCTTTATATTATTTAAATTACATTTAGTCATTTAAAATAATTATTTTATTTGTATTAATTAATAAAGTAATGTCTGATACAACTCCCATTAATATACATCCATCCCAATTTGCAAATAATGCAAATAGAGCCATAACAAACGATCAAATGAAATCAACTAGAACTTTACTTACACTTACAGATGAACGTTCTAAAATGTTAGGTGTTACTGATATTAGTAAATTAAAAAGTCCAGGTAATTTTGATGATACTCAAGAATCTAAACAAACTGGTTCTAATACTAGATTCTTATTTAAAAATTTATATGGAGAAACATTACTTACATATCTATTTTTTAGTGAAGAAAATATTGAAAATCTACAAAAATTAATTAGAATGCTTGTATTCAAAGAAATGAAACAAGTTGTAGATTATCAATCTAGAAATGACCTTATGATTGTTATGAGAAGTATTTTTTTAGAATTAAGTGAACATCCTGAATTAATAGATGAAACAACACCTGCTCAAAAAAGACAAGAATTACTAAAAGCATACACTGAAGAAGTTGACCGTCTTAATCAACTTGTATTGAATTGGGTAGTTCCAAAAGTATGCAGTGGATTGCAACAATATCTTGGATACCTCCGGGACTCAATGGATCCAGTTAAACCAATGGAAGCACCAGTTAGTACTAATATTTCTGGTACTCGGCAATACCGTAGTGTTACAAGCGTACTTACAGGTAACAATTTATAAGTTATTTAAAATCATTTTTGTATTCGTGTTGAATATTACTTAATAAATGTAATATTCCATTCGCTTTTGTATCTATAAAAGGTAATGCCTCAGAAATTGCTAACATACTACCAGTAGCAAATGAAATAATCGAGTGCCAATTTTTTTTAGATTTAGGAGGAAATCCATCAATTTTTATTCTAATTACTTTGTTCATATAATTTCGCATTTATATATACAAGGTAATTTGATAAAATAATTAATTTAATTAATTTAAAATATTAGTTTATAATAAAAACAATGACATCAAAACATGTTTATAATAGAAAACCAGATACTTTAGATGGAACTGAACAAAATTTCGGAGTAGAACATCACATTATGTCAGCATCTGCATTACCATCAATGTATGATCTACGAACTGTATCTAAATGTGTACCAGCTATATTAGATCAAGGACAAATAGGAGATTGTCTAGGTAATGAAACAAGTAATGCTATGCGTTTTTGTTTAGCAAAAGAAAATAACCCAGTATTTCAACCTTCGCGTCTTATGTTGTATTATTTTGGACGTATGATGGATAAATCTCCACTTAATCAAGATACAGGAATGTCTTATACAGGTTGTTTTAAAGGTGTTCAAAAATATGGTGTATGTAGTGAAAATAACTGGGGTTATGATGTAACTAAATTTGCAATTCAACCACCTGCTCCTGCTCTTACAGCAGGAATAAGTCATATTAAAGGATTTGGATATTTACAAGTTCCACAAGACATAATGCATATTAAACAAGCTATTGTATCAGGATTTCCAGTATTAATTGGTATTGCTGTTTATAGTAGTTTTGAATCAGACTCTGTTGCTAAAACAGGTATTGTACCTATGCCAAATGTTAAAAACGAACAATGTTTAGGTGGGCACTCTGTACAAATATGGGGATACAATGATGCTACACAATCATTTATACTATCAAATAGCTGGGGCACAGGCTGGGGTCAACAGGGATATTTTACACTTTCTTACAAATATGTATTAGATCCAAATTTATGCGATTCTTTATGGAGTGTTCGATACTTTAAGTAAACCCTGTCAAAAACCTGCCAAAACCCTTCCTAAAATACTATTTTTTACAATGGTTATATAGAAAATATCTCAAAATATAACAGTGAAATCTAGAAGGGTTGTGTGCGTTTTTATTTTGAGTAGTCAAGGTCAAAAGATCTTTAGTATATTTTTATTTTTATTTTTTTAAAGAATTTTTAGATTGTTTAGTTTAAAAATAAAATGTTTATATTATTTAATGAATTGTTTGAATTGTTTATATTGTAATCAAACTTTTACTAGAAAAGATAATCTAAGAGTGCATATAATTAATAAAAAATGTAGTTTAGATCCAGAAAAATTATGGGATGTTTATAAAAAATTAACAAGTAATTCTAAAAATATAACTAGCGGTAGTACAAGTACTGTAATCAATAATGGAACTATTATAAATAATAATATCCAAAATATCCAGATTATCAATATTAATCCAGTTAATAAATTAAATGTAGAATACATTGGTACAAATCATATGAAAAATCTGATTGAAAATTATACACAAGATAATAATTTACTATTGTCAGGATATATAAAAAATATTATACATAATAAAGATCATCCAGAAAATCACTGTGTAAAATATATAAACAAAAGACCGCCTACATTTGAAAATGTAATTGAACAAGATGGAGAAGAAAAAGTGCTTTTAAAAAATTTAAAAGATTCATGCGAATTGCTAAGTGATCCTATTTTAAAAACATTAAAAAAAAAAATAACAGAATGTAAAAAAAATTTAAAAGATGATGAAGATTTCCAAGATAGATTAATAGACATACGACAAGAATTAAATAAGGAAGCTGTAAAAAAATGCGCTATCTACAGTATTACAAAATGATATATTAAATGACATAAATATGATATCTAAGAAAATGAAATAATTTTTAATATCTTTTTTATTGATTAGTATTAATGAAAAATAAAAAAGACATTATTATAAGTGAATTAGAAGTACTTGCTCAAAATGAATCAATTAATGGTAATTCCTTCAAAACTAGGGCGTATAAAAAAGTTATTTCCCAATTAAAGTCTTTAGAATCAATAAAAAGTATAGATGACTTGCAAAATGTATCTGGTATTGGTACTAAAATAAAGGCTAAAATCATTGAAATATTAGAAAGTGGTAAATTAAGAGCCGCTCAACGCATTAAATCAGATACATCATCAAAATTAGAATTATATAATACATTATTACAAATTCATGGTGTTGGTATGGTAAAAGCAAAGCGTTTAGTAAAAATGGGGATAGATTCAATAAAATCATTAGAAAAAGCTGTTAAAAAAGATCCTAGTATTTTAAATACTACTCAAAAAATAGGTTTACAATATTACACCGATATTCAATTAAGAATACCTAGAGCTGAAATGACAGCTCATAATAAAAAATTAGTATCATTAACTAAATACATTGATCCAGATTTAGATTTAGAAATTGTAGGTAGTTATCGAAGAGGCGAGAAAAACTCTGGTGATATAGATGTATTATTAACGGTGTATCGTAAAATATCTGAACAAAAAAGAACTAGTATATTAAAAAAGGTACTTGAAACATTAAAAGATTCTAATTACATTGTAGAAGATTTGTCCTCTGGAATTAAAAAATACATGGGAATATGTAGATTAAATGGTAAGCCAGCTAGAAGAATAGATATACTAATAACATCACAAGAAGAGTATCCATTTGCAAAGCTCTATTTTACAGGTGACTTTCAAATCAATATAAATATGAGAAAAGCTGCAATTGAACAGGGATTAAGATTAAACGAATATAGTTTAATCAAAGGTAAAAAAAAAGTAAAATTAGAATCAGAAAAAGAAATATTTGAATACTTGGGATTCAAGTATCTTAAACCTATTGATCGTAAGGTTAAAAATTTGGTTGAAATTTAAATAGATTTAACTTTAGTAGTGAATTTAAATGTAATTAATTCACCATCATGTTCAACAGTTGGACAATCATTGCCACAAGCTTTTCTTGTTACTCTGTAAGAATATTCTTTTTTAGCTGAACCTTGAGTAGTTTCATGTAAATATATTTTCATAGAATTACATTTAGTTCTGCAATGTTTGTAAGCGTGTGAAAACATTTTTTTAACAACTTGGCCAGGTGCTGCTCCGATGTATCTACCGCCTGTAAATTGGACTTTACTTCCATCTGCTTTTAAAATTTTATCAATTGTGAATGATCTACTTTCCATTTTATATACTATACCTCAATATTTTTAATTAATTTAATTAATTTAATTAATTAAGAATTGTTTTAAATTAGATATTTTTTAACATTTGAATTTCTTTTTTTAATTCTTTAATACATTTCATTAAAAGTACAGTTACTCTAGAATAATCTAATGCATAATATGCATCCGCGGAATCATGTTTTAATAATTCGGGGAAATCATTTTCAAAGTCTTGGGCTAAGAATCCTATATGATTATCTTGCTCGCTAGCGTGACCATCTCTAAGGGTACCCTCGCCTACTTTGTTATTATAATATACTGTTCTAATATTATCTAGTTTATTTAATACACTTGGAAGCTCTCTTATATTTGTTTTTAATCGGATATCTGAACTTGAAATAACAGTTCCACCAACATATAGATCTTTGTATATACTAGCTCCTCCAGCAATTGTTAATGCTCCACCTCGAGTAACACTTGTAGCATTTGTAGTACAATTTATAGAAATACCTGCATCAGATATAAATGATCCTGTAGTTGAATTTAATGAACTATCACCAGATGTTATATATACATTACTCAAACTAGAATTTGTGAATACAACATTTCCTGAACTAATAGTTGGTAAATAACTAGTACCTTTTACATACAAGTCAGCTCCTGTTGCGATACCTCCTGCGACTGTAAGACCACCACCTGAAGTACTACTTGTTGCATTTGTGGTATTTTGTATTGACACCCCTCCATAAGTTACTAATGCGCCATTACTTAAATTATCGGATGGATCTGATGCTGTCAAAGTTAGATAAGCATATGTATTACTAGCTTGAGCTGCATCAGCGTATGTTATACTTCCTCCTACTATAAGATTACCGGCAATTGCTACACCCCCTGCAACTGTTAGTGCACCTCCATTACTAACTGTAGTAGCATTAGTAAAACAATTAATTGAAAGACCACCTGACAGTACGACAGATCCGGTACTACTATTACTACAACTTGTACCATCAGTAAATTTGGCTTCAGAATAAATATAAGTTGAATTATCTTGAGAGAATCCTATATATTCTTGTTCAGCTGCTGTACCTCCTGCAAGACTTCCTACAATAATTCCTCTGAAATTGCTAGTTGGATCTGATTGTAATCTAAGATCTATATATCTATAACTAGGATCAAGTACACTGATAGGATTTTTTGTTGATACCCGAATACCGCCGTCTTGATTTGATGTGTAAGTAATAGGAGTAACTTCTATCATTTGTTGTGGTAAAATTGTTGTAGTATTTCCAATTCCTAATTTACCACCAATGTAAATGTCATTTGATACACTAGCACCTCCAGATATAGTAACTGATCCACCTGATCCAACACCAAGAGAATTAGATGTACTATTTATATATAAATTGTTAAGTGTAGTTCCAGTTTGGGTACCTATTATATTACCTCCAATGTAAAGATCTTTAAATATACTAGCACCACCAAGAACTGTTAAATTACCCCCTTGTGTAGTACTAATACTATTTGCAGTACTTTTAAAATCAACTGTGTTGTATACCACTACATTATTAGATATTAAATTGGTAGTAGTTGCATTTGTAGTTACAACATTACTTATACTTGCATTTATTGTTATTAAATTACTAATTGACCCATTTGACGCAATAAATGAACTGGTAGTAATATTACTGGCTACAACATTTGTTACACTTGCATTTGTTGTAATTAAATTACTTATACTTCCATTTGTTAATAACAAGTTTTGACTAGTAATTCCAATTACATCAAGTGTACCAGTACTTGTATTAGTAATAATAACACTTCCTAGTGTAGAACTACTAACTGTTAAATTGTTTGTACTAATGAGTCCAGTAACAAGTATACTAGAACTTGTTATACCAGTTACATTAAGTGTATTTGTACTTGTATTAGTGATTACGGCGTTACCAAGTGTAGAACTACTTACTGTTAAATTGTTTGTACTAATTAATCCGGTAACGAGTACATTAGAACTTGTTATCCCTGTTGCATTTAGAGTACTTGTACTTGTATTAGTAATTACCGCGTTGTTAATTGTACTTGCATTTGCTATTAAATTACCTACACTTGCAAGGCCTGTAATGAGTAATTCAGCACTTGTTATTCTAGTTGCTTGTAAATCGCTTAAATTAGCATTAGTAAATATAGTACTTCCAAACGTAGCATTACTTACTACTAAATTAACAGAGCTTATATTAGTACTAACTACGGTAGTTAAATTGGATGTACTTGAATTAATAACTGGTAAATAACTAGTACCTCCGACGTATAAATCTTTATATATACCTACTCCACCTGCTACTGTTAGACCATTCCCAGAACTTGAAGAAGTTGAATTATCTGTACATTGAATGGATATACCTCCAAGTGTAACTAAACTTCCATTAACAATACTATTAGATGGATTACTTGCAGTTATAGTAAGATAACTAAATGTACTAGCTCCACCTGGTGTTATATTAGCTCCTCCTCCTAAATTTACAGTTCCATTTGAAAATATATCACCACCAACATAAAGATCCTTTGCTATCCCAGCTCCTCCTGATATAACAATTGCTCCAGAATATGCAGTAGTACTATTTTCAGTACTAAATACACGTACATTACCAGTTGTAAGTTGAATACTTAGAGAAGGATTTCCTCCAGTTCGTGATATTAAAAAATTTCCAGAATTAGAACCAATTGAGAATGATTCTCCAAAATTAATTAAATTGCCATTTGTAATGAATGTAAGTGTATCATTAGCAAATACATTTTTATGTAATGTAATAAATGAACTAGATTCATTAAATGAAACAAAATTACCATTACTTGCATTAACAAATGCAAAATTACCAGTTCCAATTGATCCAGTATTTTGACCTATTTTCCAACTACCAGTTGTTGTGTAATTATTTTGAGAACTAAAGTAAATACTACTTTCAGCCCCGGAACTAACTGGAGCAATTCTAATTTGTGGCGACACTTGACTTCTAATATTAGTTTGACCATTAATACCAACTCCTCCATAAGCAATTATACTACCAGATTGTGAATCTAATGAACTTGAACTATCAAGCACAGTAACATTTCCACCTACCATAGCATTTTGTCCAAGTGCTAAACCACCTGCGCAGGATATACCCCCACCTGAATATTGATTTACAGCGGGAACACTGCATTCTATACCAAGACCACCTGTAAAGAAAATAGTTCCAGATGAATAACTTGTACTAGGAGTTGAACTATTGAAATTAATGTTTCCTGTTACAGAATTAATCGACAAAGTTCCATCAATATATGTATTACCTTTAATTCCGATACCACCTGCCACTTGTAAAGCTCCTGTTATAGGAGAGTAACTTTCGGCGGTATTAGTAATACGTAATACTGTACTTAATGTTGTACTATTTTGAGCAACACTTAGAGCAATTGTAGTACCATCAGGTATAATATTTGTTGTACCCGAATTTAGTACTTGAAATTTGAGAGATTCATTACCAGTATAAACATTTACATTACCGGCAGTATTATTACTGGTATGAATATTGACAGAGTTGTCTAATAAAATTAAACTACCTGAACTTGCGTTAAATGATGCACCGGCTGCTAATCCAAGGCCTCCTGATGAGGCTGTTCCTATATAAGGTGTAGTACTATTACTTAGACAAAGTGTTGGAGCACTACTTCCAGCTTGATTCCAAGCGGTTGTGGTGAGACCAATACTCATATTAGTTCCAATTAAAACAGGGCTTGCATTTGCTTCATTAATATATGTAACAGAATTAGCTGAACTTGAATTAATATACATATCACGTCCACCTGAGTTAATATTTAAATTATTATTTGAATCTAATCCTATAATATTTTGTATAGAACTAGTACCTTGCCATTTTAAATATTTGCTATTATCTATTGTAAGATTATCTTTAAATGACCAATTGGATCCAGACATACTACTTATATATAATAAATAAAAAAATTTTATTGTAGATACGAAACAATATTTTGTTTTAAAATGGTTTAAACTTAAAATTTTTTAATTAATTAAACACGATGACAGAAAATAATAATAGAGTATTTAGTATAACAACTGGTAAATCAGTAATAATTAAACAATTATTTGAATGTATAAAACCTTATATAAAAGAAACTAATATGTTAATAAATTCAGATGGTATAAAAATTAGTACACTTGATATATCTAAAAGTTCTGTTACTTATATTAATTTAGATGCAAAGAAATTTGAATATTATAAATGTAATACTTCTACTATTGTAGGAATTGATACAACTGTTTTTTTTAAAACTATAAAATCTACTAATAGAAAAGAGACTCTTACATTGTATTTAGACCCAAATGAATCTGATAAATTAGGGATTGAATTAAATGATATTTTTGCAGGGAAGGTAAAGGGATATAAAATTCCTCTATTAGCTTTAGATGATAGAATTATTCAAGTTGATAATATGGATTTTGATTACATCATTAATATACCAAGTACTCAATTCCAACAAATTATTAAAGATATTCATTTACTTGAAGGTAAAACTGTTGAAATTAAAAGTATAGGTAAACAATTAATATTTACATCTACAGACGGTCTTGCAGATTTTAGTACTAGTATAACTGAAATGGGGGATAATGTAGATCATAATATTTTATTGGCTCAAAATGGTGAAGATGTTAAATCTGTTAAATTCTCTAAAAGTACAAATAATATAGTACAAGGGAAATTTAAATTAAGTTATCTTTTAAATTTCATTAAAGCTAGTCATCTGTGTGATAATATGAATATTTATCTAGCAAATGATAAACCACTTATCTTAGAGTATTTCGTTGCTGATCTTGGTGTCTTAAGATTATTGACAACTTCTATAAATGACGTATAATTACCGAGTAAATTGAATATAGTTAAAGAATATTTATTAAATTTTTTCTATCAAATATCCACACTTCATACGAGTATCCAGCTTTTCTTGTATAAATAGCTTTTATAATATTTTTAATAAGATTTCTTTTATAGGTCCATAAACTTTTTACTTCTATAATTTTATTTACTTTTGGAATATAAATATCTGGAAAATATTTTCTATTTATATTTTTAAATTGATAGTCTATTATAGGAATTTCACTTCTAGAATTTATAATTTCATTTTCGGTGTATTCTTTTAATAAAATATCTAAAGCATAATTTTCATATCCTTGAATATAAATTTCAACACCAGATGGTAAAGTATACTTTTTATATTTTTTAGACGTATATTGTAATTTATCAAACATTTCAACATTTTGACAATGATGTTCATATCCATATCTAAGTAAATTTGTTTCTTTACCTTTATTTCTTACTTCTTTAGATTGTAATGTATACTCACATCCATATTTTTCTAAAGTTGTAATTTTTCTTTTATCTTGAATTTCTTCTTTTTCTTCGTCTGTTCTATTTTTAACTTTTTTAATCCAAATTTCTTTTAATTTTTCTGAATTCATACTAACTTCATTACCATAAAGTTTTAAATTTGTTTCTTTTCTTTTTTCAACTGCGCATTTGGTACATCGTTGTCCAGTTAAAAACATTTTAAATGTAATTTTAGCTTCATTTTTACATTCACATATGTAATCTAAATTAGTTGTTTGATGTATTCAGTAGATATTAATTGGCAATTATTATCTTTAAATGTTTTTTTTACTTCATTAAATGTATATTTAAACCGTCTTGTTAATGTTTGCGAGTGACATTCATCGCAACATAATTGTACAAGATATTTTTTGAATGACATTTTACGTTCGACTTTACATTTACAAATAAATTTAAGAATATCCGTATTCTTTGTATAGACGGTTGAAACTAATGTGCAATTATTTATTAAAAATGTATTTTTGACATTATCAAAAGAATATTTAACTCCCATATAATTTAATTAAATTAATATTAAATTCAATTTTAAACGTAAAACTCCTAGGTACGCGACTTTATTGTTTGATGGTAACACTTGACTCGTTAAAAAATGATTATATTTATATTTACACATTGTATATATAAATGTTAGACCCATCTATCGTTACAAAATACACTACTGGTGCTAAAATATGTGGTAAAATTTATAAAGAATTAAAATCAAAGATTGAAAATGGTGAAACTAGCATTCCAGAATTAGTTCAATATGGAGATAACAGATTAAATGAAGAATTAGCTAGTATCTATAAGAACAATGTGTATAAATGTATTTCAGTACCAGTTTGTATATCAATTGATAATTATATTGAAAATAATCGTGTAGGTGAAATTAAAGCCAATAGTGTAATAAAAATTGATCTTGGTGTTGTAATTGATCAATGTACGAGTGTATTAGGAGAAACATTTAGTTTATCATCAGACTACTCCAAACAATTAAAGTTTCTTGACACTTTACAAACTGAATTAGTAAATACTATTAATGAATTTAGAGCAAATTATCATGACGACCCTGAAGATGAAGAGAATATTTTAACAAATGATGAATTGCGTATTGTTATTGAATCTAAATGTACAGAAAATGATGTATTTCCTGTAGAAAATTGTAAAAGTTATCAAGTTGATTCTGAAGATCCAGTTTATATGATATTAAATTATCAAAAAGTATATGATAAATATGATTACTTGATTACTGAAAACGACTGTTTTGAATTAGAAACTGATCAAGTATATTTATTTAATTTATCAATAACAGATGCTGAAGATTATAAAATTAAAGTAGTTGAGGGAAATAGATTAGTTAATGTGAATGAAGATAGTAAACCACTACGATTGCAATCATCTAATGCATTTTATAAAATGGCAAAACATAAATACAAACAGAATATATTTGATGTACAAGAGTACATTCACATAGACGGTAAAGAGAATGCTAAAAATAAATTGGCAATTTTAAATTGTATAAAAGGTGGTGCATTAGTAGACCATCCTGTGAGGTACCTTACAACTGAAGGCAATGTTTTTTCTAAAAAATTTGTAATTATTATTAGAGAAAAAGATTGTTTTGTATTAAAGGCCTTTTAAAAAAGGCCTACCCAAAACGGGTTCCACCAAAATTTTTAATGTGATTTACAAATTAAAAATTTAAAGTATTAATACAGGGGTGTTAGCGAAGCTTCGTCGTAGGGGGCATGACCCCTTATTGTCTTTGTTGAATCCATTTTTTAATTTCATCAATGTTTAATAAAACCGATTCATCAGGGCGTTTAATAACTTCATTTTTGTTAAATGTACCAGTTGTAATAATATTATTTAATATTAAGTTTTCAACATTATCATTAATCATTTCATTTGCAATTATTTCTAATAAAAATCTTTTTTGTTCATTTGATAATTTTATATGACGATCAATTGATTTTAATTGATTTAAAATATAAACTATACTATTAATTTTTTCAATTCTTGTAAGTTCTGTATGTTTTATAATAGATAAAATGTAATCTTTAGCTTCCGAATAATTAGATTTATCAGAAGATAATCTATATCCAATTACTACTTTTATATTAAAAAGTATTTTATTTATATTTTCATGTTCTAATAAATAGTTCGTATTAGATTGATCTTGATCTGTTGCTGTAGCTAATTTTTCATCAATATCTAAATAATAAATATAAGGCAGTACACTTGCACTTGTACGCATGTCATCTAAGCATGGTATTATATAATTATATTTTGATACTATACCAATAATACCATCAATATTAGTTTTAACTACATGAGTGTAGTCTGAGTAATTTTTAATAGAAATTAAATATTTTTTAAAATCTTTTATCATTTTGGTATATTCTAATATAGGTACATCAGCAATAATTCCACTTTCAGCAATTGGAATTAATTTATTTTTAGAGTCCATTAATAAACTTGTACGATTAAATATATTAACAACTTGATATTTTATATTTTGGCTTAAAGAAGCCTCAGTATAATTTGGTAATTCAGTGTATGTAAATTCTGCGGGAGGTTGATTTTCCTTAATACACGAAGAATTGTTGTAATCTTGTAAGAATTTTATAATTTCATTATCATTTGAAAATACAGTATGTAATGAACTGTCTTTAATTGAAACTATTAATTCAAATGTATACACGGCCGATATATCATCTTCATTTGTATTTTTATTATATAATAGAATAATATTACTATCGTATTCTTGTAAAGATTTTGTACATATAATTTTTGGAGTATCATTACTTGTATCTAATAGGATAATTTTACATTTTATAATTTTTTCTATAATATCAAGTGTATCTTGATAATGTATAATATTTGTTTTAGATTTGATATATTCTATATAATTATCTAATGATCCATATTTGTTAAATGTATTACCATCTCTTGATTTTTTAAAATCTAAAATATTATCATTCAGGTAATTTACTATTGTATTTTTAAAATCATAAATTCCATTAGGTTTAAGATCACTACTTTCAGATAAAGCTAGTATAATTGCATTAAAAAATGATGAATTATTTTGAATAACCCCCATTCTATAATACATCTGCTTGGTTAAATTGGAAAATATATTCAATAGTGTATCGGATAGGTATCCTAATTTTTTATAATTTAGTAATTTATCTGATTTTAAGATATATTGATTACTCCAATCTATTTCTTTTTTTTTTAAATTAATAGTAACTGGTCTTTCTCTATCAAAACAACATGGTATACTTTTTGTGTTATATCCAAAAAATGATTGATCTTTATGATTATCACATGGACTATTTATATTTTCACGATTGACTAAATCAGGAGTATGCGCGCAATATTTTGTAGAACTTGGGTATAATATATTAGAAAGTGGTACGGAATCTAACCATATATTATTAGTAGAACTTAGTGTTTCATTAAGTTTTTTATCAGTTATTTTTTCTAACTTGTTATCTTTATTTATATAGTAAAATACATTTGCATCAAGATCTGCGCCATCACTAATTTTAAGTGCTAATGTTATTTCTTTACCAATTTTAACTTTTTTATTTGATGGTTGTACTAGAATATTTAAACTTTCAGAATCAATATTTCTAATAAAATTTTCATTACCTGTTTGATTATTTTTGAAACAACATACAGTATTATATTTTGTAAATCCAGGATATGTATAAGAGTCATCATTGCATTTATATACACGTGCTTGCTCGGCTCCTCTTATTTTTTTTGTAACTAACAAATTACTTTTATCATTTGGACTGTATTCTTCAATTAATGATGGTATACGTTCACCTTGACATGTTCTTGAATCAAAATTAACACCAGATTCTTTTAGTAATTTCTTTTTTGATTTAGCTTTAACTGCTTTACGTTTTTGTATATCTGTAAATCTAAGTATTTTGTTTTCACCTAAATCATTAAATATAGATAATTCTAATAATATTATATTAATTTGTTGTTCTGTTTTAGCTCCAAATATAGTTATAATACTTGAATCTTTAACAAATGGATTATCTTTTATATTTATTGTAAAAATATGACCAGCTGATTTTGAGTATGGATCTTTCAAGTAATTTAATGATAAAAAATCTGTACCTTTTGTATCTTTAGTTTCATAAAAATCATTTTTATTATTCAAGATACTAGTTATTTTAGATCGATTTATAAAAAAATCTGTTGTGATTATACTGTCAAATTGATGTACCTGTACAGATGAATCTTTAGTATAATTTAAATGTTGAGAATATAAAAATATTCCACCCATTTCATTTAATTGGGATATTACATTATCTATATTTTGTTTGACAAATTCTGTAATATTTTCTATAGTAAAAGAATTTGCTTGTTTAAATTTAATATTAGCATAAATTATACCAGTTGGCATTATATTTATTGTTAAATAATTATGACCATGTATATTACTAAATTCTTCTATTTTTGATTTAATTAATAATCCTTTTATAATCTTATATGAAATAGCTCCTTCTACACCTGCTTTATCTAATTTTTTTTTCTCATTTAATACCCAACTTTTAATTTCTCTACCATCTACACTTTCTATTAATGAATTATGAATTTTTATAAATGGAGCTGAAGCTCGCGTACCATCAGATGTAATTTCCGTTTGTTTTTTTGATAATGCTATAAATGGTATATTTTCTGATAATTCAAATGTATTAAATATATTTTGTATTTTTATAAAGTTCCTAGATGTTAAATCAGATCCTTTTATAATAAATGATATATCAGAATAAACTGTATCTAATGCATTTATTGTATCAAATGTATATATAGTAGCTTGTTCTAAAAACTTTTCATTTGTTGTATTTTTTATAATGTCTTTTGATTTTAATGAAACACTTGATATAAATTGGTCTATATATTCTTCTGTTATTTGTAATTTATCAAGAAATTGACTGTCAACATTTTCATCAACTGATATGCAATATTTTAAAACAGCATCTAATAAATTATCTTCTCTATTTATACTATTTTCTTTTAAAGTTGGAAAATTTACTAATAATTCTTCCATCATCGCATCGTAAGCAAAAGTGTCACCTGCTGTTTTAGATATATATATAGTAACGTAATCTGGATAATTTTTTTGTATTAAATCTGCTAAATCAGTTACATATATTGTAGATTTCACTGTATAATCAGTTAATGTATGAAAATTACCATCGATGTCTTTGTATTCAACTAAAGTAAAAGGTCGGATGTATCCCAAATGTAATTCTAATTTATCGGCGATTGTATTGTAATCATCATCTAATAATATATATGACTTTTCTTCTCTTAGAGTATTTTTTATTTTATCAAATACATCAACTATTAAAGACATTTTCTTTATTCTTATAATAAACTAAGATTTTAAATTTATTGAATTTAAATAAATTTAAAATATCTATTTAAAGTAATATAGTATGATTGATTTAGATTCAATTTCAGATGCACTTTCAGATTTAAATGATTCCATTTCAGATTCAGATGCAGGTTCAGATTCAGATACAGGTTCAATTTCAGATTCTAATTCCAGGTACAGTAATTCAGATTCAAAATCAGATTCTGAATATAATTATAATAAGAAATTATCTAAATCTAAATCTAAAAAATCTAAATCAGTTAAAGCTAAATCTATATCAAAAATAAAAAAAAATAAAAGTAAATATAAATTTACAGATACATACACTGATGTAGGGGCAGATACAGATTCATATTCATATACAGATTCAGATACAGACGAATACACTGATTATGCAGATACAAGTTCGAGTTCTGAAGTGTATACCGATATACATATGAATTTATATGGGTATTTAAAATGTCCAGATTATAAATATAAAGTCTTAGTAATTCCATATTACAAATTAAAAAGTGGTCCGATATTTTTAAATGTATTAGGTAATCAACACAACGAATGGTCATTTATATCAGGTAAAATAGATAATCAAGAAACTTATAAAGATGCTGCTATTAGAGAATTATACGAAGAAACAAGAGGAATAGTTGATATAGAAGATTTTGGTGCAATCAAAACATTTTATATAGACATCAAAGAAACTAAATTTTATATATGTTTAAAATACAAAGTATTTTTATTCGATTTAGATAAAGCTTTATGGACTAATGGTATGCCATTGTCTCCTGATAAAATTTTACAAATGTATCAAAAAATTAAAAGTGTACATGACACTGATATAAAAAAATATGAACATTTTAATGAAAATTCTAAAATTGTATTTGATAATATAAATTCGTTTAAATTAAAAAAAAATAAATGGAGTTTTATGGATATTATAATAAATCATCCAGAATTTAAAAATGGTATACAACGTATCTAGAATATTTTTTTTTTTATAATACTTTCATATTTATCTAATATTTCTTTAAAATTAGATACAATATTATTAATATCATTTTGATTGCGATATCCTACTGAAATTATATTACCACTTTGAAATATTAAAAATGTTATAGTATTACATGTACATTTATTATTGCAATAACAAATTCCATGTCGACTATTAGGAATACAGTTGATAGGAATTTTATATAACAATTTAATTCCTGAATATTTTTCAGGTTTATATTCACAAATATATCCATTTTCATTTAATTTATTAAATAATCTTTGACGATTTAATTCATATTGTATATTAAAATAAATATTAATACAATTTATGTTTACATCTGCGTTTACCATAACACTTTGTCGCATAATGTCTTTATTTATAGGATTACATGAGTAGTTGTATTCTAAGAAAGCACAGTCTGTTTCTTTTTTTACAATTGTAGAGAAATTGTAAATTACTTTTCCTATAATATTTTTATCATGATAGATTAGAGAAAATGGCGGTGAATTATCTATAATAGATAAACTTTTATCAAAATATATATTAGAATTTTTTTTATATAATTTTAATTTGTTTTTTAGTAATTCTATATTACAAGTACCAACTGTATTTCCATCTAAATCAAGTAATTCTCTAGTTCTTTTTTCTGTAAATTTTTCAGAAATAAATAAATGACTAAAACATGAATCTATTAAATAAAATTTATTATTAATATTGTACTTTCCAGTTTTTAACTCTTTATATCCTATAATTTTTTTAGGCTCAGAATATGAAAAAATGATATTGTCATTGTTTAGTAAAATATTATTTTCATCAGTTGTTAATAGAATTTTTTCAGATAAGCCTTCTATATCACGTAACGCATTTTTAATAATTTTACCAATAATTTCAATATAAGAATAATCTTTTAATCCAGTTATATGCAACATTCCATTACCAAATAATTTAACATTTACATTTGTGTTTTGTAAAGCTATAATTAAACTAATTTGATTATAAAATAATTTTGTATTAATTTTGTCAGTCTTTTTATTTTTTGATTTATTATATATGCTTGTACTATATTTACCCTTTAAAATACTAGTCTCCCCATAATTGTATTTTATACCTAAAATACTATCATCTATTTTTAAAAATTTACCTATATCTATTAAATTTACAGACAACCCAGTATTGTAATTAGCAGTCATAGTTGATATATTCCAATCGTATGTCTTCAACTCAGACATTTTTAATTTAAAGAATAATTATTTAAAAATCACTTTTCTTTAAATTTCATTTAATTTTTTTTATTTACTAATGTTATATGAATTTAACATTTCCTGCAATACTTAAAGATACGTCATTTTTGTTACTCGTGATAGCCATATTAATAGGTTATATTATATTTTTCCATGTAGGTAGCTCTGAAGGTTTAAGCGATGAAGCTGGAATTGGAATGGGTAATCCTTTTACAGATGCCGCTTGTGTAGATGATAGTGTCCCAATTATAACTTATAATAATTCAGGTAGTGTTTCTTGTATTAGTAAAGACGGAAATAATTGTTTAATGAGAGATGATTTAGTACCTAAAATGACAACTGGATCATCTGGATCACCATCTACTCTTCCAAGTTCGGCAAAACCTAATATTCCTATATTGTGTTCTAATACAGGTAGTTCAGAATCTGGAATTGGTATAAATACATGGTTATCTGCGCCTGGTATTAGAGCAACTGATGGAATTACTAGAACAACTTTTAATGATCTTAATAATGGTTACACAAGTTTAACATGCACAGCTAAAGGATTAAATACATCTGGGCATTGGTGTAATAATGTATATAAAAAGGCATTAGAAAATTGTAATAAACCTCAAGATAAAATAATATCACAAATGAATGAACAAATTAGACGTACTGATGTATGCGGTCCAGATGGTGCTCTTGCTAAGTTTGCAAAAACCTCTACTAATTCTGGACCGGATGTTATATCTAATCGTTTTAATTATAAAGAAGTAACCGCTAGTAAAACCGCTGGTCCATCAGATAGTACTATAAAATCTTGTAATGCCAGTTGTCCTACTAAAGTTGCTAGATCTATGAATAAATTATCTGCAGCACAATGTAAAACAAACTGTTCAAATTGCGGGAATGCTACTTGTTAGATATCATCAACATTGAAATCGAATTGTATATCATCACCAGCATCTTGTTCTTCTGTAGCTGCAGTTGTAATTTGACTTGGAATTTCCTCGTAACTTTTTAACATACGTACTTCATCTGGTGTATATTTTAGAATAATATCACAATGAGAATCTTGAAAATCTCTAAGTGAAACAAGGATGTAGTCTTCTTTTACAATCCATACTTTTTTTCTCATACTTCCTCTAACGGTTGCTATTCGGGTTGTATTGTCTCCTAGGCACATGACACTAAAATGCCCTCCTCCTAAAATATTTGTTACAATACCATAGTCTTGCGAGTCTTCTTTAAAAGTAAGTTCTCTAGTGTGCACTACTAAATTTTTTGCTTTTTTAGCTCCTGATCCTCCAATTTTATTTTTCATTGTTACTATACAATTTTTAAATTTAAATAAAAATCATTTATTTTATTTACATTTACATGTTATTTAAAATTACCATATATATATAGTTACAATAGTATATTGCTATACTAGTTAATACATGCCACCACGCGTGTAATTTATATTTTTCGTATGTATTACAAAATAAGCTATCGATTGACCATATAATTAAACTTGTTACAAATAAAACTATTACAATAGTATTGTAAAAATACAATTTGTGTCGTATTGATCTGTGTAAAATATTTTTATTTAATTCTACAAGTTGGAAAAACACAATGTATACAGAATATGTAAACACTGTTAAAAATAATATTGCTTGTAATTGTGGATGTATAAAGTAACTTGCTACAATACTTTTTATAATTAACCATTTATATGTTACTAAAAAATGTACTGGTTTATTAGTTATTTTTGAATATATTTTTAGGTACTCTATAGTTATAACAAGCATTGGCATTTCATCAAATAATTGAAATACATATAAAAGTGTACTATGAAATAATATAGTACCAATACCTACAATAAATAAATGATTATTTGCATTTGATAAAAAAGAGTAATATCGAGTTCTATTAAAATTTCTATAAAATACAATAGCTGATATACATAGACATATACCAGATACAGAATTCCAAAATTCTGCTATATAATCTGAATGAGTATTTTTAAGCTCGCACCACTTGATACTACTTTCTAATTCAAAAATTTTATTTAAATACATTAAAAATTAATTAAAAATTTATAAAATCATTTTATTCACAAAAAAATAATTAAATATATGATTTGATTTAATTAATTTAATTTTTTTTATTTATTTATTTATAATATATATATGTCTGAACAGAAAGCACATTTTTCATTTACATCTGGATTATACGACAAATGTAATTTAGATAAAAAAAATCAAGAATCCGTAGGTCCTTTTAACTATATGACTGATACCGTCCGTGAAAATAACGGTAGTTGTTGGCAAAATTCTTCACCTTTTATGCATAACAATTTTTCTTTTATACCTAGTTCAAATATAGATATTGAAAGTGATCTTCGTAATCAAACAAGGCAATTAACTAGATGCGCTGAAGGACGATTTGATCCTACTAAACAAGCAAATTGCAAAAATTGCGAAAAATGCGATTCTGGATTACCATGTGATTGTAATCATTGTAAACAAACAAAGTATGAAAATAAATTAAAAGACTGTGATAAAGGATTATTACCCAGTTATACTAGAGTAAATAAACCATGTAATATTTTCTCTGGAATTAATATTAATAGATTCCACCCTTTATGTCAAGATATGCAAGATCTTAATACTATCCAATCAAACTCTTATATTGGATCTTCAACTAGAAATGTTGTTAAAGACGCCTTTAAAAAAGCACAAAATGGCCCTTTAGCCTAATCTTTTTAGCGTTATTTTAAATATAAATAAAAATATGTATTTAAAAAAAATCTTAAACTAGTTTATCGAATAAACTTTTGTAATTAGTTTCTGTGGTGTCTACTGTTTCTGTGGTATTTTTTAAACTTTTTTTAGCAACAGTTCTTTTATAAAGAGCATACAGTGTGTAAAGAGACACTCCTGTAAGAGTAGAATATAGTGCTGATTTAAGATACATTATTTATGTTAATTTAAAATAAATAATTTATTAATTTGGACCGCGGATTGTAAACTTATTTAAAAACAAAGTGTTATTTTAAGTAATGAATAGAGTACAAGATATTAAATTAGTATTTTTCTCAGACGATAATACTAATTATTTAACAGAATTTATAAATAAACAATCAAGTAATGTAAGTAGTAACGTAAGAGATATTTTATTTAAAACGCAAAACGTTGTTTTTAATGATTTTATAGAATCAATTTCTAAAGATCTTGATATAAATAATGTAGATATAGAAGACATACTTATTTCATTAAATAAAATATTAATACAAAGAGTTTTAAATTTAGGGTCTACACCTCCAGATAAGCTTTTTGAAAATAAATATTCTCAAACAGGGCTTTCGCGCCCTTACGACGAAACAAGAGTACCTATACCTGTATCTACACCTGTACCTACACCTGTACCTGTACCTGTAATTGTCACGCCTAAAAAAATTTGTCATGAAAAAAATATTCAGACACAACAGCAAAGATTGTATCATATAATAAGTAGTAATCTTGATTTTAAAGAGGGTATTTATTCATTGGATTCTGTAGACATTAATCAAAAAGGTAAAATGCGAATTTTTAATAATTTATACAATATATCGGATAACAATAATAAATTAGAAATAAATAAGACTAAAATTTATATAAATTCTGGAAATTATAATTTAATCTCACTTTTACAATCAATAGAAGAATCATTAAATAAAAAATTAAAATTACAATTTAAAGTTACATATGATACTTTTAAAAATAGAATAACTATAAAGAATGACATCGGTAATGCTGATCCTCATAGTAGCAATTTTAATTTAAATTTTAATGATATAGATGGTAATTTAAAATGGATATTAGGTTTTACTAATAATAATTATATAAATAATAATAGTTATACAACAGAGCTAGATCCTCAATTAAATTACTATAATACTATTTATATTAAAATTGAAAATAATGATTTTTATACTGTTTTAAATTATCCAACCCCATTTACTTATACAAAAAAAATAAATTTTGATACCTTTAGTAGATTTAATTGGGTAACTTTAGATTTAGATATTTGTATACAAAAAAAAATATGTATATCATTTTATACATTTTTTAAAAATAAATTTGAAATTATTAAAAGTCCTATATTATGGGAATTTAATTAAATTTATTTTAATTTGTATATATATAATAATGAATACTACGCACTTTACTATTATGTTTGTTATTTTTTGCGTTATTGTAGCACTTGTTGCTTTTTATTTAGGAGCTAAAAATGAAAGAGAAAATTTTACTATACAAGATATTAATGATATTTATGAAAGAATATCAACCCAAATTACAGATCCGGAATTTATAAATCAATCTTTAAATATAGTTGATAGTAATATAACTCGTTTTGCAGATGTATTAAAAACAAATAATAAATTTTTTAATGTATCAAAAGCATATAAAGATCGTATTATGAAATCATTACTTAGAATTGGTGATGAAATTCTTAAACCATTAGATGGACCTGGACCTGTACCAGCAATATCTTGTACAACAACAGATAAATCATGGAATGCATTATCAGCGCCATCAGAAGGGTCTATAAATAGACCATGTCTAGGCGGGATGGGCAACCAAAAAGCATTTTGCACAAATGGTAAATGGGAGGTTGCTGGTTGTCAATTAAAACCTGGAATAGAAAAAGATCTTGCAAAAAATGGATATTATCCAGGAAATGATATACAACTATTAAATACTACTATAGAAGAATGCGCCACAAAATGCCGAAATCATCCTACTTGTACTAATATTGCATATAGCAATCAAGGTAATTCATGTTTTATGAAATATAATGATACCAAAGCGCGCGATACAAATTTTGTACAAAGTAATGAATGGACAACATTCCCTATGTTAGATAATAATAAATATAAACTTATTGAAAAATTAGATTTTCCAGGAAATGATATAACAAATTTACAAAATTCCACTGTAGAGGAATGTTCAGTAAAATGCAATTCTACAAAGGGATGCATAGGATTTAATTTTAATGGAGGGACTGGAGCTGGAGCTAAGGGAAATTGTTGGATTAAAAATGGGTTACCTAATCCAACCAAAACAAATGATTGGAATTTTTATAAAAAAAATTAATAACAAAAAATTATTTTATTTATATATTATATAAATAAAATGGATCAAACTACAATAATGTATATTATAATGGGAGTACTTGCAATTATAACTGTTGTAGCAGTATATACAGCACTTAATAAACAGCGTGTTGCAACTTGTATTCAAGATGGCAATTGGGTTGGAAATAAAATTTCATTCCCTGAAGAATTTGTAACACAAAAATGCGCTGATGGTAAAACAAATAGAGCAACATGTGGTACTAAGGGTGATTGGACATTTAGTGGATGTGTGTAATTAAGTAGACTTTTTAAAATTTTTTTTTTATTTTGTTAATATATAAAATAAGATGGATCGAAATACTCAAATGTTATTAATAGGAGCTGTAGTTGTAGTTGTAGTTGTAGTTGTAGTTGTAGTATATATGTATATGCAAGCACCTAAATATACTTTTGTAGAAAAAATGGACTACCCAGGTAATGATATAACACATATAGATAGAACAACTATTGCTCAATGTAGTGAAAAATGCGATTCTATTAAAGGGTGTGCTGGATTTAATTTTAATGCAGGTACTGATCCAAAAGCACTAGGTACTTGCTGGATTAAAAATGGATTACCTAACCCAACCAAAACAAATGATTGGAATTTTTATAAAAAAAATTAGACTTTTTTAAGTTTACTCTTCACTTTAGGTTCCACTTTAGTGTAAAATAAATATTGAACTTCATTATCACATTCTTGTAAATTCTTATAGTATTCTATATAACTTTTTAATACTATTTCTTTAATTTTTAGCTTAACACCTTTTAAGTCTGGATTATATCTAATAAATACACATGGTAATCCTAAAGCATAACAAATATTATTCTCACGTATTTTTTCACAATCTGCATCATAAGAACTATGTGCATTTTCATCGCATTCAATAATTAAGAAAAATCTATTACAATCAATAATAAAATCGGGGTAATAAGTTTGACAACTGTTATCTAAATTACATTTTTTATTATGAATAAATTTGTAATTATTTTCTTCGAGAAATGTTTTAACACGCATTTCTTTAGTTTTTTGATGTTTAGATTTATCAGGATTACAATAACTACAAAGATAATTAGTACTTTTATTAGTTGAAAATAAGTTACAAGAACGACATTTTGATTTTTCTTTAACTTTATCTTTATTATTTTCATAATATTCTTTTGTATTTTCTTTTATAGCTTCTTTATTATTTTCATAATATTCTTTTTTATATTCTTTAATTTTTTTATTATTATTTTCTCTATATTCTTTTTCTTTTTCTATAATACTATTTTTATTATTATTTCTATATGTTTTATTATATTCTTTCATATATACTTTAATTTTATCTTTATTTTTTTCTTTATTTTTTTCTTTATATTCTTTCATGTATACTTTAGTTTTATCTTTATTTTTTTCTTTATATTCTTTTATTATATCTTTGTTTTTTTTATAATATTCTTTATTATATTCTCTATGATATTCTCTATCATATTTTTTCTTGTCTATTATTTCTTTATCATTATTCATAATAATAAATTAATTAAATAAATATTCATTTATTTTGCATTTTTTGAAATTTTTGATTTGACCTTAGCTTCAACAATAAATACTTTGTTATTAAAAATAGATTCAGTTAATTCTTCAGCTTTTTTAGTATCACCTTTTAACTTTTCTGTTAATTTTTCTACTATAGTATTTTTTTTAAGAGTCTGGCTAACTTTACGTTCATATAAAATAATTTCATGACCACCTTTTAGAGCAATTGAATCAAGTTCATTTGCTGTCATATATTCTTTAATAGAGTCCTCTAGATTTTGTAAAACTTTTTTTTGTTCAGCTTGCTTTTTTCTAAATTCACTTAACTCTTTTTGTATTTCAATATACATTTTAAATTTTTCTTGAATTTCAGAGTCCATTTATTTATAACAATAACAAATAAATTTAATTGGTAGATTGAACGAAAACAACTTCTGTATCATTATCAGTTCGTCTAGGACAAGAATGTTCATTGTAATTAGTTGCTTGTTGAATTTTAATTTTAACTTTGCATAGTATACATTCAATTTCGTTATCGGCAACAGCTGCAACAACTTTGCGCTCGCGTTGATGAGGAAATTCTAATTCTAGACTCATATGTATTTTATAATTGTAATTGTAATTATAAAATAATTCATTTTATTTTAGTTAGTAATTTAGACTCAAGCCTAGATTAATTAGGCCTTGTTTAGCGGCTTCCTGTTCACTTGAGACTACTTTTCTGGCTGATCCAATGCATAGAATATAAGTTTGTAAATTAAATAATTGCATAAATACTTTTGGATCGTGTAATTTATAATAATCTAATGTTTCATGAGTGTACCTTTTAATTGAAGATTGTTGTTGTGGAGTTAATTCATTAAATTGTTCATTTGTAATTGTCAACATTCTCGTAAATACTTTACGATACAACGGCCCTTGTTCGTCAATTGTAGTGTATACTGGAGTTTTCCATTTATTTCCTTGGAAAAATCGTTGAAGAGAATCTTTAAAATTGTCATTTTTACTAATTAATTCTGAAAAGTCAATAATATTTTCAATAATATTAATAACAAATCTATCAGCATAAATGTATCCAAGTTCTCCAAAATCTTCCATAATACTACCTAAAAATGATTCAAATGCATCTTCATATGCACTTGGTGAATCTCGACCACGATCATTTCCTAATAGAGTCATATTTTCAATTTGCAATGAAAGTAGTAAAAATTGTTTAAATCCTAGAGTAACTGCTATTTGATGCAACATACTACACTTTTCCATTTTAATTTTTAGTCTAGTTAAAAATCCTTCACGTTCCATCGGAAATCGTTTATACAAGTATCTCCCTAAACATGTTTTTAAAACATGATCACCGTAAAATTCCAGCCTTTCACTTGACTCTTTTGTAATATAGTTAAGATAAATTTTAACATTTGGATCAGGATTTGCAAGATAATTTTGAACAGCTTGATTATAAGATTCATTAACAAATGCCATTTGATAATGTTCTAAATTATTTATTTTTAAAGGTTCCAAAGGGCCTCCAACTGGACCTCCGATATTTCCATAGAAATTTAATATGCGTTCGACATCTTCTTTTTTAATAAGTTTATTTACTGGGTTATTCATGATAATAATTGTTATTGTAACTATTATGAATTTTAAATTAAATTCATTTTTTCCTTATAATCATTGTATAAATTAATATTTTTAGATATATAAATACATATAGGTATTTTATACTTTTTAATATGTTTCTTTAATAAAGTCTCCCATTCAATTGTATTGTTAAATATGTCTTCTTGAAAAATTCTTATAATTGAATATCCATGTTTTAATGCTAAATTCATTTTAAAAATATCTCTTTCTTGTGTATATTCTGGTGATGTCCAATTACTTACTTGAATAAAGTGTTGTCTACCATCAATTTCTAATAAAATTTTTTCATTATCTAATAAAAAATCAAACGGAAGATAATTTTTATTTTTACACCATTCAAATTTAGCCTGTGATATAATATTTGTATAATTTTTTTCTAAAAATTCATTAACAAAATTTTCAGTTTTATGTTTGCAATTATTACATCTCCTATTACAATTCTTAAAATGACTAAATCTAATTTTACTGATATTTCCACATATACATTTATATTTCATAGGAGTCTGACTATTTATATATTCTACTTCTAATAATTCACAATTTTGTTCTTGAAAATATTTTTTAACATCTTCGTATGAAGATTTTTCATTACCACCACATCGTGAACATCTATGTCCTTTTTTAAATGCTGCATATGATATTTCAGAAATATTACCACAATCACATTTATATTTCATTAAAGATTCATTATTACTATATTCAGTTTCCAGCAATTTACAATTTCGTTCTTGAAAATAATTTTTAACATCTTCAAAATTTAATCTTACACCACCCTTACAATCAGCACAACGTCTCCCTTTTTTAAGATTATTGTATGATATTTGGCTAATATTTCCACATTCACACTTGTATTTCATAACATAATGAGCATTATTATATTCTGTGGAAAGTAATTCACAATTTTGTTGTTTAAAAAAATCTTTAACATTGTCATATGTTAATGCTTTCATTAATTATAATCTTTTATAATTAAATTCAATTTTTATATCTATTTAAGCCTTCTTAGAGGCTAGGAAGTGATGGTTGAGGTAGCGTTGGAGTTTAAGATAGGTATAAAAGCTACGATCACCATCTACAGTAGGTTCACCAAATAGTTTTTTAAGAGCAGCGTCAGGAAGAATTTCACGACGAGCGCTTGGGTTTTGTAGGTTGTGCTCTTTAATATATTTACTAATATGGCTAGTAATATCAGTTCTAGATACTGGAGTTCCAGATTTTACAACTACACGTGGCCAATTGTTATATTCTTCATCAGAAGTAGGGGAATAACTAGGGTCTTTCATGGTAGCTTTGGTTTTAGTAAGGAATGAGTACATTTCTTTGCTGACAACTAGGGGTTCAGCAAAACCAGTTGAACGACGGGGTTTAGTATAATCACGAGGGGCTTTTACTTTTTTTTGACGACGAGTAGCTTCTTTTAAAAGAACAGCGTGTTCACGTTGAAGTCTTTTAAGTTCTTGAGTGTATTCTTTGAGACTTGCAACTTGTGATTGTACTCCTCGAATAACAGAACTGAGACGTTCAGAAAAACTACCTTGTACGGTTTCTTGAACAGTTTCTTGTACGGTTTCTTGTACTTGTTCTTGGACAGTTTCTTGTACGGTTTCTTGAACTTTTTTGGAAGATTTGCGAGATACTTGAGTGGACATTTAATAATATTTATATATTATTAAATTATTTTTTTTTTTAATTTTAGACGCACTACTTTTACGATTTATACGGAGTTCTATCAAATCTAAATCTTCTATAAACACTATTCCAATCGCAATTATTACCACTACTTCCTGAGTCCAGACATTGTCCTTTATCGGACGCGTTAATTTGCCATTTATAAGCATTTCCTACAACATTACCCACATCCTCAGCCCACAGATTTCCATCTTGTTGTACGACGAATTTTTGTTTACCATTATAATAAACTCTAAAATGACCATCACTTGTGTTAATAGACCATCCATTTGGTAATAAAACTTGTGCATCTGTAGAAATTTGACCATGTACATTTAATTTATCCCATACATCTACATTTCTAATGTTTTTATCACCTGCAGATCTATTTCCCACTAACATTAATGTTTTAAAGCCACCAGTTTCATTTATTATTTGAGAATTATTAGTATTTCCATTAAATCCATCGTCATAAGTATTTGCAACCCTTAGATTAGTAGGAATTTCTACTGGTCCTTGTGGGCCAGTCTGACCCACTGACCCAGAAAGTCCGGTTAGTCCGGTTGGTCCGACTGGTCCTACAGGACCTAATGGACCGACGGGTCCTATTGGCCCTTGGGGACCAACTGCTCCAGGTATACCTTCATATCCTCTTGGTCCAATTGGCCCTTGAGGACCTACTGGACCGGCTACATCTGTAAAATTTTCACGATTATCCATATAATATATAATTATAACACTTAGAATTAATGTTATTACAATATAAGACGACTGCATTTATAATATTAATAAATATTTTAATTTTAATTAAATTAAATTAAATTAAAAATAAAAAGTACAGTTTTACATATTCATTATTAAAATTGAAATTGAACTTATAATTATTAATACCAATAACACTATGCCACCTATTATATAATTAGTGTTATTAAATATATTTTCATATTGTTGTAGTTGAACTGGCTGATCTTCTTGTTGATATTGTGGTTGAACTTGTTGAACTTGTTGAACTTGTTGAACTTGTTGAACTTGTTGAACTTGTTGAACTTGTTGTTGAACTGGCTGAGCTTGTTGAGCTTGTTGAACTGGTTGTTGTAGAGCTAGTTGAACTGGTTGAACTGGCCGAGCTTGTTGAACTGGTTGAGCTTGTTGAGCTTGTTGAACTGGTTGTGCTTGTTGAACTGGCTGAGCTTGTTGAGCTTGTTGAGCTTGTTGAGCTTGTTGAGCTTGTTGAGCTTGAGCTTGAGCTTGAGCTTGAGCTTGAGCTTGAGCTTTTGAATATGTATATGACTGATTCATTTCATTTATATAATTTTTAACACTTTGATCAAAGCTAGACTTTGTATTAGCAAATTCTCTATCGTCAGTCGCTTTATTAGTTTCACGCATAAAAATATTATTATTATAAATATCAATACCAGTTTGTATAGATGCATTATATGCTTTATCATCCATCTTAGCTTTATTAACATTATATTCGTCTCTTTTATCAGATATTAATTTTAATGCTTTAGCGGTGGTTTCAGCTGCAGCTTCTGCAGCATTAAGTTCTGCTTGTTTACTTGATGCACAATTATTTTGTTGGTTAATATAAGTTTCATCTACCTGACTACCTACTATATTCAGTGTATTTGCACAGCATGATAAGCTAACAGGAGTCATATTTTGCTGAGGTTGTTCAGGTCTACCTTCTGAAAATTTTGGAGCATTATAATCATCGGGGCGAGTCCCATTATTTTTTATATTTCTAGATAAAGCTTCAGTAGAAGCTTGTCCATCAGTCCTTTTACATTGATTTTCATATTCATTGCATACATTTCTACCAGAATAACCATAATCGTGATATTGAGATGTTTGCCATCCACCTGGACATCCAGGTGCATTATGACACCCTCTTCCTGCCCATATTTCTTCATCTAATAAATTATTTTTAATAACTTTCCCTTTATTATCCCATGCGGCTTGTTCATTTTGTCTAGTTGTATTATTAGAATTCCATGTACTATTAGCGGCTGTTTGTCTACTTTGCCATTCTGTTAATGATGTATTATAATTAGTAATTAATACTTGATTAGATTTTTGTTGAGCCATCATTTGTTCAACACCATTTTGACATGCTTTTAAAGCATTTTTTGCAATTTCAACTGACGACATTAATATTAATAATAATAAATAAATAAAATTTTTTTTATTTATTTATTATTATTATAAATGCACGATAATACTATTTTAATTATAATAGCTTTAGTAGCTGTATATTTTTTCTTCTTTTATAAAAAAGAAACTATGACAAACATTTCATCAGAACAACAAAAAATTGTTGATCAAATATACAATAGTATAGTGAACAATCCAGATATTACATTTGTTGATTATATTAATTTATTATCAAGTCTTAAAAATACAAATTTAAATATTATTGATAATGAAGTATTTGTAACATTTAAATTGTTACAAAAGAAAAAAATGTTTTCAAAAGATGACATTATATCTGCAATGAAATTATAAATACAAATTATAAATACAAATTATAAATACAAATTAACAAATTAATTAAATAAACTTTAAAAAAAATTTTATTTAAAAAAAAAGTAAACTTATTTGAGTGAGTTTACTGTACTTGAAGCTGTATTAGAAAGACTTTTAACAGCTTCTGGATTTTTCATCATAAAAAATGATATAATTATTAAAACTATAGAGCAACCTACAATACCAAATATAATAGGATAAGTAAATGCCGATATAAAAGCACTAGCCCCTTCGCCAATACCCTTTGCACCAGTTGCAACTCCAGTACCAACGCCTTGTGCAGCTGTACTAACACCAGCGCCTACTCCAGTTGCAGCTGTACTAACACCTGCGCCTACTCCAGTTGCAGCTATGCCAACTCCAGCTCCAAGACCAGTTGCAGCTGTACCAACACCAGTACCAAGTCCAGTTGCAACTGTACCAACTCCTTCACCTGCTGATTTTAATACATCACCGCCTTGCGTTTTAGTTGTATTCTCATCTTTTTTTTGCGTATCGCTTAATGATGCAACTGTAACAAGAGTATCATCTGAATGTTCTGATAAACATTCTAAAAAGGCTTTATTAGTTTGATCTATTGTACTATCCTCTACTTCAGAACCAACAATATTAAGCATATTAGCTTGTGTTAAACCTAATATACATCTTTTTGTAATATCATTAAATTTAGAATTATTAATTTTAGTACTATTATCTGTAAAATTTTGTACAATAGTTTTATTAGCAGCTGGCGCGCCTGCTAATGCACCAGTTGTTGATACATTATTTTTAATTTCATCTAATAATTTATTTGTTACATCAGTTGAAATATTATTTTTTAAAATAGATCGCATAACGCACATTGACTTTATAGCATTATCTTGAGAAGCTGTTAATTTTTTAACCTTACTTCCAATTATATTAATTGTATTACTTTGTGACATTGCAACGTTACAATCTTGATTTATTTTATTTCTTATTGAATTATCAATTTCTGTATTATTACTTGTAATATTTTTCATCTCTGTTGACGTTTCTGATTTACAATCACCCTGACCTAAAATACATACACCCATTTTATTAATATATACAAATAAAATAATAAAATAATAATAAATAATAAATTAACAAATAATAGTATCAGGATCATCAGAATCAGTTGTACATATAGTATTATATTTGAAGTTGGATGTTTTAATTTTATTTAATAATCCTAAATACATTGTGTATTCAAGAACAGTTACAGACGATTCATTATTAATTTTTGCATTAATCATATTATAATAATCATTTAATACATTATTAGGTAAAATAGGGAATAATGATGATTCTAATATTTTTACAACAGTATGTATTAATAAACCAGGAAAAAATATACACATACTATTATATGGTTCTTCTGATTTTGATCTTATTTCTTTAGAAACATTTATGCATTTATCAGGTATAGTATTTTCTGTATTAAATTTATTTTCATAATTATTAAAAAATTTTAATAAATCATCTAATGTGCTAATAATAATTTCACCAGTAGCAATTGATACCAGTCCTTGATTCATAAATGAAAGTGATCCCATTATATAATAATCTTTAAATTGTTTATCATTTGTATCTATCTCAATAGAACTGCTGATTTTAAATAATGGCCCACTTGTTAAAGTAATCATTTTTTTACTTACTGGATTTATACATGTATATTTTTCACCATCGTTTACTTTACATTTTAATGTTGTAGGGTTTTTTATTTCCTGAGTTGTAGGTCTAGCACTTAATTTTATATATTCATATTTTTGTGATTTTGATGCGTTTTCTAATAATGTACTTGTAAGTTGATTTGACATAAATGTAGATGTAGATGTCGGAGCTGGTGTAATTGGAGCTAATGCAATTGGTGTCGGAGTTGGAGCTGGAGCTGGTGCTGGTGTAATTGGAGCTGGTGCTGGTGCTGGTGCTGGTGCTGGTGCTGGTGCTGGTACTGGCGTTAGTACTGGTGTTGGTACACTTGTAATTGTATAATAATAATACATAGTTAATAACACTAATATTAATATTAATAGTAATATTGATAATGATATTATAATTACAATATGTTCCATTATACTATTACAATAAAAAAAATTATTTTTTTTTTTTTATTTTAAATTTTAGATGCACTTAATTTTACTTAATTTTTATAATAAAAATTCCAGTCTTTGTTATCTTGTCTACCATTTAATGCATTTTTTCTACAACAAATTCCTTCTTTCGTATTATAATTATATCCTTTACAATTTGCATCTCCACTACATTGTTGTTGACATATAAATTGATCAACTTTTCCACAATTTATATCGCTTCCAGGATAATCTTGGAAAGGCATAAATGTATAAGCATTTGTAGGTAATCCAACAACATTTTCTTTGCTTATAAATCCAGTGTCACCCCCAGATGCAAGCATGGCATTTTTAGACCAACCCATACCCATATAATGAATTCTACCTTTACCACCTCTAATACGAATCATTTTGAAACGATCTGGTCTTATAATAGGGACAATTGACATACCATCATGGAGACCATTTACTTGTCCATTGCGCACATTTTGATATGCATTGACACGTTTAATAAATACTTGTTGACCGTCCGCCAAAACACCCCATATATCGAAATATCTACAATTATTCCAAGGAAGATGATGTAAAAATCCAGATAACATATCGGCAGGTACATCAATATCAGCTGTACGATCAGTTGTATCTGCATCATTTTCTTTATCTGTAAATGCATAACCAGTTCTACCTTGACCTCTAACTACAGGATCCCATGCGGCATCTCCTGCTACATTCCATCCGGTCGAAAATTTAGCAACATTTCCATTTGAAAATGCGTCAAAATCAGTGGATGACACTGCTTTACCACGTACAGTTAAAGCTCCCCCAATATTAACATCACCGGCTTTATTTATAGTAGTTTGTTTATTCCAATCCCAATCTTTACCATTTGATCCAGGTGCAATAAATAATGTATTACGGGGGTCATTGGGTGCATGTATTATCCAAGTATTTAATTGGTTATTCCCTAAAATTTGTGCATCAGGCTGTATTTTGTAATATCCACCAGCTGTCATATCTGGACCAGCAGCACCAGCAGGACCGATAGGTCCAATAGGTCCAATAGGTCCAATAGACCCAACAGCGCCTTGTAGACCATCTTTACCGGCAGGTCCAGTTAATCCAATAGGTCCAGTTAATCCAGTAGGTCCTTGGGCTCCTGTAAATGGTTTACCGCCAACAGTTAAAACTCCATCTATATTAGTATTACCAAATACTCTTAACCCACCTTTTGCATTAATATTTACACCTCCAGTAAAATCATTTGCATAATTAACTGTTAAACTACTTCCACCGTCTCTAACTAATGCTCTTGCTGGACCAACTGGACCGCGGTCAGGTGCTACCCCACTACCTAATACAAAATCAACATTATTAGCGTAATTACCTGCTGGACCAGCTAATCCTTGTGGTCCCATAGGCCCTACAGATCCAGGTATACCATCTTTACCTGCTGGCCCAGTTAATCCTTGTGGTCCAATAGATCCATTTAATCCATTTTTGCCGTCTAATCCATTTCTACCTGCTGGACCCATAGGACCCATAGACCCAGATGAACCAGTAGGTCCCATAGGACCCATTGGGCCTTGAGGACCAGTATCACCCTTAAGAGCAGCTTTTTCCGCTGCAGCTTTTTGTTCAGCAGCTGCTATTTCATCTTTTTGAGCTTGTGTTTGACCTCGACCAGCAGATACTAAATGTTCTGTAAAATGGTCTCGCTGCCCACTTTTAGTAACAATAAAAAATATTAAAAATATAATTATAGCATACAACCCGTAATTTAAATAATCTTGATTCATTTTATACAATTAATAAATAAATAAATTTTTTATATAAAATTTTTTTTATTTATATATATTATAAAAAAAAAAATGGATAATCTAGATCTTGTAATAAAAATCGTTCTCATCGTCGCCGCCCTAAATTGGGGTCTTGTTGCTTACAATGGCACAGATTTAGTCAAAGTAGCATTAGATGCAGCAAAAGTTCCTCAACATGAAAGATATGTTAAACTTGCTATTGGCGCAGTAGCTGTATTTGCTGCTTACCAATTATCACAAAAATTAAGCGCTCCAGCTTATCCTAGATACTAAACACTAAACACACTAACTTTTATCTGTTAATTTTTAAGAATTATATCTTAAAAATTTTTAATTAACACTTTAAAATAGTCTTTCATTATTATAGTAATAATATGATATTAAAAGTAAAATTAAACCTATAATTTGTTGTATATTTTCTTCTATATTCAGTTTTAAAAATTGTAATTTTGTATTTAATAAGAAAAATAATCCAGGTACCACTAATAAACTCATTTAAATAACGCAATATTTTAAATTAAATTATTATATTAATTAAATTGTCAATAATAGAATCATCAAAATGAGAAAAGAATACTTTAGATTGCCACAGATATTCTTTATCAATTATATCAATAATTAATTTATTAGAAAAACATCCAAGTTTAGATAGAATATTTATTAATTCAAGTTGATTGAATTCGCATTCAATATTTGTAAATGATTCTTTTGGTAATACTAATGAAAGTTGTTTTATAACATTCATAGGTTTGTCTGGATTAGATAAAAATGTAGAAGTAATTTCATTTTTAAGATGTCTATTTAAATATTCAAATAAATCTTCAAACATTGGAGATATATGATACATATAATACCATGACCAATTATTATGAGTATGTCCAGTATAATATTCTAATACCCAATGAATTCCTTCAATATAATTAAAACATGCGGTGTCAATATCCTTTATACCATAATACATATAATAATTTTGTTTTGTTGTTACTGTATTTACATTTCGTAATTGAATGTCATTATAAAAATACAATTGAGATGAGTCAGATTCCTCATAAAATTTATTATTTTGTTCATTAATTTGATCTAATGTAACTCCCTTGATTGGAAATTTAGTTATTTTTTTTTTATCAGAAAAGTAATAACTTTCATAAAATCGTAATTGATAAAATATATCTTTTAAAAACTGTAAATTTATTTGTTTACGAGGTCCCTCTTGTATTAAATTTTTACCTTTATATGCTTTAATATATGCTTTTGTAATAATATCAACGCCGTGTTCTTTAATATTTAGACACAATTGTTTATCTAAAAAGTCATTACCAAGTAAGAATGACAACACAGTGTAATCTTGAATTAACAAGTCTTTACTTGTAGTGATTACTTTATTTTCTGATCTAGCCAAATTTAAAATATCTGTATAAATATAATTTTTTAGATTTGAAATATTTACAAAATCAAGTTCGTCCGCATTTAATGATGTATCTCTTATTAAAATAATATTTGAATAGTATTTATTAAGCATACTAATAAATAGTAAATCTCCATCTAAACCGTAAATAAGAACTTTTTCATGACTTTTTAATGGAAATTCGAGATTATTTAAAATATACATCATTTTATGTTCGCCTTCACCTGGTACATTTGAACCAGAAATAAAAACATCAGGTAATGACAATTTTAATGCATTTTCTAATTTTTTCATAAATAATGTACCTGGTGTAATTTTATTTGAATCCCATAATAAACTACGACCATTTTCTATACATTTTAAAAAATGAGATTTATATCTTCGGTCTCTTTGTTGCACAATTTTAGCTTTTGGAGCTACACCATCTATAACAATCCATGTAAATTCAGGTTGTATTATATTTATTAATAATCTAGTATAATTAATACAGTTTTCAATAATAGCTTGTTCAATTGAATCTGTGTTTGATGGGTCTTTTAATGTAGATAATATTTGTTGAGCGCAAGGGTGAATTAAACTGTTGTAATCAAAAAATAAATATTTGATATTTTTATTTGCAAGTTCTTGCAAATGAATCATCAACTCATTTTCTTTTTTAAATTTTCGATAATAATTTCCGAATAAGAAAGGTACTCCGCCACCTGTTTGTGAATCACATATATCAATTGTATCTCCGTCAATCATATCTAAATCTTTTGGTGATAAATTATTACTAATCCTTTGGCCATCATAAAAAAATCGTTTACTATTATCATAATTTTTTAAAATTGTATTTAAACAATCATTACTATTTACTGTGTAATTATATAATTTATTATTATATTGTATATTTAGTTTAATTGTATCCATTGAAATATAAACATTTTATTTATATTTCAATTTTATTTAAATTAGCATATTCTTTATATAATTCAATTGCTTTATTGTTATATGCAATAGCAGCATCAATTTCTTTATCAAATGTACCTAATTGAATTTGTCGAGAGTTATAATTAATATATGCTATCCACTTTTGTTTTTTATTTAATGATACACCTATATATTTACTTGAACAATTATTTTTTTTAATTTTATTATGAGCATTTACTGCATGTGATACAATTCTTAGATTACATAATCTATTATCATGTCTATTATTATTAATATGATCAACAATACTATTTTTATCTGGATTTAATAAATATCTATGCATTAATATAGGTATTTTATTAATATTTGTTTGTATATATCCACTTTTCTCAATACGCCATTTTATTTTTGATAATTCATGCCATTTTTCATCATCAATTATACATTCTTTATTACTTATTTTTATAATAGCAAATCCATCATTATTTCTTGTAATTGTATCATCATCTTTTATATTTTTAAAATTTATTTTAATTATCTTTAATTGATTTTCTGCTTCATTAATTGTGTTTACCAATTTAGATGTATATGTAATTTTATTGTACATAATACTAGCAATAAATTTACCATGCTTATTATAAATATTTTTAGGTAAATTAGTATCACGATTTTTTTTAAATACTAAAGTATTTTTATCTAAATTTTTAATATCTAAATAATTTATTAAATTATTTGTTTTAGCAATACCATTTGTATCTAATAAAGCATACATGTCATATTGTTTACCTGCTAAATCTTCGTTATCAAAATAGCCTAAACAAATATTACAATACTGTACTTTCCATTTATTTTTTTCAAAAGATACACCAGTATATTTACTTGATTTATTTTTACTTTTAATACGATTTTGATTATTTTGAGAGCGTGTCAGAAATCTTAAATTATCTCTTCTATTATCAAGACTATTACCATTTATATGATCAATTATCATAGTTTCTTGTTTTCCTAATAAAAATGCATGCATAGTAATATAAACTCCATTTATTTTACTTTTTACATATTTTTTTTCATTCCCTGTACTTTTAGTAATTTGTACTCTCCGATTCCATCTATATTTGTTTAAATTATTATAATCTTGTTCTGATACAATAGCATAATCTACTATTTCTTTTTTTATATTTCGTAGTGGTATTTTATATTCCAGTTTTATATATACATTTATAATTTTAATTCAATTTCTTTCTACTAATATATGTATTAATAAAATAATTATTTTATCAAATTATGTATTCTTCATATTTTAAAGTTATATTTTTATTATAATCAAATATATATCCATTTTGAGCTAATAATTGTTTATAAAATGCAATTTGCGAATTCAAAATAATTTTAGCATCTTCATCAAGGTACTCACTTGTATTTTCGTCTGTATCTGTATCTGCGTCTACGTCTGCAGATATGTCTTCATCTATATCAGCGTCAATATGAGTTTCATTATCGTCTGGATTTACTTCAACATCAATGTCAATATCAGCGTCTACGTCAATGTCAATGTCAATGTCAATGTCAGCGTCTACGTCAATGTCACCACCTTCGTTACAGTCTTCATCATTATGTGAAATGTCATTACCACCGCCACCATCACCATCACCACCACCATCACCACCACCACCATCACCACCACCATCACCACCACCATCACCACCACCACCATCACCATTATCATTTTCATCGTAACCTGCATCATCATTATTACGTTTAGTGGTAGTAGTAGTATGTTTACTTAATATTCTTGTTTTTTGATATATTCTATAATAAACAGTATCTTTTTTATATTTACGTTGCATTTCATATTCTTTTATAAGAATATCTGGATCGATATATTCAGTTCTTTTATTAATCCAATTAATAACTTTTACTTTTTTCTTTATAAATCTAGAATATTTAAATTCATTTAATGTAGTTACAAGTTTGTTTAAATAAGTTTGTTTTTTAATTAGAAAAGTTTGGTTTAATTTTGATTCTATTAAATTTTTATAATATGTTAAATGCATATTTCTTTGTTTATCTAATTTTAATAATGTATCTCTATTCGTTTCAATTAAATTTATACATTGTAATACTTTTTGTAAAAGTGTAATATCAATTGCATCTAAATTAAAAAAGTATCCATTATTATTTTTAGTAAATTCTATAGAACTTTTTTGAAGGATATTTAAAATATGTATTTTTTCATTATTGCATAAATTTTTTATTTTAACTATAATATTTTTTATAATATTAGATTTATTTTGTCTATCTATTTCTTCCATTTAATATAGTCTTCAATTATTACAACTAAATTCATTTTATTTATAAAATTAACAAAATTATTTAAACATAAAAATAAATATATATTATTAAATGTCTTATACATCAGATCAAGCTATATCAATAATAGGTTTTGTACTGTTTGCAATATCAGAGTTACTACCATTTTTAAACATTCCTTCAAATGGATTTTTACACATACTTTCACTTGGATTTACTAATGCATTTAATACTCCACAAAAAGATATTCAATTTGCTCAAGATTTAATTCAACATAAAAGTGACTATGCAAATATAGTAAACAATATAAATATAAATCCCAAATTATATGATATAATTAATAAAATATCAACAGATCCTACATTAATGAATAATATTACAACACTTCTAAATAACCCTCAATTATTAAATAATGTAGTTGCATTACAAAATGTAAATGATTTGAATATATCACAAGAATCAATTGATGCTATAAAACCATTAATGATACGTATAGACAAATAAAAGTGCGCGTAAAGATTTTATATTTATTTTAAATACATATAAAAATGCTCCCAGAACAAAATTACGGCACAGGAAATATAAATGATACAAATGTAGATTTAGTTAGACAGCAAGCATTTCAAATGTTAAATTATGTAAAAAGTGACCCAGTTGCAGCTGCTTTAACCAATACACAAGAAAGATATAGTTTATTATACAAAACATCAAAAACTTTATTTAATATGATATTAAAAGAAGCAACAGCACTCTCATTTAATGAATCTGAATTTACTACTAAATTAGATAATATGTTAAATCTTATTAAAAAAATACAAACGGCCGAAGTATCACAATATGATGCTTCAGGTCATATTGGAAAAATTTTAGCATCTGAATATATAGATGTAATTAAAAAGTAATAAGCCTTTTAAGAAAAGGCCTACCCAAAACAAGTTTTACTAAAATTTTTAATATGATTTTTTCAAATTAAAAATTACATTCGTTTTTGATAAAACTTTTTTTTAAACAGTTTATATAAGAATGAACAGTGAACAAAAGGTATTTTTACAAAATTTTAATTTAAAGGAAACAAAATTAGGTCATAATAAATATCAATATAAAATTGATGATTTAAATAATATTATTGTAGATTTAAAAAACACAATTCAAGAAAAAATAACTGAAATTAAAGTATTAAAGTCAAATTTGCAAAATATTTCGTCTCAAGTACAACTTGTACAATCAGATTCAAATATAAAAAATAGTCTAGTGGAAACTCAAAATACAAGTATTAAAGAATTAAATGGAGTTATCACGGGCTTACAGCTTGAAATTAATATTGTAAAAAATGAACGAGATAAAGTGTTAATTGAAAAGGAAACCAGTCTAAATGAATCTAATTTAACTATAGTAACATTACAAAATGACATTGTTACTCATTTAACTATATTAAATGAATTAATTACGCAAAATGAAAGTTTATTAAAAGTAATAACTAATTTATCATCTGAAAATGATAATTTAAAAATTCAACTTAAAAATAAAACTGATGAATGTAATTTATATAATGGTAATGGTAATGGTGAACCTGTTGTACCTGTTGTACCTGAACCTATTGTATCTAAACCTGAACCTGCAGTTACAGTAGATATACCACAAACACGAGTAAGAGGTAGAAATAGAAGATAATTTATTTTTTAAATATAATATTTTTTTCTTCGTCCCTTTCATTTGTATCTACATCTGAATTATAATATTCATTTTCAAATTGTTTAGATGATATATATTTTAGGCTACTATCACTACGTGCATCAGAATCTAATTTTTCTATAATTGGAGGTTGTAATTGATCAGTTGAATGTGTATCAGATTTTTCAAACGAATAATAAAATGGCGAATCTATATTTTTTTCTTTGCCTAAATATTTATTAATATTTATATATTTATTTAATACAAATAAAACTGTATCATCTATTGATAATGTATTTGTGTCACTTTTAGGGTTTTCATAATAATATTTTCCAACTCTTTTCATAATACGAAACCATACATTTTCAAGTGACGGTGGATTAGGAGTGAATGGCGTTTTAATTAATTCTGAAATTATATTAATATAATTTTCAAATATTTTTTGAAGAGTATAACTAACAGTATCTTCATCTTTATTAAATTTTTTAATTATAAACTTTATAAATAACGAATATTCCTTGTGTTTTTTTTTAGTAGACCAACTAGGTATTTTATATAATTCTTTTTGGAAATCTTTTAATTTTGGAAAAATCTCGTGCAAATCATCTATCCATCTACGAGTATATTTAAAAAATATACTTTTAATTAGATCTTCGTACTCCATATATAGTATACCTATATTTTTTTTATTTAAAATAACCGTGATTATTTTAATTAATTACCTTGATTTTTTAATTTTTAGTAAAAATTACTTTGATTTGTTTTAATTAATTTATTAATTAAAAAAATATTATATTTTGTTTATAATAGGGAATGAATTACAAAGATTATTCAGATACAAATTTTAACAAAATGTTGAATAAATATGAATTTAGGCAACAAGATAAAAAAAATTATATGTACCAAGAACCTAGACAATTACTATTGTCTCAATTTATTTCTAAAAATACAATATATGATAATATACTACTATATCATAATTTAGGATCAGGTAAGACTAATTCAGCGATTACTATAGCTGAGGGATTTAAAGAATATGTACTTAATACTGGTAATAAAATAGTAGTTTTAGTAAAAAATGGTAATATAGAACGTAATTTTAAAAAAGAATTAACAGGAAAAGCTACTGAAGCATTTGGTTATCCATATAAACTACATGATACAACAATTGATCCCAAAGAATACAATGAAAGTCAAAGAAATAAGGTTGTTAGAAAAATTAATAAAGTATACTCATTTATTACATATGGATCATTTGTTAATAGAGTACTTGGTATGAAAGAATACATTAAAGACCCTAATACTGGATCAAATACAAAACAAGCTGTTAAAAATGCAGGTATCACTCAACGTAAAGTAGCAGATCAAATTTACAATTTTAATAATACTGTAATTATTATAGATGAAGCTCACAACGTTACAAATAATGATGTGTATATTGCATTAGAAAAAATTTTAAGTAGATCTTACAATTATCGTTTAGTACTTTTAACTGCAACTCCTATGTATGATAATCCTAAGGAAATAGTTGAAATATCAAATTTATTAAATATGAATCATCCAGATAATTTATTACCAATCAGAAATGATCTATTTAAGGGTGATTCTCCTATAATGATAAAAATTGATAGTGGTACCGCACAAGGTAATTTAAAATTAAAAGGCGGTAATATTAAAATTACAGAATATGGTAAACAAGCTCTTATAAAAGCAATGAAAGGTAAAGTTAGTTATCTTGAATCTAATAAAGATACATTTCCTGATAAATTAGAAGTAGGCATTCCATTAACTAAAAATACAGGATCCACATTTATTTTACCATGCGATATGTCAGATTATCAATTTACTATTTATAAAAAAGCATTGGCATTAGATCTTAATATAGATTATAATAATGTAGAAAGATTAGATACAATTGTAGAAATGATAGAATCACAGGATAATACAAATGAAAATTCTAGTGTATCTAAAAGTAGTTCATTATATAAAAATAGTAGCGATGCTTCAACATTTGTATATCCAAATGGATTATTTGGTAAAGATGGATTTTTAGAATGTTTTAAAAGAGAAAAAGGTCATTTTGTATTAAAATCAGAATACTCTAATTTATTAACAACCGATTTACAGTTGTATTCTCAAAAATTACATAATTTAATAAACAATATAAAAAATAGCGACGGTATTTCATTTATATATTCTAATTATGTTAATTATGGTGGTACTAGTCTTCTTAAACAATTACTTTTAGAAAATGGATATCGCGAATACAGTACTTCAAGTACAGAACAAGACAATTATCGTACATTTATTATGTACGACGATACTACCACTGCTGAAAGAAGAGAGTATCGCTTAAATAAAATAAATTCTCCGAATAATCATGATGGTAAATATATTAAAATTATTATAGGATCACCTATTATATCAGAGGGAATCACATTAAAAAATGTAAGACATGTACATATATTAGAACCAGCTTGGAATATGAGTAGAATTAATCAAATTATAGGTAGAGCTATAAGAAATGGATCTCATAATGATCAACCACCTTCTAAAAAAAATGTAAGTGTACATAAATATTGTAGTGTATCAAAAACACATACCGAAACTCCATTTATAGATGTTCAAAAATATATATTATCAGAAGAGAAAGATCGATCTAATAAACAAGTAGAACGATTACTTAAAGAAATGGCATTAGATTGTAATATAAATAATACCTCGCGTGAAGGTACGCCAGGTACCCCAGAATGTGATTACATGGATTGTAATTACAAATGTAATATAGTTTCAGGTTCAGCATTAGATAAATCTACTTACAACATGTATATAGAATTTTTTGAAAAATTTGACATAGAATATACTATAAAATTCATAAAAGAATTATTTAAGGTGTATTTTGTATGGAATACATCTGATATAATATCTAAAATACAATTAAAAGAACCAACTATATCAACTGAAACAATATTTACAGCATTAAATTATCTTATTGAAAATAAATCAGTTATTATAGATATATACAATCGTGATGGGTATATTATACAAAAAGCAGATCTAATTATCTTTAATCCATCTGATAAAGATATACAATCAAGTATTTATTCAAAAATATTAGATTTTAAAGAAGATGTAAATAAATATAATATAATAGAATATGCTACTAAATATGGTAAATTTACTAAATTAAAAGAGAAAAAAGAAAAAATTAGTAAAACCAAGCCTATTGATATTAAAGACTCTATTATAGAATTTAATAACAATTTACTTGAAAAACATTCAAAACAAATTTTAGGGACATATAGAGACCGCGGTAGTAAAGATACAGCTAAATATGGACCTATTACAGATAAATTTAGATTAATTGATCTTAGAAAAGCTAAGAATGACGAATCAGAAGATGCTCGTAAAATTATTACAGGTATGGTTATTACTAGTTTTGATAAAACAAAATTATCTGAAATTTGTAAATATCTAAAGATTGATAATAAAAAAATTAATGAATATCTACATTTAAATGCTGAGAAATTTGATAAAAATCAATTAGCAAAAGCTATAGAAACACATTTAACTAAAAAAGGTCTTGTACTAAAATAGCCTTTTGAAAAAGGCTTACCCAAAACGGGTTCCACCAAAATAAAATAAATAGTTCCAGTTTTGACACTTAATTTTTAATTAAAAATCTTCACTTTTTCAAAAGTATAAAGATTTCCATATTTTTTCAGATAAACTAGGTCCTAATTTTCTATTTGTACTTACCTGGATGTCTTTTAAAAGGTTACTACATTCTTTTTCTGTTTGTAATGAATTGTATGCATTTATTAATTCAGACATTGATTTATATTTTTCACTTATTTTACTTGCTATAATAAATGAAACTCTTGGTACTGCTTGTAATTGATTAATAAATATATTATCATTAATTTTATCTGACTTTTTTACAATTTTTATAGGACCTTCATTACATACTTTTTCAAACTCATTTGATTCAAACTTTTTTGCAAGTTGTAAAATATTATCTACAGTATCTTGTTCATTACTTGTATGCATTACTAAAAAATGATGTTTAAATATTAAATTTTGTATAGCACTATTTATTGTACTTTTTGGTACTCTCTTAGATCCAGATACTTCTTTGTTACCTTCTAGAATATACATTATTTTATTTGCATCTCCAGTTGTTTCAAATAATCTTGTTTTTTGCTCACGGAATCTGCCATCTGATATACTAGCACATAAATCTGAATATGTTTTTCGTTCTATCCATAAAAATGGTATGTCTTCATTATTATAAAAAACGAGGTCTCCTATAATTAAATTACATACCTCTACTTGTGTTTGGGTCTGTGTTTGTGTTTGTAGTAAATCAATAATAGATTTTTCACGGTAGTCAACTTTAATTAACATTTTAATTACATTGCAATTAAAATATTTATATTAGACGACAAAGTGTCTAATTAAAATTCATTCGTTTTTGTTAAAACTTTTTTTTACTTGATTTTAAGTTTAATAAATTAAATTAAAATATTTAAGTTTATTATATGATTTCTATAGAAGAATTCCGTAAAAAATACATTGAAATAGATTTTGATGAACTATTAAGAGAGCAAAATAGTATATATATAAACTCCAATACAAATTATTTAGAATATAAAAACCATTACATTACACTTACTAATAATAATTTTAAAGAATTTAAACAATTAATTGATATGTATAATAATTGTAATAATAATAAAACTACAATTAACTCAAAAAATACATTTAAATATATTTGCCCCCAAAAAAAAGAAATGATAACTACAAAAGTTCATAATATTTTAAAAATTCAAAATGAAAATTTCACCAATTTAATGTCTCATATAAATTTTATTTTAAATATTTAGTAGGAAATTAGTCAATTTCTGTATTCAACATAATAATTAGTTGTTTACTTTTATTTTGAGAAAATTCTAATTTTTGTTTACATTCAAATGATTTTTTCATTTGTTCTTTTACTTTTCGTAATTTATTTTCTAAATCTTTGATTGTAATGTCACAATCATTAATTGTATCTTTAATATTTTTTGTATATTTACTATGAATATACATTAATTCAGTTGTATCAATAGTGTAATTACAAGTAATACATTTGCGATCTTTGAAAAATGCATTATCTAATACCATATAATTTTTTGAATCATCATGATCAATTTCAGCTAAACATTTTATATGAAATGAATGCTTGCATTCTAATACAATTAATTGTGTGTCATTTGTATTATCGCATAAACTACAACAAGGGGTTTTTACCTCTGCGCGTCTAATGCTATTTTGCCGATTGATAGTAGTAACAACTTCTTCAGATTCTTCACTAACTGTATCTTCTGTATCTTTAAACAACACTTGTTTTTTATTTTTCTCATTCCATAATGAGACATTATTCTTTACTAGACCTTGCCAATTCGGCGATGAGCTTTGACTTGTTTCGTCGTCGGGGGTCGAGACTTGTTCGCTGGCGCGACCCGCGTCAGTGAAAACCCCCTCAGAGACTTTAAATGGGAAATTATCCTTAGATTCATATTCTTCAGTTGTAGGTAACATTTTAGTATTTCTATGTGATTTTTTAAACATATTTTTAAATTTCATTTTATTTAAAAATAAGTATTTTGTTTTAAATTCATTTTATGTTGTAGCTCAAAGTATAGAACTCGATAAAGCCAAGCCGCAGTAATTTACTGGAGTTTTTGAGTAATCTGTATATACATATAAATTACTATCTATAGCTTCTAGTACTAAAAATCTAAAAATACGTTTAAATTCAGGTCCATGTCCTTGTATAGCTTCTCCTTCTTGTGTATAATTACATACATGCGCTAATTCATGAAGTACAACATACATTAATAGATTTATATCATAAATCTTTTCTTGTGTATCACGTGTTCTTAAACAAATTCTCATTTCATTTTTATCAATTGTATAAGTTGTAAATTTAGGATCTACTTCTGCTTCAGATATCATATATGGATTATAATTTTCCTTTAATTTTGAAATAAAGTAATTTTTAGTTGAATCTTGTGAATATTTATTCTCTAATATTTCTATTAATTTAGTAACACGTTGATTAATTTGAGCTAATGCATTAGCCGAATCTTTTAAAAATTCAGGAGTTTTGCGGTGTCCTCTACGCATCATATACATTCTTTTATCAATATCAGATTCTGCATAAACTATTTCTGAATAAGTAAAATACATATTCCATGCAAAAAATAAAAGCAATAAAACACCTAATACTAATAAAATATTAATTTGATCCATCTTATTATAAACTCAATATAAAAGTTTTTTTAAAACAATGTATTTTTAATTAATGTAATTGATTACATTAATTTAAATTAAAACTGATTATTTTTTAGGAGGAGCAGCCGGATTTAATGGAGAACCATTAAAGAGTAAAGCTTCCATGCATGCTGGACAGAATTTACATTGAGTATCTGCAAATGTAGCAAATTTTTCTCTTAGTTCATTTGAACGTGTTTGTAAAAAGTATCTGTAATCATGTTCATCTTTTATATTGTATTGTTTTTGAATAGTATTGTTAATAGAACAACTAGGATTATAGTCGGTAAAGGCACGAGAATCGCTCATAACAAATTTCATTTTTATATATATTATTAACTAAGAAAATAATTTTTTTGATTTAAAATTTTAATTCTTTTAATAAAATCGTTTTTTGTAAATATTAAATCTAGACAATTTTTTAGATTTTAAATTTTAAATTGATCATATTGTGTAGGAATACTTCCAAAAGATTCTCTTTCATTCAACTCTTTTTCCACTCTATCTGTTACATTGTCAACAGGCTCTAATTGTTCAGGCACTTTTTCTTTAGGTACTTTTTCTTCTGGCTCAGGTTCTTGTGGCTGTGAAATTTGATCATCGCCGAAGGTTGGCGATGAACCTCCATTCAAGAATGTATTAAATATATTACTAAATATAGATGACGGCCCTTCTGGATCAGTTTCGGGGAATGTAAAATTACGACTCACCCTGGGGTGAACTCCGCTTGGTAATAAAGTTTGTTTAATAGATACAAGTTCATTGTCTAAAATTTTAAATGTTTTAGAAACATCATCTTTGTAAGATTGAAGATAATTTACTTTAAGTTCTAGCTTACTATTTTCAACTTCTAAATTAAATATGGTTTTTTGTAATATTTGATTACTTTTATATAATATCCAACACACTGCGCAAAGTATAACTAATATAAAGAGAGGAAAATCCATTAATATATAAAAATATATTAAAAAATAAATTTTAACGAGTGTCTTTACATTATTTTAATTCAATGTCTTCTACAACATTTACACAAGCAATTGGGTTACCTATATCATTATAAATTCTTGCATATACTTTATATTGACCATTTGGTATATGATTTACCATAAACTCTTTTTCAATTGAATAAAACCCTTTTTTTAAAGGACATGTTTCATTTATTCTTGGTAATTCTTTACATAAATCAAAATCTGAATTCACTAATGGTATAAATCCTAATTTTACTTTAACATTTACAGTTGCGGCAGTGATATCTTCTTTAAAAATACCAGATATTTTTACTTTCATGGTATTTCCTAAATATATTATTTCAGGTGTAATACTTGATTCAGTTAGTTCAAAAAGATCAGTTGATTTACCACAATTCATAACTAAATTTTCGCATGCAGCCTTTGAAATTGATAAAAGTGTAAAGAGAAGAAAGAGTAAATACATTTTTAAATTACTAGTTGCATTTAAAATTCAATTTCTTTACCACGATCTTGAATATGTATTATATGGTGTAAAATTGTAATTGTTATTGTTGTAATTTCTATTCCAGCTATTTGGTATTTTAAAATAATCAGAACATTGAAATTTAAAATTCATTTTAAGTATATCAGAATATACTTTTTCTAAAACATTTTTTTTAGCAATATCATATGGGCGTATTAATGCTTTACAATGTTCAAAAGTAAACCACCCAATATTTTTAACTTCACCAGTTTGTAATTTATTTGTAATATCAATTTTTGGATGTGGAACTGGATTTTTCATTTTTACTAAATAATATGTATGACGATAACGAACGTCATTTGTACCAGTAAATTCTTCTTGAATTATTGGATAATTATTAATAAATTCATATGATTTTTTAGTATAACAAGTTTCTTCTTTAAATTCTCTTTCAGCGCAAAAAATATTAGATTCTTTCATATTACGTCTGCCTTTAGCAAAACTAAATTCTGAATATGTATATTCTGTATGAGAATTATTAATTAATGTAGGTAAATCTAATTGGGAATATTTTTTTTTAGCTAATTCATATTCATTCTTAAAACAACGACTAGAGTGATTAATCCAAAGATTACCCCAAATAGTATCAAAGTCAAGTGTTTTTAAATTTTCTTTTTCTTCAAAAGTCATTTCATTTAAACATACTTTAATTTTTTTCCATTTTTCAGCTTCATTTGTCGAAGAATATTTCCCTCTAATTAAATCAATATATCCCATTGTATCTTTTCTTTGTATCATTAAAAATTTTATTTTTGGATACACGGGAAGTAGCTTAGACGACGATTTTATTGTAGGTAAAGTATCTGTAATTTTATCAATTTCTTCATTTGTATCACCAATTTCTTCTTCCGGACTATTTACAACTTTAAAAGCAATAATTCCAAAACTTGTAATAGGTTCTTTACAATCTCTAACAATATGACCCTTTATACCACAATTAGCGCAAATAACATTTTTTCTATAATTATCTTCAGCTTCTTCTTTACTTTGTTGTTGTTGTTGTTGTAATTGTAATTGTAATTTTGGACTGTTAGCATCATCAATAAATGCATATACCTTACGATTAAATGTATGAGGAGATTGCACCCCGAGGCTCTCAGAGGAGTCTAAAGCGTCAATAGGCGCTACAGACAGACCAGGTGGATATTTTAGTTGAACTGATGGAATTTTATCAGCCACTTGCGAAGGATTTTGTTCTCCTATTTTATTTTCTTGCAATTTGTCATCTGGTAATTTTTTTTTTGCGTAATCTGAGTATGATAGTCTCTGTATAATTTTATTATTTGTAGTGTCCATATATTAAACATTAACTTTATACAAGTGTGCAATATTTTAATTTTGAATTTTAAACACTTTTTTTTTTAATTAAAGAGTTTAAAAACAAAAATTTTATTCTAATTAATAAATGTTAAATATAAGTATTTGCGCAGGTGTTAAAGAAGCTAATATGGCAATACCATTACAAAAATCTCTTGGGGAAAATATGCCACTTAATGTAGTTGTTGGTAGTAATCATGAATCTTTTTCAAAAATGGTTAATGGAATTTTTCATATGGCTAGTAAAACTAGTGATATTATAATTTTTTGTAGTCATAGAGTTAGACCTAAACCTGACGACGTTACTCGAATAGTAAAATTAATATCAGAAGGATATGGATTAGTTATGTTTAAACGTCTTGCATTTTTTGGATGTAGAAAAGAATTATTTACAAAAGTAGGATTTTTTGATGAAAGATTTATACCAGCAGGATATGAAGATGATGATTTTTTTATTAGATTACAAGAAGCTAATATATCTATTTATGAAGATGCATCAGTAGAATATATTTCTGGAATAAGTACATGGCCACAGGAATTAAAAAAGTACCCTGGAGTTGAATTCAAACAACCAATTACTTATGAATTTTTTATAAAAAAATGGAAACAAGATCACCAAAATCTTGTTATGACTAGGTTATTACCAGAAGCTAGTTTAACATATAATATTGCAAGCGTAAATGAACCCAGATTTAAACCGTGGAATGAATCTGTATTTTTAGAAGGGCAACAAAAATTACATTACGCAATAAAAACAGATACACAAATTAAAAATAAAAAAATACTATTATTTGGTGGATCTGGATCACTTGGAAATAAATTAATTGATATAATGGGTCAAGGTAATGAAATTTCAGTATTTTCACGAGATGAAAATAAACATTGGCATATGAGTCAAAAATACTCTTCAGTTAATTTTATTATAGGAGATATACGAGATAAAGATCGTGTTGAAGAAACCATAAAAATGATAGATCCTCATATAATTATTATAGCAAGTGCTATGAAGCATATAGATCGATGTGAATTTGAAGTTAATGAAGCATTATTAACAAATACAACAGGTGTTTTAAATGTATGTAAAAGTGTTCAAAAAACATTTGATGTATCTAGACGTCTTGAAAATGTTATATTTATTAGTACTGATAAAGCATGTTCACCTACAAATGCATATGGAATGACTAAAAGTTTATCTGAAAGAGTAATGGTTGAGTATTCTCTTAAAATGAACAATACAAAAATTAAATTTACAAATTGTAGATATGGAAATGTTCTTGATTCAAGAGGTTCAATTATACCTAAATTAAAAACAAGTACTGATATAAGTTATTATTTAACTAGTCCTAAAATGACTCGATTTGTAATGACACAAGAACAAGCTGTTGAATTAATCAAATTTTCAATTTTACGAGGTTTGTCAGGTGAAACTGTTATACCAAAATTAAAATCAATGAAAATAATGGATCTTTTTGAAATTTTTTCAGAGAAATATCAAAAAAAAATAGAAATAACAAAAATTAGACCTGGAGAAAAATTACATGAAGAATTATTAAATATTGAAGAAATTAATAGAACTACAGTCCGTGATTCTTATTATATAATAAAACCTAGTTACAGTCAAGGTAAAACAGAGAGCCTTGATTTTGAAAGTAGTTATAGTTCTGATTTAGATCTTATGACAAAAGAATATTTATCAAATTATCTATCAGAATTACAATTACTATAAAGTTGACATCAAAATTGGCCAAAGTTGTACATTTCTTTTATTTGTATTTCAATATCCAATTCAGGAATTGATGGTGTTATGTATTTTGATATTAAACTTTTATTAATTGAGTTTGATCTTACTGGTACTATATTTATATTTAAATTGTATATTTCATTTAACATACAAATTAATTCGTATTTAGAAACTACACTTGGAGAATAAATATGTCTTACCCCATTCCAATATCCATTTGTTGTAATAATATTATCTATAATTTTTGCTAATTGTAAACAAGTAACTCCATTCCAATAATGATTTGTAAATCCATTTACTGTTCCTGATTTATTTGATTTTAACCATTCTAATAAAGATTTATTTATTCTACCATTTGCAGTCTCGCCTATTATACTTGTTCTTATTATTGTAGCATTCTGTAAATTTTCTCCTAATGATTTTGACATACCGTATATACCAGTTTCATCTTTAATAGAATCTTCGTCATACCTTTGAATTTGAGGTGTGTCGTAGGGGGTCAAAACCCCCCCATTAAATACACAATCAGTTGTTATATGAATTAATTTAATATCAAGTTCATGGCAAATAATGTCAAGATATTTAGGAAATATACTATTAATTTTTATATACTTTAAATCGTCTATAATACCAGTTTGTGGTATTAATCCTATACAATTAATTAAAACAACATTTTGTCCGTTTAGTAAATTTTTTATATTACTTTTTAAATCGTCAAACGAATCATTTTCAGCATTGCATTTTATGCATACAATGTTACTTAAATATTTTAATATATAATTACCAAGCATACCAGTGCTACCTAATAAAAAAATTTGGGTTGTCATTAATATATTGTAGATATATATTAATTTTAAATTAAACACGCGTATGTACAACGCATAAAACATAAAATTATTTAAAAGTAATTTTATTTAAAAATGTAATAGACATGAGTATGGATATATATAATAATGTGTATTTTTTTTCAAGCATTTTAAATATAATTTTTGATATATTTGGTATACTTTTTATATTATACAAGTTTACATCATTTTTTTCATATATATATAATTTTATATTATTCTTAGGAAAAATGATGAAGGGGGTATTTTGGATTACAGATCAAATTAAATTATTTTTTACAAAAAAAAATGGGTATACTAATGGTTATACTAATGATTCGATTAATATACGTGAAGCTGATAATCAAACTATTTTTCAGCGAATGCGTAATTGGTATTCAAATGAACCAAAATACATTTCATTACCATTAAATGAATTTCAATATGTATCTAGAGAAAATATACTAGATTCAGACAATTGTGTATCGAATTCTCATGTATCTATAAATATGGAACCTTATGCATCTTCTTGGGCATCTACTCAGTTGCATGTTCCAGACTCTATCCCTGACGGGGGGTTAAATAATATGAGTTCATCTCCGCAACCCTCTCGTCACTGTTACCCGCCTCCACCCCTTCCTGGCGCAGACTTACAAATTAAAGAGAATTCGTCATCAGATTTTTTTCGCTCAAGTTTTATTAAAAAGTGGATGGGTTAATTTAATTCATTGTCAATAGCCTCACATTCGGCATCCCATGGATACGGCATTTCTTTACATGTTTGATACATATAACTTATTCTTTTAGGTTTATGAATAAATAGATTTGAATACTTGCAATTTCTTGTATTTCTAATATTTTGTGTATTATCAACAATTGTAGTTGTAGTGTCTGGATCAGTGTATTTTTGTAATTCTAATTGTTTTATAGCATATGCAAATTTATGGGAATAATAGTCATTTCTAACATTTAATAATTCTATATTTTTATCTAATTCTTTTTGGTCTAATTCTGTTATATTTTTATCAATCTGTTCTTTATTAATTTTAAATTGTTCTTGTTTAAATTTATTAATATTATCTAAATTGGATTTTAACCATTTTATTAAATTATTGATTGAAATTTTTTTGTTAGTTTGGGGGTTAGGTGATTCTAAATTTTTAATATAAATAGTTGGAATCGTAGAAGCTTTTTTAATTGTAATTGTAATTGTAAATAATTTAGAAATATGCCATCCAAATGAGTCGTAATGTTTAAATGTAACTGGACCTATGATGTTTACAATTTCTTTGCAATAATTTTCTAAAATATCTAAAGTTACTTCAGGTACAACTTCAGGTACAACTTCAGGTACAACTTCAGGTACAACTTCAGGTACAACTTCTGGTACAACAACTTTTTTAACAAATTTAATTTTAGGTGGCATTTAAGTAAAGTAGTACTTTATTTAAATTCATTTTATTTTTAACTAAATTGGTAAAATGTCATTTGGAATTCTAAATACAAAGTATTGCCAAATTACAAAGAAATCTAATAAGATAGTTACCACTGAACTAATAATCCATGGAGTATTAGTTCGGATATATTCTGATTCAATAGACCAAAAGAGTAATGACGCTACATAACATGTATTTCCGCAAATTGTAAGGATGTACATTAAAATAGATAAACCTTGAGTAGATTTTCGATTGTAATTTAAAATAATTTGAGGAAATCTTCCGGTAATATATAAAGTCATTGTAATCCATCCAAGTGCGTCGCCAAGTGTTAAATTTACAATGCGATAATAATACAATCCAGCTGCTACAGAAATATTAATACCAAAAAATAATAAACAATACATAAATTTATACCAAATTTCAAATACTTCATATTGTATACCAAATGTATCTTTAACAAATGTGTTAATAGTCCAGGTATCAATGATTGGTGCTAAAGATTTTTTAAATTTATTTTTCGATCCATATTTACTTTTATAATACAATACAAATAATACCATTGCAAGACCCATAAATGTATGATACCAACCTAATATAATTACACTAAGATTTAGATTATTTAAAATAGTTCCAATTAA